AGATTTTTACGTTGTATTTTAATCAAATCTTCCATATGTTACTCCCATTACCAAGAAGACCTGTAGTAATAAAAACCGTCTGGTTTTAAACTGGATAATACTTCTACAGTTTCTTTTAGGTCATTCCAGTAATGTTCGTCAATATCGGTTGAACCAAAGAAAAACCCTTCAGTTGCAGGCAACAAATAATGGTTTTTATTCTGTATAGCTTTTAAACAGGTATCCTTTAATTTCATTAATTGTTCATAACTAACTTCATACTCTTTACAGTCATCAACTCCGCCTTGGACCTGCTCTACAAACCAATTATGAATTTGATTAGCTTTTCTCCAGTATGCCACCTTTTCGGTTATTTCTGAGATTCTCCCCAAGTCAATTTTTTTAGTATCAGCCGCATAATTAGAGTTAAACACGCTTACTTCAACAGTTCCTTTATTGTCAGCTTTTAAAAAATACCTTTTATTTAAGTACATATCTAGTCCCATAAGTTCCTCCTGTAATAAGTTAAAATTAAATCCTTTAATCGATTTTATCGTTATTTTTATCGTAATAAATTTCTTCAGCCCATTGCCAAAAACACTCATCTTTGCTTAATAAAAGTCTTTTATGTTGACTGGAATCTTGTAATTCATCTACGTATACTAAATAGTCATCATAAAGCTCATCATAATTGTCTTTAATCCATTCAAGTGCTTTAGGTTCCATGCTGTTAGTATAAAATTTTTTATACATATTGCCTCCCCACACTTTAATCATAGCAAATGCATTAAAAGGCACAATAACGCAAAGTTTATGCCAAGTAAAATTTATTAAATTTTAATGATTTTAATTACTTATTTGAAGACATTATTTGATCTATATCATCGCCACTAATGGTCTCTTTCTCTAAAAGAGCAGCAGCTATTCCATGAAGAGATTTGATATTATCGTTTAAAAGCTTTTTAGCACGTTCATAATTAGATGTAATCAAGACCCTAACTTCTTGTTCGATAGATTTATATAAGTCATTAGAAAAGTCTTTTTTAGGCATACCAAAATAGCTTTCCTTTTCATTAGAGTAATTGATAGGCCCAAGAGTATCGCTTAAGCCCCATTCACATACCATTTTTCTAGCTAATTCAGAAGCTCTTTCAATATCATTAGAAGCTCCAGTAGTAATTTGACCCATAACAAGTTCTTCAGCAATTCTACCGCCCATAAGGAACGAAATCATGTCTTCAGCGTATTCTTTAGTCATTGAAACCCTGTCTTCTGTAGGAAGAGTTTGAGTAACACCTAAAGCCATACCTCTAGGTACAATTGTTACTTTATGAATAGGATCAATATTTTTAAGAAGCTTACCTACAAGAGCATGACCAGCTTCATGATATGCAGTAGTTTTCTTTTCTAAATCACTCATAACAAGACTTCTTTTTTCTAGACCCATAATAACCTTGTCTATGGCATACTGAAAATCTTCCATTTCTATTACTTTTTTGTTCTTTTTAGCAGCATTTAAAGCAGCTTCATTAACAACGTTTTCAATTTCGGCACCAGAAAATCCAGGTGTTTTTCTAGCTAAAATATTTAAGTTTACATCATCAGATAAAGGATTTTTAGCTGTATGCACTTTAAATATAGCTTCACGACCGTTTAAAGAAGGTAAAGGAACACTGATTTGCCTATCGAATCTACCAGGTCTTAAAAGAGCGGCATCTAAAACGTCAGATCTATTAGTTGCTCCAATAATAATAATTCCGTTATTGCCGTTAAACCCATCCATTTCTACTAAAAGCTGATTAAGAGTTTGTTCTCTTTCATCGTGACCGCCGCTAAAACCAACACCACGTTTTTTACCAATGGTATCAATTTCATCGATAAAAATAATACATGGAGCGCTTTTAGATGCCTGATCAAACAAGTCTCTAACTCTAGACGCGCCTACACCAACAAACATCTCAACAAAATCCGATCCAGATACAAAGAAAAATGGCACGCCAGCTTCTCCAGCTACAGCTTTAGCGAGTAACGTTTTACCAGTTCCAGGAGACCCAGTTAACAGAATACCCCTCGGAATCCTACCACCAAGCTTAGTAAATTTACCTGGATATCTTAAAAACTCCACAACTTCTTCAAGTTCAGCCTTTACTTCTTCCATTCCAGCAACATCATCAAACAAAACAGAATTTCTAGCTCCAACAAAAGATTTAGCTTTGCTTTTTCCAAAACTACTAATAGAACCGCCTCCGCCTCCGCCAATACCGCGCATTACAAAACTTAAAAGAAGCCAAAAAACTAAAAACATTAATCCCATCATTAAAATACTAACTAACATGCTATTACTACTTTGATTTTCATAATTAGGTGTTATTTTATGCTGCTCTAGAATTTCGAATACTCTAGCATTATAGGTATCTCCAAAAGTTTCAAAATAAACATATTGATTGTCTACAGGTTTTTTAAAAACACCAGTTATTGATTGATTTAATTTTATGGTTACTTCAGATACTTGATCTGTCTTTACATATTCAATAAAGTCTTTAAAGTTAATTTTTTTGGTAGTTTCTTTTTTATTTACTGGACTGGTAATTACTAGCAAAGCTACTACAACTAAAGTAAAAAATGCTAGTTTCTTTAAAGAAATTTTCACGGTAACTCCATCAGGGTTGTTTTATTTTTAGGGGTTTTTAACTTTTAAAATTAAAAACCCCATTAGATACGTTACTATGTTACTATTTTATTGATATATAAATCCATATTTTTCTACAAGATCTGCTTTATTTTTATTAAAAAACTCAACCGCAGCTTCCTCACCTCTAATAACCTCGGCTTCTTTGATTAATGGACATTTATTAAATCTAACTCTGACTGAAAATAATCCAAGATCCAATTCTTTAGGTTTTCCAGGACCTCTCAGTGTTTTGTCACATCTTAATGTTACTACTTTATCAGCAAATTTATTTTTAATGGACTCTTCAGGCCCCATCCATAGTTCATTTGCTATCATTCCCAAGTAAGTGTTTAAATCCATACCAGCTCGTTCAGCAACGCCAGCGTTTATTTTCATTAATTGGTCAGCAACCGATTTCACCCTACTAATAAAACTACCAGGAAAATTACCAGTAATTCCACCAATTGTAGCTCTGTGACTCATCATAGTTGATGATGAAATTACATACCTATCACCTAAATTTTGTGAAATAACAAAACCCATACTTGCATTAAACAAGCTTACTGTATGTACAGGTCTAGGTAAACTTTTTGCAACCTCAACAATTTTTAAACCGTCATCAATGCTTCCACCAGGAGTGTCTAGAACTAAATACAAAGGCTCTCCAGCTTTTAGTTCATCGCTTTTTTCAAGTAATTCTTTGCTTACGTTTGTTGCAACAGAACCCATAATAGGCATATTTAAAACAACTGTGTTTTTTTCGGAAAGTGTTAGTATTTCGTTTTTATTTGCAGGGTTTACACCTTTTTCGCTTGCACTAGTGCAGGCGCTTAGCAGTAACATAATTAGTAAGTATCTCATTTACGTATCTCCGTTTTTAAATGTGTTAAAATTACATTTTATAACAGAAACTGTAAAGAATCAACATATTTGTAAAAAAAGTTTTCAGTGAAAAAATAAAATTAGAATCCAACAAAAAAGTTGAATAAGTATTTGAAATTGTTTGCTAATTGAAAAACCATTAATCATAATATTTGAAACCGCAAAGCAAGCTAAACCTAAAATAATTGAAAGCATATTTAAAAGCGGCAGACTGATTGACTGTTTTAATATTAAAACTTTTATTAATTGCCAAACAGAAACTGCCGCAAATATGGTATTTCCAGTCCAAATTAAATTTTCAGGTTTTATCTTCAAGTTAATTACCTGTTAAGACTAGCAATATAATAAATCAAGCCAGATGAAACGCTCATATAAAAAACTAAATAAAATAAAACCTTTATAATGATAGCATTTTCTTGAGATTTTGTAAGACTAGTAGCTTCTGTTTTAAAAGCCTTAGTTTCCAATTTAACAGTTTTATTTTTTTTCTCTTTTGTTTCCAGTTCTTTCATTTGATGAAAATATGACGGATGTGTTAAATCAATATTATACATAATTAATACCCTTTCATTTTTTGTTCAATTAAAGAATCTGCATATCCCATTTCGGCAATTATATCTGAATATAAATTTTGCATTTCATCAATCACTTCTTTAGACGGTTCCTGGTCCCCGCTCAGTAAAAGAGCGTCAACTATCACATATTCTTTTTTTGTTTCATTGTATTTTACTTTAATTTTGTAATCGTTATTATTGTGTTCAATTGTGTAGTACATGTTTACCTCCAATATTAAACGTAAAGCTTTAAAAAAACCAAAACAAATAATGTAAAATATACTAAAAGCAGCATATTTACGTTTTTTTGGTTTTCTTTTCTACTTATTTTTTTATTTTTTGTTTTCATAGTTTTATTTCCTTTTGTTTATAGTTTAATAATATCAAATTTATATTTCGAAACAATAACGCAAAGTTTATGCCAAATTAGGAGGGGTATTTTAATACCCCACCCCTTAACTTATCCAACTTTAGAAACAGCTTCAAAAGCTACTTTATTCAATTTAATTTGTTGAGAAATTGAAGTAACTTTTCGAGTTTTAGTACTAACCATAATTTGATCAATTACTTTACCGTCACTATCGTATACATTTTTTGCATATGTAAACGGAATACCGCCCCTAATAAGTTTTTCTTGTAGTCTGTTAAGAACGGTATACGCATCGTGCTCAGAATCTTCTGGACGAACAACCTGTTCAACAGTTGAAGCATCAAAGCTAACTAAATTATTAGTGTTTTCAAATCTAGTTTTAATCACTTCATTGGCAATTTGAAATCTTTGATGTGTATCTAGTTGAATATTTTGAAGTTTTTGTAGTTCATTGACAAATTGCGGAATTCCTTCTGTAACATATTCAATACCTTCTGATAGTTTTTTGACTATATTTTGAGAGTGTACCGCATGGAAATATCTAAAAATACCACCAGCTAAAAGCTGATTTAAGCAGGCAACACGCATAACTCCCATAAAAGCTGATAATCTGGTAGTTCCGTCATGAGAATTTAATAGATACAGTCTGATTTCTGATTCGTTATTTTTACTAAGACCTTGGACTAAAGGCAATGAAGGGTTTTTAAGGCATACTAAATGTTTTTGGAAACCTTGTTTTTCTACTTTTCTAACATTTGCAATACTTCTAGAGTCTTCATACCATCCTTTTGATTTAAAGGTTTCTAGTATTTCTTGACTTGATATAAAACCATAAGTTTGAGATAGATTAGGTGCTGCTGTTACTTGGTTAATTGGATTAATAATTTTTTCCATTTTATTTTCCTTTCAGTTTCGTTATGTCTTTATACTAACTTACTGATTATTTTTGTAAATAACGCAAAGTTTATGCCAATTAATAATTATTTTTTGTTTAATGTAATTAAATGCTTGCATATTTTTTATATAAGCTTTATCATTTTTATTAATGGTTTTTTAAAAAAAATAGCAAGGCTAAAAGGGTAATAAAATTAACTAATAATATTAAATAGTTAAATTATTAATGAAAATTAATTAAGATTACTTAATCTTTTAATTTTAGAGAAAACTATGCCCATTCGTTACGATATAAAAACAGATTTAAATAGCTTATATACAAGCGGTGGTTCTTACGTACATATTGGATTAGGCGATCTATTAGATCAGTTGATTTCTGGGGAAGTAAACGGACCAGGAATTTCTACTCAGTACAGTATTGCTACATGGGCAAGCACTAACGGTTCAGATCTTTTAAGTACTTCAAATGCTACCATTGACCCTTCTGGCGTATTAACTTTATCATCTTCAAATATTACTCATGTCTTAGCAGGTGCTATAAGGATTGGCGACACCGTTCAATTAGCCTCTGTTTCTGGTGCTGGAGCTTTAAGATTTTCAAGCGGTTCTTTAGAATATTCAGATGGAACTTCATGGGTTGCAGTTAACGCTAATGCAGCAGAATGGCACATTAATGGAAATGCTGGAACTAATTCAGTTACAGATTATATTGGAACAAGCGATGCTCAAGATTTTGTAATTAGAACAAATGCAATACCCAGAGTCACAGTCGATAAAGCTGGTCCGGTAACAGTCGATACGTCATTAACAGTTAACGGTGATTTAACAGTAAATGGAACTTTAACTTACATTAATACAACAGATATTGAAGTTACAGATAAAAACATCATTGTTAATAAAAACGGAAATGATGCCAGTGCTATAGGTGCTGGATTAACCGTGGACAGAGTTAGTACACAAGGAAGTTTAATTTTTGATCCATCTACTACTTCTAAATGGAAGGCAGGTCTTTTAGGATCTGAATACGAATTATTAAGCAAGGCAAATACAACTTCCGATCTTACAGAAGGCAGCAATTTGTATTTCACCGATTCTCGAGCTGTTAGTGCTACAATTAATGGCGTTAACATAAGTGATCTTGCAGATTATTTTGACAGCGGAATTCACGTAAACGTAATTTATGTAAACGATAATGAAAAAGATATTCAAACTGCTTTAACTGAAGTTGGAGCAAGTCAAGGTTACAGCATTTATTTAAGTCCTGGAAGTTTTGGCGGAGCTACAGTAACAGTACAAGATAAAATAAATTTACAAATTATTGGACCCGCAACACCAAGCGGTGCGCATCAATGCGAATTAGCTGGCGGAAGAGCTTTAACTATTAGTGGCGCTACAAGTACAAGAGTTAGACTTTTAAATTTTCAAATTGAAGGTTTGTTAACAATTGATGGAACTCAAGGTCGTCATTATTTTAGAGATATGGATCTTGTTGGCGGTTTAACAATTACAAATGGAACTTCAAACTGGTTAGTTTTTCAAAACTGTTATTTTTCTGGACCAGTAACGATTAATGCAAGCTTTGCAGGCTTTGTTTACTTTATACAGTGTGATTTTGGAAATCAAACAATTACAAATAATGCAGCAAGCGCAGTACAAGTTGTTTTTAATAGTTGTACAGGATTGAATTCTTTTACAGCAGGAAATTTAACTTTTTCAGGTCAAAACTTTTTATATACTGGCGTGTCGAGGCTTGACATGATTGGTACTGGAATTTTTTCTGGAAGTGATATTGCGTGGAGCACTGACGGCGGCGGTAACATAGGCGTACCCTACAGCAATTCTGTTACTAGTATTGGTAAAAATAGGCCAATTAACATTTATGCCAAAAGCAATATTTTTAGTACCACCTATAGAAGTTCAATTTTTTCAAATCAAGCAGCTGCCAATAATGTATTTTCATTTGTAAAAGGAAGAGGAACAGAAACTTCACCGCTTCCTACATTAGCTAATGATTATTTAGGGTATTTAGAATGGAGAGCCACGTATAATACCGCTCTTGGACAATCTTTAGCAATAACAAGAATACAATCCCAAGCTTTAGAAAATATTGCAAGCGGTGCAACTGGCGGAAGAATAGTATTTCAAACTTGTGCAATAGGAACAAATACGCTATCAGATACAGTATATATCGCTTTTTCTGGAGCAAGCCTCAATACAAATTTATTTTTCCCTGCTGAAACTTATGATATTGGAGCTTCTTCTTCAAATAGACCTAATAATGTGTACGTTAAAAATAATTTAGAAGTTGGTAACGACATTACATTAAAAGGTGCTTCAGGTTCTGATTTGCTATGGAGCACTGACGGCGGCGGTAATATAGGCGTTTCTAATAGTAATAGACCAGATTATGTTCATATAAGAACTCAGCTTACTATTGGAACAGATACAAATTTATACAGAGATTCCGCAAGCACTCTTAAAACAGACAGTAATTTAGTTCTTGGCGGTGGATTGTCTATAAAAAGATCGGCAACTTCAGTAGATAAAACTTTAGGTGCTTCTGATTGTTACATGGGTGTAGATACAACTGGTGGCATAGTTAATATCACCCTGCCTTTAGCAAACTCAACCTATAGTGGAAAAGTTTATATAGTAAAAGATGAGGCAGGAAATGCTTCTGTTAATAAAATTAGAATTCAAGTTCAAGGTTCAGATAAAATAGACGGTGGAACCTATTTTGACCTTATTACAGAATCAGAATCTGTTACTGTTGTCGGTGACGGCGCAAGTAATTGGTTTTTAATATAAAACAGATTTTTATTTTTGACGGTAAAATATCGTCGATTTACATTAAAAAATATGTAAAAAGTTGTTTAGTTAAAACAATAATTTACAATATAAAAAAAGCAACTAAGAATGAATTGATTAATTTTTAATTAAAAAACTTAATCTATGCTTTATAGATATTTTCATGTCTTTTATAAATATTAAGGGGTAAAATAAAATGGCATTTATTCGTAATTCAGACGCTTTAGTTGAAGGCTTGTCTAATAAATTTTTTACTAACGCACGTGCAAAATCAGCTGTTCAAAGTGATTTGGATAGCTTAAGTTCGAGCATTTCTTCGGAATCATCTGCTCGTCAATCTGCAGTATCTGATCTACAAGGTCAGATTGATCATATTTTAAGCAATATTGATCCTGCAGCACTAGATTCTCTAACTGAAATCGTAGCTGCTTTTCAATCTGCTGATAGCAGCATTAATACCGCTATTTCAAATTTAAGTGCTTCATCAAGCGCTGCAGTATCTGCTGAACAAAGCAGAGCTGAAGCTGCTGAAGCTTCTTTAAGTGCAGCTATTTCGCAAGAAGTATCAGATCGTCAATCTGCTGTTAGCGCAGAAGTTAGCCGTGCTGAAGCTGCTGAAGGTGTTTTAACCTCTGCAGTATCTGCTGAAGCAAGCCGTGCTGAAGCTGCTGAAGCTTCTTTATCCGCTGGTTTAGCTCAAGAAGTTAGCGACAGACAAGCTGCTGTTAGTGCAGAAGCATCTGCAAGAGCTACTGCTGTTAGCGCTGAAGCAAGCCGTGCTGAAGCTGCTGAAGCTTCTTTATCCGCTGGTTTAGCTCAAGAAGTTAGCGACAGACAAGCTGCAGTATCTGCTGAAGCAAGTGCCCGTTCTGCTGCTGTTAGCGCTGAAGCATCTGCAAGAGCTACTGCTGTTAGCGCTGAAGCATCTGCAAGAGCTACTGCTGTTAGCGCAGAAGCAAGTTCAAGAGCCGCTGCTGATAGTGCTTTAAGTAGTCGTTTGGACGTAATAGAAGGCTCAGGAGCTGGTTCAATTTTAAAAGCCATTTCTGATTCGGAATCTTATACAGATTCAAAAATTGCAGCTTTAATCAATGGTGCTCCAGCTGCTCTAGATACATTGAAAGAAATTGCTGATCAATTAGCTAATGACGAGTCGGCAGTCAGTGCTTTAACTAACACTGTCTCTTTGAACTTGCAAGCAGCTAAAGATTACGCCGATGGGAAAGTAAGTACAGAACAGTCTAGATCTCAAGGAATTGAGGCTGGTCTACGATCAGACTTAAATTCTGAAATTGCTAATAGACAAAGTGCTGATAGTTCTGAAGCAGCCGCAAGAGCCGCTGAAGACTTGACAATGGTTAAGCTTGACGGTTCTCGTTCGATGACCGGCGTTCTTAAGCAAATTGACGGTGCTGTAACTGCCCCCTCTTATTCATTTGCAAGTAAAACCAATAGCGGGATGTATCTTACTGCGTCTTCGGTATCAATCTCCTACAACGGAACAAAAAGGATCGAAGCTTATTCTCTTGGTGCTTGGGTTACCGGTGGAATGACTCTTGACGGTTCTTCCGGCTGTACGCTTCTTTGGAATACCGATGGATCGGGCGATATCGGATCGTCCGGTGCAAAAAGACCCAACAACGTATATGTTAAGACAAGTGTTGTAACCCCAAGCATAACTATCGGATCTTTATCCGGTATGTTAAAAGCTTCTGCTGGTGTTGTGTCAGGTTCTGCTACAACTTCAGATTTAACTGAAGGAAGCAACCTATACTACACACAAGCTCGCTTTGATAGTGCTTTTGCAGCAAAATCAACCACAAATCTAGCTGAAGGTACAAATTTATATTATACTACAGCACGCGTTAAAGCTGATGCAGTAGTTAATAGCTCTTCCGGTTCTCAAACTGATCAGGCAATGTCAGTTAGTGCTGCTAAATCTTATGTTGATTCTGGTTTAGCTCAAAAAGTAGATGTTACTGCTAATTATGACATTAAGCCTTCGGTTTACAGCGCAGGAACAAAAAGTTCAAACTTTACCATTAATTTGGCTCAAGGAGCTAAACAAAAGTTTACTCTCGGAGCTTCTGTAACAGTAACCTTTTCAAATCCTGTTACTGGCGGTGACTATCTATTTGAAATCGTTCAAGATGCTACTGGTGGACGACAAATAACTTGGCCTACCGTACAATGGTTTAATGGTGTTGCACCTACATTATCTGGAGCTAATAAAACTGATTTTGTTCAGTTGTTTTATGATGGTTCAAGCTATTATGGAAGTTATCAGTTAGCCGATGTTGTTTTTGCTACAAGTACTGATCTTTCTTCTCAGATTACTTCAGAAGCATCTACTAGAGCTGCTGCTGATACAACACTTCAAACAAATATCAACAACCTGTTTTCAACCAAAACAACTAGTAATCTGGCCGAAGGTACAAATTTATACTATACTACAGCAAGAACACAAACAGATGCTTCTAAGAGAGACCTAAGCAATCTTACAACAACGGCAATTAACCAATCTTTATTGTTTACTGCTGACGGAACATTAGATATCGGTGCTTCTGCTGCAAGTAGACCTAATAACGTTTACGTTAAAACCGCTTTAAACGTAGCTGGTCTAACAGTATCTCTTGGTGCTGGTTCTGTTTCTACAAACGTAGCTATTGGACCATCTTCTTTAAATTCTAATACGACAGGTGCCGCAAACGTAGCTATTGGTAATTTGGCATCTCAATATGCTGTTGCTTCTGCTAACGTAGCAATTGGTAGTACAGCTTTAGGTGGTAGTGCTACAATATCAGCTACCGGAGGCAATGCTACCGCTATAGGTACAGGCGCAGGACAATACGTATCTACTGCTACTTCATTGGTTGCTGTTGGTATTGGTGCCTTGGCTGGTCAATCTACAACCGCAATGAGCGGAAATAATAATACAGCCGTAGGTGCTTTGGCAGGGCAATTCGTGTCGACCGCTCAAAATATAGTAGCTATCGGTGCTAATGCACTTAAAGGAATTACTACTGCACCAGTAACTGGTAATAGCAATGTTGCAATTGGTAGTGGCGCAGGTCAAAACGTTACTAGTGGTCTTAATAACATAGCTATTGGTACTGGTTCTTTAATAGGTCAAGCCACAGGTCCAATAACTGGTTCTAGCAACGTTTCAATTGGTGTATATGCATCTCAATTTTTAACAAGCGCATCTAATAACGTAGCTATTGGATCTGGTGCTCTACAAGGTCAAGCAACAGTAGCAGTAACTGGAAGTACCAATACTGTTGTTGGTATTAGTGCAGCTCAATATTTATCTTCAGGTGCTAGAAACTTAGCAATGGGTTATCAGGCTTACGGAGGAGCAGTTGCAAATCCTATAACTGGAAATGACAATGTTCTTCTCGGATATCAAGCTGGTAAAACATTAATTGGCGGAAGCAGTAATATTTTGATTGGTTCAGGCATTCAAGCTTCTTCTGGTTCTGCTTCAAACGAAATTAACATTGGCGGTATTTATAAAGCTGATTCTACTAATGGAATCACTCTTAATGCCGACGTTGTTTATTCTGGTGGTCAAAAAGTTAAGTATGCAGGAAAAACTGCTGATTATACTTTAGTATCCTCAGATTATTGCGTTGAATATACAAGTTTAGCTTCATCGAAAACTGTTACATTGCCTTCAGCAGCAACTGTTGGTGCTGGTAAAGTATACGTAATCAAAGATGGAACTGGTTTAGCTAGCGCCTCTAATTATATTAGAGTTACAGCTAGTAGCCCAGATACTATTGATGGTTCAAGTTATTTCGATATTAACGCTGCTTACGAATCAGTAATGGTTGTAAGTAACGGAACAAACTGGATTATTCTATAATTAAAATTTTTTAAGGGAGTAAAATAAAATGGCATTCATTAAAAATACCGACAAGTTAGTTGAAGGTAGTGTAAATAAGTGGTTCACTAATGCGCGTGCAAAATCAGCTGTTCAAAGTGATTTGGATAGCTTAAGTTCGAGCATTTCTTCGGAAGCATCTGCTCGTCAATCTGCAGTATCTAATTTGCAAAGTCAAATTAACAATGTTATAAGTAATGTTGATCCTGCAGCACTAGATTCTCTAACTGAAATCGTATCAGCTTTCCAAGCTGCTGATAGCAACTTAAATAGTGCTATTTCTAGCTTGTCTTCCTCGGCAAGTTCCGCTCTAGCTGCTGAACAAAGCAGAGCACAAGCCGCTGAAGCTGCTTTAAGTTCTTCAATTAGTTCAGAAGCAAGTTCAAGAGCTGCTGCTGATAGCTCTGAAGCTACAGCTAGAGCCAATGCTGATAGCGCTTTAAGTTCTTCAATTAGTTCCGAACAGTCTGCTCGTATTTCGGCTGACACTGCTGAAGCCTCTGCAAGAGCCGCTGCAATAGCTGCTGAAGAAGCTGCTCGCATTTCAGCTGTTTCTGCTGAAGCATCCGCAAGAGCTGCCGCTGATACTGCTTTATCTTCTGATTTAGCTCAAGAAGTATCTGATCGCATTTCAGCTGTTTCTGCTGAAGCAAGTGCCCGTTCTGCTGCAGTATCTGCTGAACAAAGCAGAGCACAAGCCGCCGAAGCTTCTTTATCCGCTGCTGTTAGCGCAGAAGCATCCGCAAGAGCTGCTGCTGTTAGCGCAGAAGCAAGTGCTCGTTCTGCAGCTGTTTCTGCTGAAGTTAGCCGTGCTGAAGCTGCTGAAGCTTCTTTATCTGCTGATTTAGCCCAGGAAGTATCAGATCGTCAAGCTGCAGTATCTGCAGAAGTTAGCCGTGCTGAAGCTGCTGAAGCTTCTTTATCTGCTGGTTTAGCTCAGGAAGTTTCTGATCGTCAAGCTGCTGTTAGCGCAGAAGCAAGTGCTCGTTCTACAGCTGTTTCTGCTGAACAAAGCCGCGCTGAAGCTGCTGAAGCTTCTTTATCTGCTGGTTTAGCTCAGGAAGTTTCTGATCGTCAAGCTGCTGTTAGCGCAGAAGCATCTGCAAGAGCTGCTGCTGTTAGCGCAGAAGTTAGCCGCGCTGAAGCTGCTGAAGCTTCTTTATCTGCTGGTTTAGCTCAGGAAGTTTCTGACAGACAAGCTGCTGTATCTGCTGAAGCAAGTGCTCGTTCTGCAGCTGTTTCTGATTTACAAGGTCAAATTAATAATGTTATAAGCAATGTTGATCCCGCAGCCCTTGATTCTTTAACTGAAATCGTATCAGCTTTCCAAGCTGCTGATAGCAATTTAAATAGTGCTATTTCTAGCTTGTCTTCTTCTGCAGGTTCTGGTTTAGCTCAAGAAATTAGCGACAGGCAAGCTGCTGTTTCTGCAGAAGCCTCTGCAAGAGCCGCTGCTGTTAGCGCTGAACAAAGCCGTGCTGAAGCTGCTGAATCTTCTTTATCTGCTGATTTAGCCCAAGAAGTTTCTGATCGCCAAGCTGCTGTTAGCGCAGAAGCATCTGCAAGAGCTGCTGCTGTTAGCGCAGAAGCATCCGCAAGAGCTGCTGCAGTATCTGCTGAACAAAGCAGAGCCGAAGCTGCTGAAGCTGCTTTAGCTTCTGATTTAGCTCAAGAGGTATCGGACCGTCAATCTGCTGTTTCCGCAGAAGCAAGCGCTCGTTCTGCAGCTGTTTCTGCTGAACAAAGCCGTGCTGGAGCTGCTGAAGCTTCTTTGTCTGCTGATATTAGTGCTGAAGCCTCTGCAAGAGCTGCTGCTGTTAGCGCAGAAGCAAGTGCTCGTTCTGCAGCTGTTTCTGCTGAACAAAGCCGCGCTGAAGCTGCTGAAGCTTCTTTATCTGCTGATTTAGCTCAAGAGGTATCGGACCGTCAAGCTGCTGTTAGCGCAGAAGCAAGTGCCCGTATTGCTGCAGTATCTGCTGAACAAAGCAGAGCTGAAGCTGCCGAAGCTTCTTTATCCGCTGATATTAGTGCTGAAGAATCCGCACGTATTGCTGCAGTATCTGCAGAAGTTAGCCGTGCTGAAGCTGCTGAAGCTTCTTTATCTGCTGATATTAGCGCAGAAGCAAGCGCAAGAGCTGCTGCTGATAGTGCTGAAGCAAGTGCAAGAGCTTCCGCAATTAACAGCTTAGCTGCTGATTTAGTTCAAGAAGCGTCTGACAGAGCCGCTGCAGTTTCTGCAGAAGCCTCTGCAAGAGCTGCTGCTGTTTCCGCTGAAGCAAGTGCCCGTTCTGCTGCTGATAGTGCATTAAGCGGAAGGCTTGATGTAATTGAAGGAAGTGGAGAAGGATCAATTTTAAAAGCCAAGCAAGATTCGGAATCCTATACGGATCAAAAAATTGCTGATCTTATCAATGGTGCTCCTCAAGCTCTAGATACATTGAAAGAAATTGCTGATCAATTAGCAAATGACGAATCTGCTGCTACAGCATTAACCAGTGCTTTAGCTCAAGAAGTTAGCGACAGACAAGCTGCAGTATCCGCTGAACAAAGCCGTGCTGAAGCTGCTGAAGCTTCTTTATCTGCTGGTTTAGCTCAAGAAGTATCAGATCGCCAAGCTGCAGTTAGCGCAGAAGCAAGTTCAAGAGCTGCTGCTGTTTCTGCTGAACAAAGTAGAGCTGAAGCTGCTGAAGCTTCTTTATCTGCTGGTTTAGCTCAAGAAGTATCAGATCGTATTGCTGCAGTATCTGCTGAACAATCGGCTCGTATTGCTGGAATTAGCGCAGAAGCAAGCGCTCGTTCTGCAGCTGTTTCTGCTGAACAAAGCCGTGCTGAAGCTGCTGAAGCTGCTTTGTCTGCTGATATTAGCGCTGAAGAATCTGCTAGAATTGCTGCAATTAGTGCTGAAGAAGCTGCTCGCATTTCCGCTGTTTCTTCTGAAGCCTCTGCAAGAGCTGCTGCTGTTTCTGCTGAAGTTAGCCGTGCTGAAGCTGCTGAAGCTGCTTTAAGTTCATCTATTTCGCAAGAAGTTTCTAATCGTCAAGCCGCTGTTTCTGCTGAAGCCTCTGCAAGAGCTGCTGCAGTATCTGCCGAACAAAGTAGAGCTGAATCCGCTGAAGCTGCTTTATCTGCTGATATTAGCGCAGAAGCCTCTGCAAGAGCTGCTGAAGATCTAACTTTCTTTAAGAAAGATGGTTCTAGAGCTATGACAGGAGCAATGGATATGGCAAGCTACGCTATGTCTAATGTTGGCGACGTAAGCTTTGTTGGCGGAATGAAAGTTAAGCAATATTTAGTCAGCGCAAATTATTCAATCGTTGCTTCTGATTATTATATTGGCGTAACTGATGTTTCCGTAACAAAAGTTATCACATTACCTTCAGCAGCAACTGTTGGTGCTGGTAAAGTATACGTAATCAAAGATCATTCTGGTGAAGCCAATCAATCTGCTTATGTAAGCATTGCTGGCAGTGGAAGCGAAAAAGTTGATGGACAAAGTTCATTTGATTTAAAAGCTCCATATGAATCAGTAATGGTAGTATCAGACGGTTCTAACTGGTTTGTAATGTAATAAAACATACATAAAAATATATTTCCAGGCCCTTTTAATTAAGGGCCTGATTTATACAAAAAACATATGAAATTTATAAAACATTTATCGTTTACCCCAGCGGCAACTTATGATACTGATGCCCAATCGTTTATAACAGCTTCTGGAATTACAAACTCAACACAAAAATCAGCTGTTAATCAATTAGTCTTAGATCTTAAATCGAATGGTTTATGGTCTAAAATGATAGCGGTATATCCATTAGTCGGGGGAACTTATAGCACTTGTAAGTATAATTTGAAAGACCCTAGAGATTTGGATAGTGCTTATCGTTTGGTAGAAATAAGTGGTTTTGCTATAAGCTACAGCGCGCTAGGAGTTTACCAAACAGGTATTGGTTGCAATTTAGACACTAAACTTGTACCACAAACCGCATTAGATCCAAATTCTTGCAGTATAAGCGTTTATATACGACAACCTTTTCCTAATATTAATGGCGTAGGGTTTGGAGATGGAGATCCTGGGGTTTTTATTGGTAAAAGACTTGGGGGATCAACTTTGCAACTGGCAATTGGGGGTTCTTATGGAAGTGCTGCTACCGGAGATTCTAACACTGGTACAAGTCCACAGGGCTTTATAACAGGTGGAACAAATGGAAGTAGGCTTACTAAAGTATGGGCAAATGGAATAAAAGGAACTGACGGTACTGGTTACCAAAGTCCGTTAGGTGCTTCTTCTATTAAAATATTAAATCCAAATGGGCAATATCCAAATGTTTATTATTGCTTTGTTCATATTGGTTTAGGTTTAACAGATTCTGAGCATCAAAGTTTATACACAATTGTAAGAACTTTCCAAACTTCTTTGGGAAGAAATGTATAATTAAATGCCAAGGTTGTATTTATTATTACAGCCTGCATTTTCATTTTTCTTGTCAGTGAAAATTACGATAGTCACCACAATGGTAATTTCAGACGGTTCTAACTGGTTTGTAATGTAATAAATTAAAAATATGAATAATTTCAATAGCCTCTGCAGTTTAACTGTAGGGGCTATTTTTTTGCTTTTTTGTAAAAAAAGAATTTTAGCAACTTAATCTTTAATATGCAAGGTCTTTTTTAAAAAAGGTTAAAAAATGTCATATATAAAGCCACACAATGCAATAGGTAGCAGCGAATTATTACATTCTCCAACAGAAAAAGCAGTATATGATGCTTTAGCTACAAAACAGCCTACCGGAAATTATATAACTCAATTAACTGGAGAAATTACGGCTATTGGACCTGGTTCTGTATCTGCCACTATTTCTAATAATGCTGTAACTAACGTTAAATTAGCTCAAGTAGCTTATGGCACTTTTAAAGGCAGAAAAACTACAGGAACTGGAAATGTTGAAGATTTAACTCAAGCTGATGCTACAGCCCTTTTAAATACCTTTACTTCTACTTTACAAGGACTTGTGCCAGCATCTGGCGGCGGAACAAGCAATTATTTGCGAGCAGATGGAACATGGGCAACAATTTCTATTCCAGCTAGTGCAAACCAATCATTAAGTAATTTAATCTCACCTACTGCTATCAATCAAGTTTTATTAGGACTAAACGGTACTGCTGCCGCACCTGCTTATTCATTTACTAATAGTTCTAGTACAGGTGTTTATTTATCCGCCATTAACACTTTAAATTTTTCTACTAATTCGACAAATAGATTACAAATCGAATCTGATGGTAAAATTAAAATAATAGGTACTTCTGGTGCTAATTTATTATGGAACACCGATGGTGGCGGCGATATTGGAACTTTATCTAGCGGTGGAAGACCTGATAATGTTTATGTTAAAACTAACATAAATTTATCTAGTTTAACAGCGTCTTCTTTTGTCGGTTCGGATGCTTCAAATAATTTAGTTTCTTTAAATGCAGCTACATCTACATCATATTTAAATAATTTTGTCGGTGATAGTGGCTCTGGCGGAACTAAAGGATTAGTGCCAGCTCCAGCCGCTGGTGATGCTGCTGCTTTTAAGTTTTTAAAGGCTGATGGAACCTGGGCAGATGTTGCTGCTGGTGATGCAGCTAATCGTTTTTTAAGTAATTTACAATCCCCAACTTCTATAAATCAATCTTTACTGTTTAGCGCTGACGGAACATTAGATATCGGTGCTTCTGCTGCATCAAGACCAAACAACGTATATGTTGCAAACTCAATGGTCGTAAACGGAATAACCATGTCATTAGGGGCTGGCTCTGTTGCATCTAACATTGGAATTGGATCTGGATCTTTAGCAGCAAACACCTCTGGTTCAAATTCAATAGCACTTGGAAGAAACTCGTTAGCCTCTCAATTAACAAGTGCTCAAAATGTGGGTATCGGCGAAAGTGCGGGTCGATATGTGACCAGTCAACAAAGCATAATGATTGGGTCGTCTGCGTTGGCTGGAACAGCTACAACCGCCGTCACTGGTGGAGCAAGCGTTGTAATTGGAACTGTTGCTGGTCAATACGTTTCAACTGCCGCTAATTTAGTTGCGATAGGATACGCTGCTGTTCAAGGACAATCTGGAACTCCCGTTACTGGTAACAACTCAACTGCAATTGGTAGTGGTGCCGCAAGGTACGCTTCAACGGCTGGAAACTTTGTTGCCGTTGGTAACGGATCTTTGCAGGGTCAACCTACTGGCCCTGTGACTGGAAGCTTTAACGTCGCAATCGGAGCTGGCTCAGGAAACTTTATAACTTCGGGCGCGTCAAACACAGCCGTTGGCTTATCGACAATCGGTGGAACTTCAACAGTTGCCGTAACTGGAAGTGCAAACTCAGCCTTGGGAGCATCTGCTGGTCAATATATTTCTACCGCATCAAACACGGTTGCGGTTGGTTCGTCTGCACTACAAGGAACAACATCAACTGCTGTCACTGGATCTGGAGCTGTAGCGGTTGGTCAAGCTTCCGCTCAATATTTATCAACGGCCACTGGAACTGTTGCCGTTGGTCAAACTGCACTTCAAGGACAGTCCACTATTCCAATGAGTGGTAATGGAAACACAGCTGTGGGAGCTAGCGCGGGTAGATACGTTTCAACTGGTGCCTCAAACTTGGCCTTAGGAAACAGTGCGTTAGTTGGGGCGGTTGCAAATCCAGTAACGGGATCTAGCAACGTAGTTGTGGGTAATTCCGCTGGAACTGGTTTAATTAGCGGAAGCGGTAACGTATTTCTTGGGTATTCTTCTGGATATTACTCTACAACCCAATCAAACGAATTGTTTATTGATAATCAAACTCGAACAAATTATGCAACACAACAATCAAATTCGCTAATATACGGAACCTTTAATGCAACCCCATCGTCCCAAACTTTAAAATTAAATGCTGCCGTAACTGCAACATATGGATTAACAACAACGTCAATAGTACACAATGGGGCGACATCGGGAGCTTTTACTGAAAACGTACCAGCAACCATAACTTCCTATGCTGTAACGTGGCCCTCTGCTCAAGGTGGTGCCTCTACCTATCTTCAAAACGATGGGTCAGGAAATTTAAGTTGGGCTGCGGTTTCGGGGGGCGCAAACACATCTTTAAGCAATCTTGTAGCGCCAACTGCAATTAATGTTCAATTAAGGTCGCCTAACGGATCGGCGGCATCTCCTTCGTATTCTTTTACAAACAATACAAACACTGGGATATACGCCGATGCTACTAGTTTATATATAGTTTCTGGCGGCCAACAAATGTTTCAAATGACAAGTGGCGATATTTATTGTTCTAAAAATTTTAGGTTTGATGCTCAAATTTTTGGTATGCAAAGCAAGCAGGTTCAAATTGGTGGATGGACTTTTGGGGCTACCGGACAATTAATTCCTAACGTAGACGCAACCACATATTCACAACGGTATTATGCCCTGGGAAGAACTGGGGATAGCCAAAATTTAAGCAGACCATATAGGGTAGATGCTGGTAGAAAAATTACTGTTGGTAAAAAATTTGGAAGTTCCAGTTTTGCTGTTTATGGTGCAACAATCGCAGCAACGCAAACCGATGACATAACGACAAGTTTTACAACCACAGCAAATAACTCTACCACAATTACAGCAAACACAGGGGATGGAATACAATCGTTGATAGATATCGGTGATTATATTCAATTAAATGGACTTCCAGGAATTGGAAGAGTTACAAATTTTACAACTTCATATCCAAATTCTACTTTTACTGTAGACACGCCGCTTGGCGATGGAACATCTAGAGCTATTATTGCCAAGCAAGCGGTAGCTTCTTTTAGAAAAAATGATTCTACCGAGGTTATGTTAATTGATTTAAATGGCAACGTAAACGTATCTAATGCGCAGTTACAAGTTGCTACTGTAGGTTATGGTTTATCTGTTAAAGGCGGTTCGGACGCTAAAATAGGGATCGCAACATTTTCGGGTGTTTCTTCTGTAACGGTAAATACAACGGCAGTAACAGCTAATTCAATTATTTTAGTTACAAATCAATCCGGCGGATATGCACCTATGTGTGTAAACAATATAGTTGCCGGAACCTCATTTGATATTCAGCATAATAACAGTTTTACTGGAACTGTCGCTTGGTTCATTGTTGAAAAAACGTAAATAAAAAACATCCAGCTCAGTAAAAGCGTTTTAATCATTTATTATCAAATTTAGGGCACCAACTGCTATGCCCAGGAGCTTTAACGGCTTCTGAACCACATTCACATTTATTTACTATTTCAGAACCAAACCAGCTACTCCCATCGTTTTCTCCAAAAGTATCTTTATATTCTGTATAGCCGCCGTACCCATCTAAACTATCGGCATCAAACGTGGTCATATCTTTTTTGCATTTATCGCATAGCTCAGTGTAATATTTTTTATCTTTGCAGCAAGACATATTAAAAATCAAATACCAGTACTGTAGTAATAGCGGCTGCTTGACCTAAAGTTCCAGCCAAAATATCACCTTTATCAATTTGCTTACTTGCAAATGTTTCCCATAAAACACTACCAGCAAACATTCCAAGTGCAGAAATAATCAAAGAATCTGTTTTATCTAATTTCATTTTTTTCTGGGCAATACCGTACAATACAGTTTGACCAGCATATGCAATACCAAAATGAGCATATTTGTCAGTTTGTATTCCTAAGTAATTACTTTCTGCTTTTAGATTGGTACACAAAAGCATAGAAGCAGCCAATAAAATAACACTAATTTTTGTTTTCATATTGTTCCCTTTGCAAGTTTTAGTTTCACACATGAGTTATTATAAAACCATTCAAAATCAAAAAACAAGCTTAAAGATGTAAATGCTTGTTATTATTAATAAATAAAAACATATTGACTTTAAGTATGAACTGTTACTATAATCATTATAGCACAGTGTTTAATAAGGAGATAAAATGTCTAAAAAGTTCCATGAAAAATTACCAATAGTGGTTATAACGGCTGTAGATCATTGCATGGATAAACCTTCTGCATTAAGCGAAGAATTAATGGAATTTAAAGCTATTGGAGTTTTGTTTGCTGAAACGGACAATGCTTGGTATTTGGCTAATTGGATTTTTGGTGACAACTTAGCTGATGATAATAATGAAGGGTTTCTAATTATTAAAACTCCAGGTGCAAAGTTAAAAGTAGTAGGTTATTTAGAAGAAAGACTTGCACCAGGTTCGAAAAAGAAAACTGCTAAAAAACGCAAATAAAACTTAATCTTAATAAAAAACCTTAACTAAAATAAGAGGTTATCTTGTCTAAAAATGAATTTAAGTATATTTTTATTAAGAATAAAATTGTAGAACACGTATTAGAAAAAAACCATCCAGATTTCAATACAATCAAAAAACAAGAATGGGATTATATTTTACCTACTGAATCTACTGCGCAATATCCTAAAGTGGGCTGGTATTTTACAGGTGCCTGCTATAAACACCCAAGTAAAATTAAATTATTTGAAAAATAAAAAAACGCAGCAAAATATTTTACTATCTTGCTGCGTCCGTGTTTTCAGGGGGACCGCTTTACTTGCATGGGAACGATTATTCTTCTAAAAGACCATCTAAAATAGCTAGATCTTGAACGCTGAGCTGAAGTTTATCTCCTAAAGAAGAAACTCTGATCTTTGGCATTTCTACTTCAACTTCTAACAATTCTTGAATTTCTTTAAAAAACTCTTCTTTGTTTTTTTCTGCAACGCCGTAGCTCCCGTCCTCGTTTTTAACAATTTCGCCTTTTTTATTTTTAGCGGCATGTTTATCAATCAAAGACTTACGCATGTCTTCAAATTTTTTCTGTTCTTCTGCAGCCAATGTGATAACGGTTTTAAGTTTGTAAGCTGTAGCAACAGGAATTTCTGCCTGAGCCAATTTACCTAAAGCTTCAGAAAATCTAGGTGATACAATAACGTTTAATTTCATTTAGCGATTCTCCTTTTAAAAAGTTGATAGTACAAATATAGCAAAATAAATGCCATTGTCAAATCTTTTTTAATAAAAAATAATAATTAAATATATTTAATAATATTAAATAGTTACATTTTTATTTGACATTATGGCATAAAAAATGTATATAATTTATAGCCATGAATAAAGACAAACAACAATTAGGAAAAGTCTTACAGTTCCCTAATTCAAAATCAAGGTTTTTAAGGCTTTATTTGAGACAAGTAAAGACAAGAAGAAAAGTTCTTTTTATCTCAACTATGGCAGTAATTTTAGTTAATATTTTGTTATTAAGCGCGGCCCTGATTACCATGTTTTCTGTTGTTTAATAAAAGTTTAAATGTTATTATGTTTTAAACTTATACAGCAAAGGATAGTCAATGAAAATGAAAATTAAAAGAGAGCATTTAGAACAACTAATGAAATATATGGAAGATGAACTTCCAGAAGATTTGTTTGTAAGCGTAGAAGACAATGGATTTTCATTATCTTTTTCGTTTGATGATAAAGAGGAAAGAAATTGCAAAATTGTTATTTACGAAAGCACTCTTGGAGCTAAAAACCCAAGATTAGTCAAAGATATGGAACTTAAAACCAGACTACCTAAAAAAACGGATGGAGAGAAATAAAATGGGTAAACAATCTAGAATTAAAAAATACAGAAATCAAATAGCTAAAAAGCTAGAAGCCATGGGTCTTAAAAACGAAACTAAGCTTGTACCAACTGGTAAGGTTAAGCCGATGATTAGTTTTAAAATGGATGAAAATGGTAAACCTGTATTAAATGAACAAGGCGAGCCAATGTTTGAACAGGTAACGGTTAACCAAACTCAGCTTTCTAATCCTTATAAATCAACTATAAGAAAGCTTTTGAAAGAAGAAGAGGCTGTAATTAAGCAGTTTCTAAAACAATAGGTATTTTATGGATGGGCAGCAAAAATTAAAAGAAGTTGAAGCTACTGAAGTTTATGAAAATAACGATGAGCTTTTTACTTTTACGGTAGATTTTATCTACCCATCCATTGAAAAATCAGTTTCTTATCCGATCTTTATGGAAGATGATACTAATCTAGTAGGGTTTTTTTCATATAAAGAGCTTAATTCCGTTAGATGTGTGGTAAATGCCAAATCTAAGCCTTTGTCATTATTTGTTTCTTCTAAGCAGGATTTGTATTTTACAATGATGCTAGACCGTAAAAATAATTCTAATTTTTGTGGCATTTTATCGGAAGTTCCTATCAATGTTTCAAGTATTAAAGTATCATTTTAAATTATTTAATCAAAACAAGCACTTATATTTACACCCCTCTGTCTTAATCTTATATTGGGGTGTTATATGAGATTAGCTTTAATAGCTCTTAAAAATTATAATGATGTCAATAGCTTTGAGGAAGTTTCTGAAATTAGATTTCAACAAGGCAATCCAGCAGCTTTCTATTTTAGGATTGTTGATTTAGATCAAACTACAAGTGATGGAAAATATTTCAGATTTGTACCATCAACAGATGCTACAATGACAGTTACTTTAACCAATATTGATACAAATAATATTGTAACAAAAGTAGCTTCAATGCCAGCTCAACTAGATGATAGATCAATTTGGTCCATACCGATTTTAACTACAGATACTTTTTCCAAAAATAGTTTATCTGCAACCTTAATAACAAGTAGCGTTGCTTATAATTTATACTTTGAATCAGAAGTTTCGCAAGATCCTTCTGGTGCTAACAAATTCTTCTGCTAATAAGAGGATACAATGCCAAAAGATTTAAAAAATGCCAAAAAGGGTACAGCGTCAGTTTTTCCTGATGGAGTATATGATGCTGCTAACGGTCAAGACAGAGTTGAGGCGTTCTTAACTCCAGAAGTTTTTGTTTCAAGGTTTCTATGGGGTATTCCTTTAGTATCTCCAATTACCAAACAAAAACTAACTGATAATGACATTAAAGACTATATTACTCGAGGGGCTAATCAGCTTGAGTTTGACGCTCAAGTAGAGATATTCCCAGTAACTAGAAGACATAGGCTTCCATTTGACCCTAACTTGTATTACCAATGGATTTATCTAGAAGTACCCAATAAGCCTATTCAAAAAGTAGTAAGAGCGGCCATTTGTTCAGCTTCATATTTAGATACGGGGGCTGAGAATGAAAATTCAAAATATCCAAGCGGTGCTAATATTTACCAGTTGCCTAATGACTGGATTGAAATGGGGAATGCTAGACGCGGAATTTTAAACGTAATTCCTATCAACCCAGCTTTTACGGCCATCGGCACTGGCGATGCAGTAGGAGCTACTGGAGCTGCTATTTTGGCTTTTATTGGTCAAATGGGATGGGTACCTTCATACTGGACAGTAGAATGTGTTCATGGTTTTTGTTCGGAAGATGGTAAAGTCCCCCATATCGTAAACGAAGCTATTGGTATGGCCGCAGCAATCAAAGTATTAAGCAATTTGTACCCTTTATTTAGAGTTACGAGCCAATCTCTTTCTATTGACGGATTAGGGCAATCTAATACAGATCAATTGCAACAACTATTGCAAGCAAAAATTCAACAGCTTCAAACTGATTATCAGAAAATCGTTAATAGAATTAAAGCTATGGTTAGCAATAAAATGTTTAGCTCTAACGTTTAATTTTATGGATGACAATTTTAAACATAGACTTAAAAATTGGGTAGACAAAAGGGAGGCCCAAAATAGAGTGCGTATGAAAGATATTACGCATGTTGTAGATCCAGGCAGAATTATACCTAAAGAATCTAAAGAAGAAAAAGATCATAACTATTATGGTAAAAAAATTAGAGAATACGTTTTAAAACGATTGCAAGAAAACGTAGTTAATAAATCAGAAGAATTAGATAAAGGTGCAAAAGGCGATTGGCAAAAAGAAGGGTATACAATCCGTCATTTTAAAACACCTCACGGAGTAACCGTTGAAGCCTATAAAGATAACGAAAAAGTAGGATATTTAGAAGCAGCGCATTCACAAGCAGATAAAACAAAACTTTATCCAATTCAGACTGTCGTAGATTTTGATCATCAGCGTAAAGGTTTAGCTACAGCAATGTACCAGCATGCTGAAAAAATAATGGAGAAACCGTTTAGACCAGGTTCTCAATCAAAAGAAGCAAGAGCGCTCTGGGGTCAAAAAAAACGACCATTTGGTAAGCCATAAGAGTAAAAATGAAAATTAGTAAGGACATGATTAAGAAAAAGAAGTTTGTAGGCACTACTGGTAAAGGTATGCCTATACTTTTAGTATAGACTCACGGGGGTCTTTATGCATGTTTTGCTCAAAATGATAGGGGTGAAATCGAAACTTTGTCAGCAGCTCCGCATAAAGCTATAGCTCTATTTTTAGCAGAAAAAAAAGATAAAAATTTAAAATGGCGAGAAGAGCTAGATGAACTAGTTAAATCTAGAGAAGCTCAATTAAGTAAAAATTTAAAACAAAAAATGTTCGCCCCATCTGTACTGATTAAAAGTGATACAGATTGCTATCTAGTTTATGATTTTGATGAAGATAGCGTAATTATAACCAAAACAGAAGATTTATTAGAGCTTTATAAAAACAGAGAAATTAAACCTTCTAGTTTAATTAGAAAATCAAATTTAAGCGAAGAGCCTGTTTTTGCAAGTGATTTTGATTTTAATGAGATTATTAAAAAAGAAGAAGATTTAAAAGCAATGTACGGCTCAAGTATTACACCAGAGCAAGAGCAGTTTGTAAATTGGGCTACTACCAAACTTCCAGGAAATAATAATTGGCAAAAATGGGCGGTTAAAAATCATATTAAAGATCCCAAACAATTTACTACTGAAGTAATGCAGCATTTGGAGCACTACGGACAATCAAAACATATACCTGAAGTATCACAAGTTAAATTTTTAAATCATGACATTAAGCAAGGTTTAGAAGCTTTTAGACAGGCGGAAGACCAATATAATGCTAAAGCTGCATCAAAGCCACAATTAATCAAACCATCAAAAAAAACTACCAAAATAATGGATGTCGGAGATGGATATGCCTGGTTTAATTTAAATACCAATAAATGTGATGCAGAAAGTAAAGCTATGGGGCATTGCGGTACTGCTGCAAATGAAAATCAAACTCTTTTGTCGTTACGTAAAATTTTAAAGGTTGGGGATCAAACATATCACGAACCAGTCGTAACCGCCTCAATGGACCCAGATGGTAAAAGTTTAAGGCAGATTAAAGGCAGAGCAAATTTAATACCCCAGCCAAAATATCATAAATATATTAAAGAGTTACTAGCTCATACTAAGTTAACTCCAGAAGGCGGGGAATATTTACCTGGCAATGATTTCCATTTAGACGATTTATCTCATGAAGAGCACGATGATTTATTAGCAAAAAGACCAGACCTTGCAGGTTATTCTAACAGAATAAAACCAGAATTGCAGTTAAAACATCAGATGGAATTAATCAAAGATCCTAAAAACCATAAAGACTTAGCATATAACCTAAACCTCCACCCAGAAGCACAAAAACAATTAGCTCAAAGCCGAGATATAAACGTACTTCGCAACCTAGCATATAACAAAAATCTCCACCCAGAAGCACAAAAACAATTAGCTCAAAGCAAAGATAAATACGTACTTTGCAACCTAGCAGAAAACCTAAACCTCCACCCAGAAGCACAAAAACAATTAGCTCAAAGCAAAGATGAATACGTACTTGGCAACCTAGCATATAACAAAAATCTCCACCCAGAACTACAAAATCAATTAGCTCAAAGCAAAGATGAATACGTACTTCGCAACCTAGCAAAAAACCTAAACCTCCACCCAGAACTACAAAATCAATTAGCTCAAAGCAAAGATGAATACGTACTTGGCAACCTAGCATATAACAAAAATCTCCACCCAGAACTACAAAATCAATTAGCTCAAAGCAAAGATGAATACGTACTTGGCAACCTAGCAGAAAACCTAAACCTCCACCCAGAACTACAAAATCAATTAGCTCAAAGCAAAGATGAATACGTACTTCGCAACCTAGCAGAAAACCTAAACCTCCACCCAGAAGCACAAAATCAATTAGCTCAAAGCAAAGATGAATACGTACTTCGCAACCTAGCAAAAAACCTAAACCTCCACCCAGAACTACAAAATCAATTAGCTCAAAGCAAAGATGAAAACGTACTTCGCAACCTAGCATATAACGAAAACCTCCACCCAGAACTACAAAATCAATTAGCTCAAAGCCAAGATAAATACGTACTTTGCAACCTAGCATATAACGAAAACCTCCACCCAGAACTACAAAATCAATTAGCTCAAAGCAAAGATGAAAACGTACTTAGAAATCTCATAATAAATTTAAAAACAGATTCCAAAATCAAAAAAGAAGTAATTAAAAAACTGCAAGAGTTAAATCCAAAATTAGCAGAAGAAGCAATTGGCGAATTAAGACTAGAAAAACTTAAACTAGAAAGCGAAAATAATCAAAAAGCTAGAAAAGTAAGAGTTGAAGAATATTTTGATAAGCTTAAAGAGTAATTTTTATGGACAAGAACGGACCAAGAAATAGAAGAGGTAGAAAACCAATAGGAACCCAAGCACCTATTAATTTAAATGAGGTGCAAGTTTCTTTTGATAAAGAAGCCTTCATGCATGCCATTAAAACGCATGGGGTTTACTTTACCCATTACAGATCTTTACCAGATCCAACAGGCATGCAATCTAAAGGTGATAGCCATGCTGTAGGCAACGGAAATCTTAGATCAAATTCAGATGGTTTTATTTACAATAAGGTTGGCGAATTTAGAGCACTTTTTATGCTAAATTCTAACTACGCTCAACAATATCCAGAAGGGCATATTAGCTTTGCCACAGCATATGTCACTTTACCCGAATTTTATGAAGATTGTAAAGATGAGGCTATTATTCTAGCTCCATATGATAGGCTTTATTTAAAAGATATTGAAGCCAGAGTCGTTCACAGGCAGTACGTTGAAGCCACAACAGTTGGAGTTGATAAATTACAGTTCCCAGCTACCTGCGTTGAAGCCTTAGTTGATGCTAACGGCGTTTCTTATAAAGAAAATATCGATTTCGCTATTACACCTGAAGGTCATATTAAATGGTTAACACAAAAAAGACCAGGCTGGAACACAACTGTAAACAGAGGTACTGTATATTCAATAAGATATAGATATACCCCATTTTTCGTGGTAGCCAGAATTATACATGAAATTAGGGTAGCTAATGTAACAAGTTTCACTGATTTTACTAATGAATCCAGAAAGTTAGAACGCATGCCTTATCAGGTTCAGGTAGTCAGAGAAAACGTTTACTACGATACCAATTTAGACCCGCTCAAGCCTATACCTGTACCAGATAGGCTAGTTGAGCAGCCAATAGAAGGCGCATTAAATGAAATAAATCCAGGCGGTTCTTTAGGACCTAAAAACGGTTCTGATTAATCTTAATCTATTGTATAATAGAGGACATCATGCTCAAAATTAGAGAAAAAGTAGCTCTAAAATTAAAAAGTTACGCTAAAGCTCTTGATATAGCATACAACGATGCTTCAGGAGCATTAAAAACAGTTCCATCGGGACATAAACTTTCAAATGGGGGCCAATCTTTAGCAGCTTCAGTTCCTTTTGATTATGGTCAAGTTTTAGCTATTTTTAATAATAGTAATGTAGTTGCTTTTGTAAAAACAGGACCCACAACAGCCGTTGCAGCCCCAACAGGTCCAACAAACGGAATTCCTGTTCCAGCATATAGCTGGTTATATATATCTTTAGGTGATGATTGTTTTGTCATTAGCAATAGTGCTAGCGTATTTGCTTATACGATAGATGATGATACATACGTCCAATAAGGTGTAACATGGCTAAATATCCAAAAGAAAAAAAACAAAAAGAGATGGAAGAGGACAATAAAGTCCATGAATCCAAATCCCCTGAGCAAATCTTAAAAGAGCTTATTGACGCTTATGCCAAAGACAAGACCGTTAAAAAGCCAGTTCCGTCTATTTCTCAATTTGAACAAGGAAAATTTAGAAGAAAAACTCAGCCATATCAAGGCGAAAAACCTGAAAAAGCTGAAAAGTCAGAACAAGTTCAAAAAAATATCGGCCTTCCATTGATGATGGACGAAAAAGCAGAAGACAAAAAATATCCTAAAAAGCTTGGTTCAAAAAACGTTGAAGCTCACATGAAGCGTTTGAAAGAAGAGCCAAGCAAATATCCAGGCGGCAAAAAACAAGCTATTGCTATTGGCCTATCTCAAGCCAGAGAAGGTACAAAAGAGCCAATGCCTAAAGCGAAGCTACCAAAAGCTGAAATAGAAAAAGCTGGCGAAATGCCTGCAGGTGCAGCAAAACCTAAAATGCCTAAGATGCCAAAAGCACCAGCAATGCCTTCTAAGCAGCCAATTGCTTCAGCTCAAAAACAAGCGCAAGCTTCTGCTAGTGGTAAACAAATGATGCCTAAGATGCCTAAATCAGCAGCACCTAAAAAGCAAGCTGCTCCATCTATGGCAACTAAATCAGACGAAAAAATTGCTAAAAATCAATTTGTTATTACTGAAGCAGAATTAAACAGCAAATGTACAGATTGCAATAAACCGCAATTTACTTTAACTAAAAATGAACATAAATTTACACCATGTATTTGTTACGCTTCAGAAAATCAAAGTAAAGAGCCTTTTGTTAAATTAATTAAAAGTGAAGGCAACACAAAGCTTTATTTTAATTCTAAAGCAGATCCAGAATCTGTTAAATCATTCTTACTTACACTTAAATTGGGACTTCTTGCGAAGAAGATCTCAAAATAAAGAGATCTTTTATGGTTTGGATAGTTATAAATGCTACCAATATCAGTGAGTCTTTAAACAGACTTATTGATAGAGGAAATTTTAAAGATGCCCAAACCGTTAAGTACTACCTAGACAACTTCCTTAAAAAACTAAAAAGCCTGTGCCAAACTCATGGCGGAAGTGTTCACTTGTCTCTTTACGAGAGAGTCGTACTAGAAGTTTCGGTAAATGCAGCAGAACAAATTCCAAATATTATAGAAAATTATATGCCTAATTTGAAAAGCAAAATGGGCATTGGAATAGGTATGAGTTTTGAGGAAGCTAATGAAGCAGCTCAAAAATCTTTACATACTAAAGAAATTGAAATGTATGAAAGCAAAAAAGAAGCTTCTGAATACATTAAAAGTGAACTATTAAAAGATGATGATATTGAACCAATTAGGCCAGCAGTGGATATGCCGCCAAACGTTTTTGATCCAGAACTTCCAGATAGCAAAAACGTTACAAGAATAGTTCCAGAAAAAAGACCCATTCAAGAAGGTCAATATAGGCTTAATCAAGTTAAACCAACTAAACCAAAATTAGCGCCAAATATTAAAGAGCAAGAACAAGGTCAAAAAACTTTAATAGATAACGTTTTAGACGAATTACTTTTTCCAAAAGAGCAAATTCAACAGCAAGCACAATTAATGCAACAAAAAGCTCAACAGCAAATGGCTATGCAGCAGCAAATGCAAGCTCAACAAGAAAAAGAGCAGGCAACACAGCATTTACAAAATGTGCCAAAACAGCAAGAAACTGAAAAAGACGAACTAGAAGGTACGCCAGTAATACACTACGAAGACGAATCAGAAAAAGATCAAAGTTTACATAAAGAAGGCGAATCAGAAGATATCGAAAGTTCACATGAAGAAGATGAACACGATAAAGTTTCATTAAAGCTTTTAAACTTTTTAGGGCAGTTAAAAGAACAAATGCCCGATTTAATGCAATTACATGCATCGAACCCAGAAGCTTTTAAGCAAGTAATGTCTTTAATTAATAAAATGCTTAAGCTATCTAAACACAAAATTAAAAAAAGTGACATTTCTTTAGCTGAAGAATTAGAAAAGAATTTTAAAAATTTAAAACATGCAAAAAAAATCAAGCAAGCTAAAGGAACCAGATTGCCAATTGGTACTTTAAAAGGAAGAAAAATTAAAGTAATGGTTAATGATAAACCAGTTTGGCGACAAGTAGCTTCTGGTATTGTTTCAGACAGTAAAGGTGTTCCAATTTCTGTTAAATCTAGAAACTTAGATACAGAATAATATGCGTTTTAAACTTGAACATGACCTAACCGACCTAGCTTCAAAAGTATCATCAGATATAGATAGATTAAAAGCACGTGCTGATGAAGAATCTAAAACTATTGCCGCTCAAGTAAGAGCTTTTATTATAGGTAAAGCTTTAAATGAATTAAATTCATTTCAGCAACAGGCTTATCTTGGAAAAGATCATGAAAACGTTAAAATGAGTAGACTTGGCGACGGAATCTATTTAATAGAGCTAGACAATAAAGCTCTCGAGATAGAAAACGGCTCACCTAAAAAGTTCATGCGCTGGCTTATTGATAAGAATCCCAAAGCTAAAACTGCTAAAGACGGCAGCAGGTATGCGCATATACCATTTTCTCAAAATGGACCTGGCAAAAAAGGTGCAACTTCAAAAGTAAACGATCCAAGGGCAGCTTTTTTTGACATTGTTAATAAAACATTAAAAGATCAAAACATTGATTTAAAAAAAATAGAAACAAATTCTGATGGTACACCCAAACTAGGTGTTTTGCATAAAGTTGATATGTCAAGCTTTATAGCAGGTGACAAAAATAGGTCTAATTTTTCTATGCCAAGAAGTCAAGAAATGGCCGCTAAGATTGGATTGCAGCCCCACACTGGAATACATAAGCTCCAAGGATTAGTTGTTACGCAAAGAATGGGCAAAGACGGTAAAGTAGTTAAAGAAGCGATGACTTTTAGGACTATTTCTACAAAGCATGAAGCTGAAGGAAGATGGTATTACCCAGAACAGAAGCCTTTAAACGCATTTCCAGCAGCCTATGATTTTGCCAAAACTCTAATGGATGAGGCAATTAGGCGGTTAAATCAAGAATTTGGCGGTAGATAATTAGTCTTAATCTATTAGGTATGGCCATTATACCTACAGACATACTCGTTAAAACAGCACTAGAAGCTGGTTTAAATGACCTTAGAAAGAATAATTTCATTTTAGATGACGTAATAGCTGGACTAGCTACAGATACGCTGTCTAAAACCGAATACGGCTACAAAGAGATTCATGCCTATAAGCAATGGTTTTTAAACAATAAAATACCAGTTTATTTAGATTTTAGGGTAGATTCGCCCGAAATGCCATGTATTACAATAACAAGCTCACCCAGAGCTGAATTAATACCTAGAACTTCATTAGGTGATACTTTAGGCGGTCCAGAAGACATAAGCACTGAAAAAGTCTCAATAAATCCTATCAAAGTGTATGAAAATTTTACACCGTTTGAATATGATAAAACTACTGGTAAGGTTACTTTTCCAAGTGGCATAACTACAGAATATGCAGTAGTAGGTCAATTTTTAGTTTCATCTAGAACTGGAAAAGCTTATCAAATACTTGAAATTATTGATAATTCTACTTTTAAAATTAAAGCAAACGTGAACGAAGATTTTACTGATGCTTATGTAGTTCCGCCAGTATCTGTATGGAATTTACAAAGAGAAGTAACATTTGTATCTGAAACTGTTTATATTGGAGTTCATACTCAGTCAGATCCTGTACAAAATCAATGGCTTCACGATACTATTTGGTATATACTTTTAAGATGTAAAGAAGTTTATTTTGAAGGAAGAGGATTTGAATTAAGTACCATGCAATCAGATGCCATGTATTTAAATCCAAATTTTAAAGAAACTGATCGTATTTTTAGTAGAAACATAACTCTTTCTGGACAGATTGAAATTAATTTTATTAAATATGCAGCACCAAAATTACAAGACGTTCGTGGTGTCATTAGAATTGCAGATGGTCCTAAAACTCCACCAGGTGTAAATCCTAAAGATTATTCACCTACCTGGAAAATGGAACAAGACGATTAATGGTTTTAAAATGGACCCAAAAGATAAAAAAACACCAGTAGCTTCAGCCGTTGTTATTAGGCATAGTGAGTTTCCAGAACTTATATTGCACGGCAAAAGAAGAGACATTAATGAATGGAGTATTCCAGGTGGGCACGTACATAAACATGAATCTTTAAAAGACGCTGCAGTTAGAGAAACTAAAGAAGAAACTGGTTTGCAATTAGATCCAAACGATTTAGAACATATTGGCACAGAGCACTACAATACAAAAGAAGATAAACACTTAACGGTCCATCTGTTCGTATGTAAAAAACCTTACCATCATGAGAGCATGGATTTTACTGGTGATAAAGATGAAGAATTTAAAGAATTAAAATTTATTAATCCATTAGAGCACGATGACTTATATCAGCCAAATGGAGAAAATATTGTAACCACCTACCTTAAAGGCGAGCTTAAAAAACCTGAAATTAGTAAATCAGAAGAATTAGATAAAGGCGTAATGAAAAGGCTTTTTCCGTTTAATCCAAAAAAAGACGTTAAAACTGAAGATAAATCAGATTTAAGGCTTTGGCAAACTTATGGTAATTATGGATATAGCGGAGAAACAATTGATGATATTGATGATGTAAAATATGTTAGAGAAGGTTTAAGCGAAATTAATCAAAATGCTAAAATGCGAGCACTTAATAAATTAACAGGGATTGCAAAAACCAAAATAAATCCTGAAACAAAAGAAAGAGAATTCTTATTACACAGAGGAGTGAGTTCTTCAGAGTTTAAAGATTCTACCGATGGAAAGCATGCTTATCATCAAAATAAAACATCTTGGATGCCATTTTCTGATTTAGCTGAAAAATACAGGGATTCACATTATTCAACTAGTGGCAGGATAGATCGTAAAAAATCAAAAAAAGATAGTGGTAAAGTAATATCCGCTTGGATTAGCGAAAAAAACATCCACCATATTCCTAAAATGTACGGAGCAATTCACACTCCTACATCCCATGGTTTTAATGAATATCAAGAAGAAAATGAAATAATTGTAAATCCTCACAAATCAGCTTTAGCAACTTCAGAAGAAATAAGAGGAAAAAATGATATCTTGCGCAACAAATTAAAAGATAATTATTTAAAAAATATTTCAAAACAATTTCAAAAACCCCAAAAACTAGCAGCAACTGAAAAATCAGAACTTAAAAATTTAGAAATTTATCAATTTTTTCACAATATTTCCAATAACTTAATTAAAGTTGAGGTTAAAGATAAAAATAATTTGCAAGTAGCTGAAGCAAGCTTTAAAATAGAACTAGACAGCCTAATTGTGCCAGAAAGCTTACAGATTGACCGTAAACATGATCAAGCAGGCTTGCAAAAAGAAATGTACATTTATGCTGACGAGGTTTTAACTTTAAATAAGCAGGAGTTAGAAAAGATGTCTCAGCCAGCTTTAAGATTTAAAAAACTAACAAAATTGCCAACAAGACCTGAGCAGGACGTTAAATTAATTAACCCTGAGCCACTTAAGGTGCCTTCACGTACAAAAGAAGAAAAAGATATAGAAGAACTTTCTGGCGGCCCTAGAACAATATCTAGACAATCCCTAGAAAATAAGAAAATAGCTAATAAAATTTTAATGATGCACCCAGAGGCAAGTAAATCACCAAAAGAAAAAAGAGAATCGGAAAGAAAGGCTTTGGAAGCGCATATTGGTGGAGGCGAAGACGTTATTTCACCTGAAGGTACATTTACAACATCTGGATATACCTCTGGTTTTGGAGATTTACCAGTAAGTCAGCCTTATGAAGTTAAAAAACCGTGGCCTACATCCGAAGGTAATGTAACTCAAGAGCACGAAGCAACTCATCATTTATTAAACCATTTAAGATTCAAATATGGCGAAAATACAAAAAATAGAGTTGTCGATCATCTTTTAAACGTACATTTGCATCCAAATGAAAGAGAAGCAATAGAAAAACTTATTAGATCTAAACCTTCATATAGAGATTTACCAGAAGGCGAATTTAATGAAGAGGTACTAACCCATCTTAGAGATTTATTAGTAAGTAAAAGAAAAAGAGAAGATCATAACTCATTAAAAATGCAACAGCCTAAATATTGGCAACCTATTGATTATAAAAGGCTTAAATCATCATGGAAACAGTTAACAGGTCATGCCAAAAGAATGACGGAAAAAGACCTAAATAAGCTTATGGGCAAAAATGAAGGCCAAATTGATTTTGAAAAGCTTTTTAAGGCTAAAAAACTTAAAACCAAGCAATTTAAGCGTTTTTATCTGGATAGAAAAAAAGATCATAGCGGCAACACTGGAAGTGGAATAGTTGCAGTAGGGGTACAGTTTCCTGGCGGTAAATGTATAGTCAATTGGATGACCGATACACCATCATTTAATTTTTATGATTCTTTGGATGATATTAAAGAAGTTCACGGGCATGATGGAGATACAGAGATTAACTTCATGGATGATTTTAACAAAACTGAAGAAATGAAAAAGTTTGAAGATATTCATGAGAAATTAGCTTCTCGGTCTAAATATCTTAGAAAAGATCCTTTGCATAAGTTGCCGTTTTTATTTTTAAATAAAAGATTCATGGGAAAAGATTAGGTTTTTTTATGCCAAAAATTTTACATGGAATTTTTAGCAAGCTGGATAAATACTCCAATGACGTACAAACAAAAGCGGAAAAGTATATAAAATCTCCAGAGTTCAATGAAAAAACCTATTTAAACCTTCTATCTGGAAAATATAACGATGATATTGCTAGAATTATAGAGGTTTTACCAAGCGTCAAAAAAAGTAAATACAACACAAAAAGCAATAACGATAAAATAATTTCAAATGTTTTAAATTTTAAACAGAAGGATGATGCCGATTTTTTTTGGAAAGCTGGATATATTGAATATTTTTTACGGCACTTAAAACATTCTACAGAATCTGTAAATAAAATTATTAACTTCGTTAAGAATAAAAAAAAAATACCAACAGAGGAAAAAACCAATTTACTCCGATCCCTAAACAAAAGTTCTGAAATTAAAAAAACAAATATTAAAGATATAATAGATACCGTACCTAATGACCCAACTGGTGCATCTGTTATAAATTTATTTATAAATCACCCATCCGTAGATTCTAAAATTTTTAACGAAGTATTAAAAAAGTTTGATTTTAACAGTAATCGACTTCCAGGTGGAGTTTTAACTTCTAAATTCTTAACTTCTGAAGCTGCATTAAAAATTTTAAATGATACTGATACTATAGGTGATTCGAATGAATTAGATAAACTTTTGAGCAAATTACCTAAAAGTGCCAGAAACGATTATATACATTCAAAACTTGGGATTACTGGAGGTTCTAAATCTCCATCGCCAGAGGAATATGAAACTGATTGGTTTCATGGCCCAGAAAGAGATGAAATTACCGCCAGAACAATTTCTGAATCAAAATACTTAACTCCAGAAGCTATTAATCATATTAAAAAACACGGCGGTTTTGGTGAAAAATATGGATTATTTAGTAATGAACATGTAGATCCAAAACATGCAGCAGAAATGGCAGCAAAATGGGCCAATGATGAAGATGGTTACGAAGAATCTGATTTTAAAGAAAGACTTAAAGAAGATAATCAAGATAACGTTTGGGATAATTATTCTGATGATGCAAGAGAAAAAGTTCAAGAAGAATACCCAATTTCTAAATACTTAAGAGATATCGGCGACGATGAAGTTTCCAGAACTCTTTTTGATAAAGATCATGATGAATGGAAAAAAGATTGGATCAAAGAAAACAAAGATTTGACAGGCCCAAATCCTGATTTTAATCCAGAAGAACCAGAAAGCGAAGATAATCCAAAAAATATTACATTTAATGAAGATGAATATGATATTAAATATCCAGTAGAAGATCATCCGAATTATAGTGATTACGATTCGGAAGCAGAGGAAGCTTTTGAAAACGCAAAAAATCATGCGGATCTTGAACCGTTTTACGATGGTTATGATGAATCAATAAACGAAAACGTTAGCGATGCTGTTTCTGATTTATTTGATGACGAATTAGATAATTGGACTGAGCACGATCATTTTTTACCAGAACACGTTAGAGATAAATTAAAAGATCCGTTAAAAGGTAAAGAAAATCCTACAGAAAAAGATCTTGAAGAAGCTATTTATCATCCGTTAAAAATAGTTAGGGACCATGCCGCTAAACACGAAAAATTATCACCTAGACTTATCAATAAAGTTTTAGAAGAAGGTGACAAAAAAGCAAAAATGTCCGTATTAGAGAATCCTAATATCACATCGCAGCAGTTAATGAATGTAATCAAAAAAGATGATGATAAGGAAACCGTATCAAAAGCACTTCGGAATTTTAAAATAACCCCAGAGCATGTTCAAGAAGCTATCAATAGGCACAATGAAAATAGCGAAATAATGAATGCAGCTTTTAAATCCCATGCCGCAAATGATGAACACGTAAAAAACTATTTAAATATAGCTAAAAGTTCTAAAACACCTTACTATAATGATCTAAGCCCAATTGTTAATTCTAAATTCAATTTGTCCCCAGAAGATGTTAACTTTATTTATAATAAATTTAATGAGCAGGGCAGGTATAATGATCTGTCTAAGCTGGTTTCGCATCATAATTCAACAAAAGATATTATCGAACAATCATTAAAACATCATGACTATAAAGTAAAAGAATCAGCAAAAAAAATGATGGACAGGAAGTTCCCACAATCCGCAGATCCTGTAAATGTAAAAATGGGAACTCATCCTTTAAGGGTATTGAGAGATATAGTGTCTGAACAAGGTGGTACTACCACAAAAGGCAAATTAAAAAATTTAGGCATAAATCCAGATAAATTTAATACACTGTTTAAGCCTAATGGCACAATTTCATCAGACGATATACAAAAAGTAATTGATTCTGCTCCGAGTAAAAATTATAATACTTCTCATGATAAATGGACTGGAGCGCAAAGGCACTCAGCAGACCCATCTGATGTGTTTCAGCTTAATTACACTCAAGAACATTTAAATGAAATGCAAAAAGAAGGTGTTCTAGACACTTTCCAAAAAATACATGAAGTTGCAATGAGATCTGGGCATCCAGTAAAAAATAATACTATTGGATGGGTAAGATATACAGGAAGTCCAGAAGAAGGATTTCATATTGACGAAATTCAATCAGATTTAGGTAAGTCTATTATTAATCAAACTATCCAACAGGCTAAAAACGCTGTACAAAACAACCAAATGACCACAGAACAAGCTGAAACAGCCGTAGAAAATGCTAAAAATAAATTTCCAGAAGACCATTTAAAGAAAATAAATAAGATACTCTTTGAAGATAAACATCCAAGTGAGATAATACACGAAGCTTTTAAAGAATATATGAGAGGTAAAGGTTTTGAAAAAACCCCAATACATATATGGCAGCCAGAATCTAAAGCCCCAATATCAGGCATGCGTCAATCTACTAAAATATCCGCAAGTGATGCTAAAACTGCTTTAAACTCTGCTAAAAAAGATAGAATGGATGATGAAGCGAAAGCTTTAATTTCTTGGGGGCAAAAAAACAAATTAGCCCCAGCATCTTTTAAAGATATTACGCATGAGCATTTAGATCAAATTGCTGAAAAATATTCAGATTTTGCAAATGCACACAGAGAGCAGCATAATTCTGATCCAGAATTACCAGTTCAGTTGCCCGTACACATGATTGAAGGTTATGGTAAAATTCCTAAAGCTATGGGTTATAAAGAATCTTTTTATGGTAAGCTGCCTACTCAAAGTAATGAGGAATATAAAATTAAACCAGAAATAAATCAATCTGCAGCCCCGACATACGAAGATGTAATTAGAAAGAACGAAGGACAACCAACTATTTTACATCATTATAGTAGACACCAAGATCTAAAAGAACTAGACCCTAAAAAAGAGGGTATGGGTGTTAGAGGAGATCATACAAAAAGATTTTTACCATATCAAATAAAAAACTTTCCACATGTAACATTTTATTACATAAATGATACTCCAGAGCAAATAGTTAAAGATGCAGCTAAGTCAAAATACACCGTAAAACTAGAGCCACATCAAAAACTATATAACTTGCATACAGATCCTGAAGGTTTAGGAAGGCAGGCGATTGCAGAAAACCAAGGTGCATGGAATTATGAAAAAATCTTTAATAAAATTAAAAATGCTGGATACCATGGTATAACTGCAATAGGCTCTGAACATCCAATTATTGGAAATACCGTAATGCTATTTCATCCTCAAGCGATACATGAGGAGAAAAAATTAGTATGAAAAATTTGATTAAACAGCCGCATTTGATTTTTTCAATGGAAAATCCTAGATATCAGGTAACCCAAAAAGATATAAATCATGGACAAGCTTTAAATATGCTTAAAGATTTAGGCGAGAATACTATTGATTCTAATGGAAAATATGGATCGGAAGAGCCATCAATTATAGTTTCTAACCCTAAAAACGTTAAAGATATAATCAAGCTTGCTAGAGATGCTGGACAAGAATCTATTATTTACTCAGATGGAAAAAGACATAAAATGATATATTTAAACGGTCCCCAAGCTGGACAAACGGTTAATGGGGAAGGTACGGTTTTCTACAATCAGAAACCAAATGATAACTACACACATTTTAAAGATCAAAACGGTAAAGATATTTATTTTACTCATAATTTTGATTTTGGTAAATCAGAGAAATTGCAAAAAACTTCTAAAATTAATTTGAATCCAGAACATGGGAAAATTATCGCAAATGCATACGAAAAAATGAAACATGATCCAAATGATCCTAAAGTTAAAGAGGCGTATGGTGCGCTAATTAATGAAACAAAAAAACAATTTAAAGATATGTTAAATTCTGGGTTTAAATTTTCTAAAATTAAACCCGAACAGTCCAATCCATATGGCACATCAAAAGATGTACATGAAGATATAGAAAAAAATAAACATTTATGGTTTTTTCCAACAGAACAGGGATTTGGTCAAGAGGGACAAACTAAAAATCATCCAATGCTAGAATCAACTGAATTTCAATTTGAAGGTAAACCTTTATTAGCTAATGATCTGTTTAGAATAGTTCACGATTATCGCGGTCATTATTTAGGAGGTAAAAGCTCGTTCGGACCTAAAGGAGAGCATCAAGCTTATCTTACACATAAAAAAGATTTTAGCCCTTTAGCTCAAAAAGCTTTGGCTACAGAAACTATGGGTCAAAATAATTGGGTAAATTTTGGACCATATGGAGAAAAAAACAGAAAAAACCCCGAAAACACTACATACGCAGAACAAAAATCGGGGCTTCTTCCTGACGAAATAATAAATGGGAGATGGCACGAATGAATCATAAACATTACAGAAGGATACTGCTCGACTCTTTTGATGAAAATTCTTTGCAAAAAGGTTCAAAAGGCGATTGGCAAAAAGAAGGGTACAAAATACATCATGTTGGAGATCCTAAAAGTAGTTTTGACGTTATTGCAGTTTCCCCAAAAGGAGAAACCATCGGTAAGGTAAATATTGGAAGATACGAAACAAAAACAAAACCAAATCTAGTGGCTTCTAACCCAATTGTACATAAAGATCACAGACGTAAAGGTATCGCATCTGCTATGTATCAATATGCAGAAAAAGTATCTGGTGGAGTAATGAAACCAGATGTAGGATTAACTTTATCGGCAAAACAAATGTGGGCTAAACCAAATAGACCTTTTGGCGGTAAACGTAAATATTTTCAACATTTAATATCTAAATCAGAATTAAAGAAGGCACCATTTATTCATGAACACAATGCTTTTGCAGCAAGTAATATAGGTCCTTATATCGGAGAAGATTCAGAATTAGAATCTGTTACCAATCATAAAGGTTACAAGGTTTATAAATATAAAGACGGCGATTATCATTATTTTGCTATACATAAAGATAACGATCCCAAAAAAGAAGTACTTTCATCAGCTACCGTATCTTCTTATTACGATCCTGAAGATCCAAATTTTGACGAAAATGAAGGGTTGCCTTATATTGAACATGCAGCAACGTTATCAGAACACCAAGGTAAAGGCATGGGAACAGCCATTCATGAGGCTGCAACAAAACATTTTGGAACATTATTAAGCAGTACCGCGCTTTCTCCAGGAAGCGACGCAACTTGGAAAAAGATGCGTGCAAATAAAAACATAAAATTAAAAATTGGAAGAGGTGAATCAAGTCCCTATATAGCTAAATGGATTAAAAAGCCCAAAATTAACAAAACAGAAGATTTAAATCAACTAGCTAAAGGTTTTGAAGAATTATTTGGTTTTTTGGCTAAAGCAAAAAAGAATATTATATATATAGCTACCGATGGAGATAATATCGGTGCTTCAGTTGAAAGGGCCGCTCTATCTAACGATATTAAAGAAATTAAAAAACAAGATAAAATTATTAAAAGAGGTAATCAAACCGTAAGAAAGTGGATTAAAAAACGCAAAGGTTCAATTTATATTGACGGTGGCGATGATATTTCTTTTACTATTCATAAAAAATATTTAGATGAAATCGAAGAACTAAGGAATAAATATCATGAGGCTACTGGATATACAATCACAGTTGGAATAGGTGATAGTATATCAGAAGCCGCTCATGCCATGGTTTATGGTAAATTAAAAGGCAAAAACCAAGTAAATAGATGGACATCAGAAATAGAATCTATTATTTCTCAGCATGATAAAAAACCTGAATCCGCAGAAGAAAAATATCAAAAAGAAGGTCTTTTGGTTCCCAAAAAGATATAACTAATTAAATATATTCAATTATTTGCGTCTTTTTGTTATGACTTAATCTTTTAAGTAGGCATTATTAAAAGAGTTTTAATAAAATGGCAAAACTAACAAAAACAGATTATTTTGATGCTTTGTGGAATTTGTATCAAGAAAACAAAAAAAAGGCATCTATGCCACCACACGTTGGCGGCGAAGAACAGAAATATGTTGTTCATGTTGGTGGTCAAGCAATAACCGAACCCAAAACATACAAGCAAATTATTCAAGACCATGGCGACATTAAAAGATTAGAAGCATCTGGAGCAAGAGTTCTCCCCCATGTGCCAAAAACAACACCAAAACCGCCACCATTGCCTAAACAAACAAAGACAATGGGCAAAAACCAAGATATTAAAATACCTAAAAAAGAATTTATTAAAGAGCACAAGCGCTTAATTGATGTTCTCGAGTCTCCTTCCCATAAAGATGACGTACAGGAAGCTAAAAAACAAAGAAAAGAATTAAAAGAAATCAACAAATCAGATAAATACTTTCAAAATTTAAAAAAGGGCTACGCACAAAAAAAACTTCCAGTAGATCCAAATAAAGAATCTCAAATGAATGCCATGTTAATAGATAAATGGCAAAATGAACAATATACGCCAACTAGAGCATTAATTAAACCATTAACTGGAAATTTAAGGCAAAGAGCGTTAAATAGACTAGCTGGTACAACAAAAGTCAGAAAAGCAAAAGACGGCAAAAGAGAGTTTTTATTGTATCGAGGTGTTAGCGATTCTGAAAAAGATAGCGCATTAGATAACAACGTTTTAAATTATCCAGAAAACCAATACACTTCATGGACACCACATCAGGGAATAGCTGGTAGATTTGCAAATAGCAGAATGGGTCATATTATTGGCGCATGGATTCATGAAAATGATATACAACATTACCCTAAAATGGTTGGAAATGTATATGAAAGGCATAAAGGAAAGCCTATTAAATCCGCAAATGATTATGCTGGAGAAGATGAAATTATAGTTAGACATACTAGACCGCATGAAGGGCACGTAACGCATTCATTTTCTACGGATTCAAATTTTATAAAATATAACACTAAAAGTCCGATTAAAAACGAAATTAAACCAGAAAGATTGGTTGCATCAGAAGAAAAAAAGAACAACGAAGACTTCTTAAAAGAAGAAATATTGGATTTTTCCGATGAAGAAACCCTAGAGCACTCTACTAACAAGTGGAGTAAATAATGCCTGTTTTAACTCCAGAACAACACGAAAAGGAAATGCACTTAGCAGCTAGTTCTGGCGACTGGGATAAAGCTATAAAACACGCAAAATCCCAACCTAAAAATTGGTCGGCTTTTGATAAATTACCCCAATATGAAATCCCCCCAGAAGCTTTTGAAAAAGTAATTAATTCGGTTCCAAAAAATGATAGGGCTAATTTTTATTTTGAGCTTGCAAGCAACCTTCATCCAAATTTAACTCATGATCAATTAGATTTTTTAGGCAGCAAAACTGGAAATGACATTTACGCACAAGATTCAATAAAAAACCACCCTAATTGGAATCCTAAAGAATCAAAGAAAAATTTAGGTGAAAAGTCAGCATCTGATTTTTGGTTAAGCTACGAAAGAAGAGTAGAGCCGCATCATTTTGCTACAATTAAGTCTATATTTTCTGGCAAACCAGAAGAAATAACAGATCATAGAGGTAAAACTGGAAACAGCCATTTAGGAAGTATTCAGAATGGAAGGCTATACGAAAAAGAAAGTAATATAGCCGCAAACGGACCTAAATTTTATGGCGATCAATTTTTATCAAACCTTAAAGACGTACATCCATATTTATTAGATCATGCAAAAAAAGTTCAAGACGCTATAATGCAGGATGAAAATATAGAAAAAAGAATTATAAACGGAAAACCTCACATTAAACTTTATAGAGGTGTTGGAGGGTCTTACGCTAAAAGAATAGCAAAATCTTCAAAATATGATCCAAAAAATCATTCAGTTGAAAACAAAAAGTTTAAAATAAAATCAGCCCCCTTTAGTTCATGGTCTACTGAAAAAGAAGTAGCGGATAATTTTGCTAAATCCAGAACTAACATTACTGGAACTATAGGTCCAGCAAAACCAGGAGAATCTATAACACTATCTTCGTGGATTCCAGTAGAAAACATTTTACATTCGGGCTTTCATAGAATTCATACAGGTCAAGAACATGCACATCCACATGAATCAGAAATAATAGTATCTCATCCAACAGGATACATGAATTTAAATTCAAAAGATTTACACCTCGTTAATACACTTAAAGACCCCTATTCAAGCGAAATTGAAAAAGTTTCAACAAGAGGCATTATCCCACAAAAACTGGCTGCATCAGAAAAAGAATATTTTAATGATTTGTTAGAAAAAAACCTCAGATCTAAAATTGCTGCAGCAGCTCTAGGAGCATCTTTATTATCTACGCCAGCAAACATAAAAGAAATAAAACGACCATTAAATCAAATTCAAGAAAAACAAACTCAATTACATCCAGATTTAGTTGATATTTCAGCAATTGAGAGTAATTACGGAAAAAACAAACAACATAAAAAAGTTTTAACTGGCGTTAACATGGGACATAAAGCCGCTGGAGCTACTGGCTTAATGCCATTAACCATTAAAGAAACTATTAAAAGAAATAAAAACTTATCCGATAGATACCCACAAACCATTTCAATGGATCACGATCAGTTAACTGATTTTATTAATAAAAACCCAAACATTGAAAACAAAATAGCTAATGCACATTATAAAAAACTTTTAAAGGTTTTTAGTAATAACAAAAATAAAGCGATTTTTGCCTGGAGGAACGGCATTTCCGCAGCCAAAAACGCTTCACAAGAAGAAATAAATAACAATCCCTATGTAATAGCAGTAAATAAAGCAAAAATAAACATAAATAAATCAGATAAATACTTTAAAAGTCTTAAAAAAACAAATACTAAGATTAATCAACCAAATAAAATAAATAAAAAATTTATAGCTGTTATTAATAAAGGCACGTTATCAGATGGAAAATATAATCCTTCCCCTTTATATTATGTGGGCGATGGCAATCACATGACAGAACCATATAAAGCTATGGCTTTTGATTCAATAGAGCAAGGTAGAAAAGAAATTGAAAATTCTTGGAAAAAAAGATCTCAAAATGAAGAATATAAAAGAACGGCACCACATCCTTTTGACATTAGCTTTATAGAAGATCCAAGGCCAGGAAAATGGAACGAAGATGAAAGTTATTATGAAGATGAAAGCGGTAATCCAATTTTAGACAGTAAAGGCAATGTCATACACGCAAAAATGCCAAAACTAGAATTTAACGAACCTAATTCTATTATGGTGCATGTGGAAGACCCTTCAGATCAAAAAGAGCTAAAGCAAAAACAAAAATTAGCTTCAAGCTTAAAAAGCCAGGGCAAAAAAGTAGATTTAGTATATCCCAAAATGCCAGAACAAAAGGTAAAAATACAATCATACAAAGAAGCAATGAAAGAAATAGCAGAGCAGGAAGCAAAACAAAAATTAAAAGATTACGGATATGATGATGAAGGAGTAAAACAAGCTATTCAAACATCAGGAGAAAAAACAAACGTTATTCCAGAAAAATTAGCAGCATCTGAGCTTTATTTTAAAAATCTTAAAAAATCAAATGAAAACAAACAATTATTAAATAAATGGAAAAAATATTTTAAATCAAAAATCAAAAAAACTGACGGCATTACAACTACTACAATGCCAAGAGGACAAAGCCCTGGTCAAACAGGCCCATCATTAAATGGAACATCAATTAAAGAACAGCCCAGAGGCCCGATTGGAACAATTAGGCCGTCAAAGGATTTACAGCAGATTTCACAGTCTTTTACGGGCAATTTGGGACAACCTGGTATATCAGCAGCTGCATCAAATCTTAGAAGATTTTTGGGTAAATCTAAAGGTTTAAATAAAAAACAATAATAAAATATATAACTAGTTGAATTAATTAAATAAAATTAATCAAAAAAGCATTATTTTATATTACTTAATCTATCAAATAGAGGTAATTATGTCTAAGTCCTTATTAGAACAGGCTCAGGAATTATTAAAAAGCATTGAAAACAATCCAGAAGCATTAAAAGCTTTTCAAGAGCTTGTAAAAGCACGCGCAGAAGAATCAAAGCACATTGAAATGGAAATGTCACCAGACCAAGAAAAGAAAAAACGCATTGATGAATTGTCCAAAAAAATTAAAGCTTGCATGGAAAAAATGCAAAAAGAATCAATGGATAAAGACGACAAGCCACATTTACCAGGAACTCCAGAAGATAAAGCTCATGATGTTGTCGAAGAAGGCGAAAGTGTTAAAGAAGCCATTCACGGATTAAAAGATAAAAGTGAAGATTCTAAAAAAGAAATGCTTTCACATTTAAGATCTTTAAAAGATAAATCCCAGCTTAGAAGCCCAGAAAACAGGGAAGCTGGTAAAGAACCTCATGAAAAAGCTGAAACTGGACACGAAAAAGGTGTTCATCAAGCAGATTACAGCACAACTTATATAAAAGATAATAAAATTCAGCACGGTATTTCAACTGCTGGAATTAGAGCAAGAGAAGCCTCTAAACCCCGTTCTTTTAAAGAATATGAAGAATCACCTAAAGCAGCAAAGGCGGGTCACGAAAGAGTATTAGAAGAAATTAAACAACAGCCTAAACCCAACCTTCCTAAAACTGAAAAAGCTGAAACAGAAAAATCTGTACACGGAGTTCCAGGAAAAAATAGGCCGTTACATTCACGTGGCATACACGAAACTGTAAGTCAAAGCAGCTCAGAGTTTGGCGGCGAAGCAAAAGAAAAAAGCCTTGCTGGATTAAAAGTAAGACGTGGAGATACTGCAGGAGCAAAGAAGGCACATAAAGAAATTGTTTCCGAGCAGAAAAAAATGCCTGTTGCAAAATTACCAAAAGCTGAAACAGAAAAAAATGAAACTTATTACAGAAATTTAGTTAAAAATACTTTAGAAAAACAACTAATGTCTCCACCGTTCGGAATGAGCGAAATGGAAAAAGAAGAAGACCCAAGAGAAATGGTTGAATCAAGTTTAATGGCAATTCACAGAAAAGCTAATTATTTGCAAAAATTGCTTCATGAAGTTTGCGAATGTAAAGAAGTGCCAGCTTGGGTTCAAGATAAGCTTTCTTCTGCTAAAACGCATATGACCGATGTAATGGATTTTATTGCATCTCAAGCAGGAAAAGGTAGTCATCATGAAGAGCAAGAAATGCACCCAGCCGAAACTGCAGAAATTGTAGTAACTAAATCTGAATTAGAAAAAGCCAAAATTGACGAAGGTAAACAACTAGGAAGCAAAATAGCAGCAAGACAAGAAAGAAATATTAGGGACGTAATTACAACTAAAACCCCTTCTGGACAAAAAACAAGGACAGCAAGATCTTCTGCAAGAAGAGAAAAAGAACTAGAAGAAGGTAAAAAGCCAGAATCTCTCTTATCTGCTTTAAAAGAGCATGCGGAAAGAAGGAAAGGCGAAAAAATTGTAGGAAAACCTAAAACACTAGAAAATATTAGCGGTAGAGACATTAGAGGCAAGTCTGCTGAACAAAGAGCTGGCGTACACATGCATTCTGGTTCAATGGCAGGTAAAGAAATGCCAATTGGAGTTTCTGCACCAGTTTTTGCAGATAAAAAAGGTAAAGCTTATCCTATTGGTGGATTATTCGGTGAAAATAAATATTCTTCTAAAGTTAGACATGAAGAAGTAATGGAAGGCTTAAAAAACATTAAGCCAAGTTTACCTAAGTCCGAAATGAAAAAAGAACAGCTCGAGCCAGCTCCGAAACCACAAAGCAAACCTAAAATGATTGCACCGCCTGCTAGTGGTGCTGGTGCAAGCGATGGGGGTCATGGCAACTGGAAAGGCGACGGAAAAGGCCCGAAAATGAAAAAACCAGTAAAATTTAACTATAAAATTGCAAAAGCTGAAAAAGTACAATATTATTCAAATTTAGTTAAATCTTTATTAGATAAAAAGTAATATGTCTAAAAAAGACAAAAAGTACAATACTTTTGAAGATTCGGCAAAAAGAACCGAATTCAAGAAAAATATTGAATACAAAGAGCCTATGCTTCAGCTTAATTTTGATGCATGGTTCACCAAGGTTGCTAACGAAAGAAAGTTTAACAGCAATCTTAAAGAAGCTCTAAAACTTCATTTTGAAGTTAACGGGTTTATGGAAAATAAAAAGTTTGATGAAGGATTAAAACACTTCGGCTTTTAAAAAGAGCAAGAAAATCAAATAACTTAATCTTATACTATAAGATATAGGGAGTATTTAAAAATGGCTCAATCATATACTACAGATAGCGGAATAACATTAAAGATTCCAGGTACTTATGTAGAACAACAAGTCCGTTCAAATCAAGGCGGGGTTGCTACTGCTGGAATCGTCACCCTAATTGGTGAAGCTAACGAAGGTCCAGATTATACTCAAGAATCAGATTTAGATGCAAATTTATTTTCTCCTAGTGACATCGCCTCTGTCATAGTTAAATACGGTTCTGGACGAATTGTAGATGCTTTTAGAGCTATTGTAGCCGCAGCTAATGATCCAGCTATTGTAGGTTCTGTTTCTGGTGTTAAAATTGTAAAAGTTAATGCTTCTTCTACTGCTGAAGCTATGTTGGCTCGAGCTGGTTTTGGTGATTATGCCACAATGTCGGCAAGAAGAGCTGGTGCCCCTGGAAACTTGATTAAATATTTAAATAGCGTAGCAACCGCTGAATTAGCACCAACAACAGGTGCATTTTCTTATGTTCCGCATTATAGCGCATCGGCTGTTTCATTTAATTTAAGACAGAACGGATCTGCAGTAGACTCAAATTCTATCGCTAGTTTAACCGATGGACCTACCTTTGCCTCAACTATTGAAAACATTGCTTTAGGTACTCTGGCTTCTGGCGGAACCCTTAAAAAACCTTTAACTAGCTCTGTAGGTAACATCTCAGTTGCTGTAGTTGATGCCGGAACAAGTTTAATCGCCATTACAATGCCTGGTTCTATCGCTTCGGCAAATTTACCTTCGGTCGGAGATTCTCTAGTTATCCCAAAAACTGGTGATTTTGGTGCCGCTGCTGATTCCGATATTATCGGTGCTGCTGATGCTAACAGAGGCGCATACATAGTTACTGACGTTGTTAACGGAACCACAACTGCTATTATTACGGCAAAAAGATTAAACGCACCTTCAGGTGCTCCATCTGTAGCTGCAGTATTAGCTACTCCAATTTCTTCTGATGAATCGGTTCTTTGCTACACTCAAGTAGAAGTTAAAAATATTACTGGAATGGATAGACAATCTACCGTTGGATTATCTGGCGTGACATTCAATACTACATCTAATTCTAACGGCACTTTTGTAATGTCGTTGAGCACTTCTTGGGCAGCTCAACCAAAAGCTGGTGATTATGTTAAAGTAGCTTCCCCGTTTGCTGGAGTTGCTGCTGGTCTTTATCAGGTAACAACATCTACTTCAAGTTCTTTTACTTGTTCCAGACTTTCAAACGGTTCTTCTGGAGCAACAGGTTCTCAATTAGTTGCTGGTCCAATTTCTCAAGGTGCTCAACCTTTTACTGTTTTAAAACCTGCAATTGACGGTTTAGGTAAGAGCATGGAAATTGTTTCCGAGCCTTCATCGATTTGTAAAAACCCTGCTACTGGTGCTGCAGCTGCTTTTGCTACAGGAAAACCTCTGCTAGTTTCTGGTGCAGAATATAAAGTTTCTACTACTATTAGCCGTAGCAACACTACAGATACTTTTAAATCTGGCGGAAGCGTAATTGCAAGCTTTGGTTGCATTGAAGAACTAGCTGATATGGTAGTAGGTTCTTCAGATATTAAATTTAGAATTAATGGTTCAGAAATCTTTGCTTGTGCTTACGATCAATTCCCAACAATAAAAGATGTTGTTGATTTTGCTAACAGCCAAACAGGATTTTCTGGCGCAGTTACTACTTCTAGCTTTAATTTAACTGCTTCTAGCAGCTTGGATAGAGGCACATTTAAATTAAGCGCATCGTCGGCTTCTTCTAAGCCAGCTCGAGTTAAAAAGGATGCGATTGAATTTCAAACAAATGCGAGCGGCGGCTCTTTAGCAACCGTTTCTTTGGCTGGAGTTCAATCTGGTCTTCCAGAAGCTATGGATTTAGCACAGTTTTTAACTGGTGGAGCTAAAGGCGGTAGCACTGGAGCTAATTGGGTATCAGCAATTGATGCATGCCAAGGAGTTATTACAAACTTCATGGTTCCGTTGATCAGTAAAGATGCATCTGCCGATATTTTAACTGGAGATACAGAATCAACTTCTACCTATACAGTTGATGCTGTCAATGCTTATTTAAAATCTCATGTTGTTGACATGAGTTCTTTAAAAGCTCGTAAAAATCGTTCAGCTATTGTTTCAAAAAGCGGCACTTATGAAGAACAAAAGCAAGCTGCTTCATCTTTAGCAAGCTATAGAGTGTCAATGGCTTTCCAAGATGTTAAAGCTATAAGCGGAAGCGGTACAATCGTCCAATATCAACCTTGGATGGCTGCAATTATCGCTGCAGGAATGCAAGCTGCTGCTGGATACAGAGGTATCGTTAAAAAGTTTGCTAACATTAGCGGTATCGTTAAACCCGAAAAAGACTTTGACACTAAAATACCTTCTAACCTAGAAGATGCTTTAACTGCAGGTCTTTTAATTCTTGAGCCAGTTCAAACTGGTGGATTTAGATGGGTTTCAGACCAAACAACTTATTCTGCTGATAATAATTTTGTGTACAACAGTCTACAAGCTGTTTATATCGCAGATATTATGGCTCTTACATTAATTCAAAATTTTGATAGAGCTATTGTTGGTAAGTCTGTCGCTGAAATTAGTGCTCAAATTGCATTAGTTTTCTTAGAAAGCGAAATGTTTAACTTCTTAAGATTAAAATTCATAGCTCCATCTGATGATGCTCCAAAAGGCTATAAAAATGCCAAAGTTACACTTAAAGGTGGAGTAATGAGCATATATCTAGAAGCTAAGCTAGCTGGACTAATTTATTTCGTGCCTATACAGTTCGAAATCAGTCAAGTTGAACAAACAGCTACACAAGCTCAATAAAATCAACTATTTATATAAAACGCAAGATTTTATATCTTGCGTTTTTTTATTGCTTTTTATTCATAAGTGTGTATAATAACTATATGTAATTTATGAAAAAAAGTAAAAAATCAATTTTAATTTCTCAAAAAAAAACTTGGCCAGCTGAAAAAACTCTTCAAAAGATCCAAGAAAAATACCCTGAAATTATCTCAATAGATAAATCTACTTACATTAATACAAAATTTAAAGCTCTTTTTACAGATAAAGATTTTGGCGATTTTTGGGCAACCCCTAACAGACTTTTAAAAGGTGGTAAACATCCGAGCAGGTCTTATAAAAATATGCAAATTTCTTTAGAAGAAATTAAAAAAAGACTTCCACCAGAAGTGACAATAATTGAAAATACATATTTAGGCACTAAAAAAGTAGCTACTTTTATAGATAAAGATTATGGAGAGTTTACAAAAATAGTTGAATATGTTTTAGTATCTAGATATCCTCACCCCAAAAGATTATCAGACAAAAAAAAGAAGCACAAACTAATTCATCCAGATGAAATTCAATCCAGATTGGATTCCATGGGAGCAGGTATAAAAATCAAAAAAGAAACCTATACTAAAATGCATTCACGTGCCATTTTTATTGACCCTAAGTTTGGTGAATGGGAAGCATTACCTTACAATGTTATTTTCAATCAAACTCGTCACCCAAAACATAAAAATAATCCTTTAATAGAGCAAAAGATATGCGATTTTTTAAAATTAAAAAATATAAATTTTAAGAGGAACCAAAAAATAATAAAAAAAGATGGTTATCCATTAGAAATAGATGTTTACCTGCCAGACTACAATATTGGAATAGAAACAAACGGTCTGTATTGGCATTGTGAATTAAAAAAAGGTAAATATTTTCATAAAGAAAAACATGAACTAGCAGAATCTCAAGGTATCAAGCTAATATCTTTTTTTGAAGATGAAATTAATTTTAAATTTGATTTAATCTGTTCAATTTTATCTAGTAAGCTCAATATAATTGAAAACAAAATTAATGCTAGAAATTGTGAAATTGTTAAAGTTAACTTTAAGGAAGCTAAAGTTTTTTGCAACGAAAATCATTTAATGGGGTTTAGAAGTTCTTTTTTAAATATCGGCCTTAAAAAAGACGGTAAACTAGTACAATTAATCACTTTTGGAAAAAACAAAAAATATGGCGTTGAATTAGTAAGATTTTGCACTGTAAAAAATTCATCTGTTGTGGGTGGGTTTTCTAAATTAATAAAATATGCCCAAATTAAACTTAAAGAGCTAGGATACAATTCAATTATGTCTTATGCAGATAAAAGAATAAGCAATGGTCAGGTTTATATAAAAAATGACTTTAAATTGGACGGTATTACTCCGCCAGATATGTTTTGGACAGATAAAGAGGTTAGGCTATCAAGAAGGGCATCCTGGGGCAAAAAAGACGATCAAATGAGGCTGGAGGGTTACCATAAGATATTTGGCCCTGGTCATTATAGATTTATTAAATATATTTAGTACTTGCCTTAAAAATACCATACCTGTATAATTACATAATGAACAGCGACAAGTTAGAATCATTAATTTGGCTTTTAGTGGTTTTATTTATAGGCTTATATTTAAGCGTAGATAAACTAATGAAAGTCTTTAATTTTTAGAGAAACAAAAATGTGTATTATTTGTCTCGAATATAAAAAAGGTCTTTTAAACAAAGAAGAAGCGAAACGCAACGTTGGAGAACTCATAGACGCTACCCTAGAAGATATTGTATCCAAAAGAGAAGATAGAATGAGTGAAGAAGAGTTTCATCATTTGCTTGAATTAGCTGATGAACTTATGGGAAGAGACCCAAATTCGGACATGGATTAAATGAATAAATTTTTTGTATTAATCTTATTAATAACATCTGGATGCTCTAGCCTTGTCAGAAGCGGACCAGCTACTATTAATTTTAATAGCTCTGTAGATGGTTTATTGGAACCTCAAATTACAGATTTTATATTAGAATTAAACAGTAATCTAAATAAAGATGCTTTTAGATTTGGTAGAACTATTTCTGGAAGAAAAATTATAATAAGCTATACGGATAAGCAAAATGGAAGAATAGCGGGTTTTGCTAGATCATCTGCACCATACTGCGAAGTTACTATTTATCCAACGGCTATAAAAAGCGATATACTTAAAACAACTGTATGGCATGAGTTAGGTCATTGCGTTGGCTTACATCATAATGGAGTTAGCGGAGAAATAATGTCAGAAATTGCTTTACCGTTTAAAGTTTATAAAGAAGATAAAATAGATAGATTTTTAAAAGATTTTAACAAGGCTGTAGAAGACTTGTAGTAAATAGTTGCTATTTAGAATAAATAGCTGGTGAGCCGCCCCTAAAGGAATAAAATGATGTTACGTTCAGCCATATTTTTAATATGTATGTCAGGTTTGTTAATGTCATTTAAAACCTGCTTTGCTTTTAAGCAGTGCAATACTGGAAGCTTATTGGTAATTTCTTTAGCTTATACAAGCCTTTTATATATATACTTGCCTAAGAACGGTCGAAAAAAATAATATTAGTTTTGAAGAAGTTCTTTTAAAACAGAAGCCCTGTTCTTTTTATCTAGAGTTTTGATAAACAAATTAATAGTTTCATTTAGTTTGGGGATTTTATTGCTAGTTTGAGCTAATCTAATTAACATCTCTGTTTTTGTTGGCATATCTGTCGTTTTTAAATATGACCTTAAATCATCTTGAGCTTCTAATTTGCACCCATGTTTATCAGCAAATAAAATAAACAATTCATTTTTATCTTTTTTGCTAACTGAAGATAGGTTTTCTTCTAAAATAACTTTGTCATTTTCATAGTTATTATCAGATTGTACGCAATAAGAAAATGTTTTTGCGGAAATTAATAAAGGTAATATTAATGTTAAAAGTTTTTTATTCATAATTTGCCCTAGTCATTAACTATAGAATAGCCATATAATTTTTTAGCATACTCTAATTCTTTATTAAATTCCATAGAAACTTTAAATAGCCTACCTTTAGGGCATCTGTCAAAGTAATCCATATTTCCTATAAAAGCAGATCCAGTTGCATCGTTTTCATCTTTGAATTTTAAATGTACTGGCCTATCTAAAGGTGATAGCTTCTCTTTGATCTGATCAAGAGAAAACCATCCGTCTTTGCACTCACATGAATATGATACAGACACAAATAATACCTCTTCTTTCATTTCTTTTCCGCAATCAGTACATTTCATATTATTATGTATTTTTAACTATAATTAAATCGTTTTCTTTGCCTACAATTTCAGGCATATACACAAAACAAAGCTCGTCAAAATGCTGCTTACACATTAAAAGGTGCCCTGAATTTTTTTTTGGATACCATTTATGAGTTATTTTTTCCTTACACTCTTTTCGGTAGCATTTTAAACTAACTTTATTTTTTGGTTTTTCTTTTAAACTCATAATAGCATCTTTTTGTTATCCAAATAAAACCAATATTAAAAAGTATTAAAATCTTACATCCACAGAAACAACTGATAAACTTATAATGTAAAAAATAAACTTCATCTAAATTGGGAAATTCCCATATTCGTTTTATATGTAATCTCCCAATCCACATTTTACTTAACTTTTTTACTTTTTTTAACTTTAACTTTTTTAATATATTTACTCGCAACAGATTTCATTACTATTTCAATCCAATCATTAGGGGCTTCTTGATAAAGATCTCCTAGTGCAAGTTTAAATCTTTCAATCGCATACTTTCTTCTGTAAAGTTCGCTCATTCCATCTGACATCGTTTTCTCCTTAAATTATTGAATTTATTGGTGGCTTAAACTTATAAAATCATTATCTCACACGCATGCAATTTTAGTCAATCTGGTTTTTAAATTTTCTATGTTAATCTTATAATCTATGGCTGATGATTTTTACAAAGCTAGAACTGCCGAAGAATGCTTTAAAGTTTTAGGAATTAAACCTACCCAGGATTTAAAAGAAATTAAAAAAGCTTATAGAGAGCTTGCTAAAAAATATCACCCAGATGTTAATCCTACAGAAAAAAACAAGTTTTACGAAGTTCACTGGGCATACGAAATGCTTACTAATTTTGATTTTAAGCAAAAACAAATCAGAGATTTTACAAACCTTAATGTAAACATATACTTCACTATAACTTTTGAAGAGGGTTTTTTCGGAAAAGAACTAGCTCTTAACATGAATCCTAGCATGATGAAATTAGATAAATCGGATGGAACTAGTGAAATTTTAATTGAAAAATTCAATTTTACAGTAGATCCAGGCACATCTGGCAACAAAACTTACACTTTTAAAGGTAAGGGTATTAAAAAAGGTAGTGATATTGGTAGTTTATTTATTAATTTAGCAGTTAACCCACATCCTAACTACAGAATAGAGGGACCAGATGTTTATTCTGTAGCTAAAGTACCCCTAATAAAAATGATTAAAGGGGGCAAGGAAGAGGTTATGACCCTGTATGGCATAAGAACCATTAAAATACCCGCAGGAACTAATCCTGGAGAGCTTATAGCGGTTAAAAAGTGTGGTGTATCTAAGGTCGGTAAACATTATTTTGAAATACAACCTGTTTTTCCAGGCAGAGAGGGTATGCAGTCTGACAACCAATGGAACGCATTAAATATTGACTGGAATTTAGACGCTGAATCAGAGGAAGACGCTGAACTTAATAGCTTAAAAAACATATTTGAAGATAGAAATAAACCTAAATAGTTGTAATTATTATATTATTTAAATAATCTTAATCTTTAATTAGAGATACATATGTCTAAATCATTGATAGAACAAGCAAAAGAACTTTTAAAGCAACTAGAGCAAGACCCGTCTGCCTTGAATAAATTTGAAAAAGACGCTTATTTTCAAGAATTAAAAAAAGCTAAAATTTACGATTTTAAAACCAAAAAAAAGATAGCTGAATTACCAACTAATTCAACTTCAAAAGAAGCGCAGCCGATTGTTCGAGAAGGCGAAAAAGGTATAACAAACAGAAAACATTTAAGAGAGAAATATTCTCCAGATATCATGCCAGAAAAACAAAATGTTCCAGGCGGAGAAGAAGTGACTAAAGCAGAAAAATCTAAAAAACCTTTTCACGGATATAATCCTAAAAAACACGCTAAAACTGGCGGGCTAAACGATAAATACAGGAAGAAATTAAATAGAGAAACTGGATCAAAATTAAAAAGACCCAGCAAAGATAAAAAAAATTCGAGACATAAATCTTTTTGCGCCAGAATGAAAGGCGTTAAAGGACCTACTTCTAAAGAAGGGAAGCTTACCCCTAAAGGAGCGGCGCTTAAACGCTGGAATTGCTCTAAAAATGAACACACTGACGAAAAAATGTGCAAAAAAGATAGATGCTGGAAAGGTTATGAACCAACACCAGGCAAAAAACCTTATGAAAAAGGTTCTTGTAGGCCGATTAAAAAATCGCATGAATATTATTACAATTTAGTTAAATCTGTTTTGGAAAAAAACTATAATTAGATATACAATTATGTCTAATTCAATATATAGAAGCCCTAAATATAGCTTGAAAGATTTTTTAAATGAAAACAAAACAGCATAGTTAACACTTAACTATTTAATTTTATTAAGTTTTTTAATAGTAAAAATAAGACGTTCAAACTGTCTTAATCTTGTATGTAATACTTTTTAGGAGAAGAAAATGGCAAAAGCTAAAATAATGACTGGGGCGCGGGCCAAAGTTCTTATTAATAATCAAGAGGTTGGCCTATTCACTAATTGTACCTGGTCCATGACTCAAGGTAAAGTTCCAGCGTTTATTCTTGGAAGATTTAGTCCAGTTGAAATTACTCCAATTGACCAAGATGCCGTTCGTTTAAGCCTTTCTGGATTTAGAGTTGTAGGCTCTGGTCCATACGCCGTAGCAAGCGCTACTCAGCTTAAAGATTTACTTAATGAAGAAGACTTTGCTGTAGCTATTGTTGATAGACAATCAGGCGAAAGAATTTTTACTGCAGTTGGTTGTAGGGTTCTTGGATGGTCTTCGGGGGTTTCTTCAAGAGGGATATCTGATGTTAGATTAGATATTATGGGCCTTAAGGGTGAGGACGAAACTAGCAGCAAAAACGGTGGCGATGACGAGCCAGGAGCAGCTAGCTTTTAATATTTAAAATTTTGCAGACCTCTTGCCGAACCCTTGGTAGAATAGATTATCCCTATTTAACCAGGGGTTTTGTATTTTTACCAATCCAAAGATATGCTTATCAAGTTACTGGTAACAATACCAATTCCAGTAGAAATTAGATTGTTTTTAGAAGGTTTCTCACTTAAAAGTTCAGAAGTTATTGCTGGACCTAAAATTAAAACGTTGCTTACAAAAATTCTTCCATTAGTACCTAAACCTATTTCCGACAGCCCTCTAGACATTGCTTGAGATATGAAAATAGTTGTAGCTATTCTTAATTTTTGATTGTTTGTAAAAGAATATGGTTCATCAGCTTTTAAAGTGGTTGAACCAATGAAAAATGCAATTAAAAATAATACAATTTTATTCATCTTTTTTAACTTTATAAAAATTAATCACATTGTTTGGTTTTTCTGAATCTTCCCCGTCTTCATCATCCTCTGGTTCAAATTTCTCAGAACTTTCTTTAAGTTCGGTCATACCAGCTATGTTTACATATGGTATGTACATATTAAAAGAATTATAATTTCCGTTTTTGTCTTTAAAAAAAGTTTTTAAAAAATAAAAATTATCACCGATTTCAACGATTCTTGCCATTATTCCAGCAAAAGAAAGCTCGTAATCAACTGGACTAATAATGGGTGTATAAAAAGTTATAAGGTGATATTTTTTTTCTCGCTTTTTTTGAGACATATAGGGCCTTTCGACTTAAGGTGCCAGGATATAAATCCTATGTTGGCACCTTAAGTCTTTGGTTTAAGCTTTTAAAAAATAAACTAAACCGTGAATTGCTAAAGTCATTATCGCCAAATCTGCTACGACAGAAACGATAAAAAACATACTGTACATAGTTTTTTTAAAAGTTCCTTTGGTTTTAATTAAAAATTTAAAAAGTTCAACAGATTTTGGAACTACGGCAAAAAAATACATTACTAACAATATTCCAGTGACCGCAACAAGTTGATGTTGAGCTATTATATCTGATAATGATTTCATATTTGCTCCATTGTTCTATTTTACCAGTACAAATAAAATAAAACAATTTATATTTTTAATTTTATTATCTTTTCCCATGGAAAATTTTTTGGCACAAACGGTCCCCATGCAGCCGCAGATTTATAAGTCCACTCCCTGTTGGGGTTTGTCATATCAAATTTTTTAATAATTTCTGATGGTTTTAATGGAAAATTAGCTTTAATAACATTAATTAAATTAACGTTATTGTTTTTTTGTGTTCCAAATGTATCTACTGATATAGATACAGGCTCTTCGTAACCCATAATATATGAATATTGAATCAAAGCTTTACTACAAAGACCGTTTGCCACTAAATTTTTTGCCGCATATCTGGCAGCATATGCACCTGTTCTATCTAGTTTTGTAGCATCTTTTCCAGAAAATGCACCGCCGCCATGAGAACCGTGTCCACCGTAGGTGTCCGAAATTATTTTTCTACCAGTCACGCCGCAGTCAGCTTCAGGTCCACCAAGACAAAATATGCCATCGGGTGGATTTACTGTAATAATAGTGTTTTTATTAAGTTTAAATTCTTTAACAAAAACTTCTGGAAATATTTTTTTGTGAAGAAAATTTAACAATTTTTCTGGATTTTGTGATAAATCCCATATTGAAACGGACACATGCTCTATACCCGCGTAATTGCCGTCATTGTCGTATTTTATTGTAACTTGAGTTTTTCCGTCGGGCATTAAATTTTTTAATTCTTTCCAGTAAACAGAATAATAAAGCCTATTTGAAAGTTCTTTTGCAAGCATGTGAGATGCGGGAACAAAAAAAGATGTTTCGTCGGTTGCATAACCAAAAACCGTTCCTTGGTCACCTGCTTTAATAGATTCCTGGTCATTTCCAACACTTTTATTAATTTGTTCTGATTGATTATTAATTATTTTAATTATGTTTAAATTATTAGGTTTAAAACTTGTTGGATTAGAGTTGTCGTATCCAATATCATAAATGGTATCTTTAACAATTTCTTCCAAGTTTAATTCATCTAAAGATACTCCAGATATTTCTCCTGCCAGTACAACGTTATTATTTTTAACTAAAGTTTCTACTGCGACTCTAGCATTTTTATTAAAAATTAAACATTTATCTAATATTGCATCAGATATTTGATCCGCAATTTTATCTGGATGACCTGGTAAAACACTTTCTGATGTAAAATACTTGCTCATTTTTACTCCATTATTGAAATACAGGTTCCTTTATTGCCAAATTTCTTCTTAAATTCATCAATTTGCTGTTTTGTTGGATTAAAAATTGCAAGAGAACTTGGGAACGGTGCAAAATCTTTAGCCCCTTGAAATTTTAACCTGCCCTTAAAATTAAAAATAATTGTAGATTTTGGAAAAATTACTTCTTGCCAAAGTTTTGTTTCTGTTCTAGATGGCACCAAAGCAACAGCGGGTATATTATGTTTCAAACTTTCATTGGCGACCTTTTCAACTAATTTATAACATATTTTACTGGGAGAATAGGGTGGATTAATGTATAATGCCGATTCTTGTTTAGCATCCCAGTTTTCACCCATTTCTTTTGAAACGAATTTTTTGCATAAAGTATCTTTTTTAGTAGCTGCGCAATCTAATGAAAAATTAAAAATTGAATTTAATTCATTAAACAGTTCAATCGGGGTTCCCCATGAATCATTTTTTTTGGAAAAGTGTATTCTTAGCTTTAGGTTTTTTACAAATGCATCTTTCCAAGTAAAACCGTTTTTTTCTAATAAATCAGTAGCTTCCAATAATCTTTTTTTGGCTTCTTCTGGATTAGAAGAGCTAGCAACATTTAAGAGTTCAATAAGTTTAGATGAAAGCATTTTATCTCCTATCGCCGCCCCATCTTGGGTTACCCATCCATTTTTCAACATGCAGATCGTCATAATACCAATTTGGCTTAGACATTGCATAGTCTACGTATTTGGTTAATCCAAGAGATTTAACCACCGATTCAGCCCATTTATGTCCTGCAGCAGACCAAACTATAATAATTTGGCCTTGCCTTTTATGTCTTTTAATCGCCTCTACATTAAAATCTATTACGCAAACATCTGTTTTAAAACCATAACAATCTATAACAGCTTTTGTTTTATATTTGCTTTTCTGTTCAGGATCTTGGCTTATTAATGTATCGTCAACATCAAAGCATACAACTTTATCAGAATTTATGGTTTTCATTAGAACACCAAATAAATAAAATCTACTGACAATTCTTTTGCTACGCCAGAAGAAAGAGATAAATTACCAGATGGTTTATAAATTGGTTTGACATTTTTAATCATTTTTGATGACTTCCTTAAAGGTGGACACAAAGTAACCGTGGCAAAAATTTTATTATCTTTAATAGATAAAAAGGCATCACCAATTTGTGTATCATCGTTTTTTTCTTTAACATATGGAAAAATTTTAACTGGATTACTAAAAAATACTTTAAAATCGTCTTTTCCCTCAGATGTTTTCTTTCTTCTGATATTGCTTAAATCTAACAAAAGAATCTCAGTTTTTTCTAAATTTGGTTTTTTGCTAGATTTGCTTTTTTGTTCACCCTCATTTGAGTTTTCAAAGGTTTCAGCTTGCTTTTGTTTTGTTGCATTTTTAATTAATATATCTCTATTTTTTTCACTTAAACTATCAATATGTTTACCAATTAAATCTGTGGCAACTTTTGGAATTAAACCTCTAAAAATTTCTTTAACTTGAGTTTCAGATAAACCGTTTAAATTTGTTAGAATTAAATTTTGAACGTTTTGATCAAGGCCGTGCAAATGTGAAAGGCAGTATAGAATATCGTATTTATGTTGATTACTTAAATGGTCTAGATACTTTATTATTACTTTTTGAACATCAATGTTAGAACCATGATGGACGGTTAAATCTGTCAGTAAATAATATTTGTTTTCTGGATTTAAAGTATAGATATGTTTTCCAATCAATTCTCTAATTGTTTTTATGTCGCCATGATGAAAAGCAAAATCTCTTAATGTCCAGATTTTGTCTTCTTCGGGAAGTTTGTTTACATATTTATCTAGTAAATTTAAAGTTTTCGGATCTTCGCCGTAGCTGTCCATTAAACTATCCAAAACGTAACCTCTAGCAACTTCATCAAGTTCTTCTAATCTTTTAATAATAACATTTTGAGCTTCTGGTTCATTACCATGCTTTTTAACTAATTCAAAAGTGGATTTTGGATATCTTGAATCTGCAAGATCTAAAGAAACTTGCGATTTGACTTCTTTAATTTCTTTATTTTCAGAAGGCTTAGCTTTGGGTTTTGATTTTAAACCTAATTTGGACAAAAGCTTTAGAATTTTCATTTTTTTTAACCTCATTTTAAAATTATCCCATGAAATAAAAAATAATTCAATATCGCTATTTTTTTACGCTAAAACCAGGTTCTATTTTGTTTCCGATTAAATACCGCTCCAGCGCTGAAAACAAAAGATAATCCCTCATATACTCTTGCGATTCTTTGTCTACACCTTTCTGAAGAAAAATATCGTGCGCTATTGTTCTTATTTTTAAAAAATCGTGCCTGTCTAGGCTTTTCTTTGCTGGTTTATCTTTACCGCTATTTTCTAAAGTTAGAATGTAAATCCAATCATTTGTAGAATGATCGTAAAAAGTAAGAGTATTTAAATTAATTAAAGTGACTTCGCCTTTTTGAGCCATATCCCAATCTTCTTTGCGAAGATCTTTCAGCTTTTTAGTTCTGTTTTTGGCCACTACAAGATAACTCATTTAAACCTCTTTAACCATTTTAGACCATTATCAATTAAAAATTGTTTATATGGTTTGTTGTATTTTTTTGCTGTCTGATAAAGTTTAAAATCAGAATATGGCACGTAAATTCTAATTTGTTTTTTAATCATAACAACAACTTAATTGATTATTTATTAATTTGTTTTATTATAAATCGGTAAATTAAAAAAATCCATGTTTATTTTTACTTTTATTAGAAAGAAATTTTGTTGAACAATGGTTTAAAAAATGATAATTTATACCCAATACAGATATTGGAGGATTAAATGGATAAAAACGAAGCAAAATCAAAAGTACGTAATATTAAACGTTATCCTAATCGCAAGCTGTATGATATTGAGCTTTCATCTTATATAACTCTTGATAAAGTTGAAGAACTTGTAAAACAAGGGTATGATGTTAAAGTTATTAATAATTCTGATCAAAAAGATATTACTGCAGACACTTTAATTCAGTTGATTTTTGAAAAACAAAAAAAATCTAAAAATACACCCTCAGTTGATACACTGAAAAAAATTATAATGCAGGGGGATGGTGGTTTTGTTAAAGCTGTTTCGGGAGAAGTTAGCGACAGACAAGCTGCTGTTAGCGCAGAAGCAAGTGCTCGTTCTGCTGCTGAAGGTGTTTTAACTTCTGCTGTTTCGGGGGAACTACGCGTAAAACAAGACATTTTTAATATGGATGAGTTTTAATATGTACAGAGTATACATGGCTGGTAAAAATCAATTTTCATTAATTGATACAAAAGAAAACGAATATTTATTAAAAAGCGTTAGTTTCAATGATTTGTATAAATATTTGTATATTACAAAATCTTTTTCAAAGGATGAATTAATTAAGGGTTTTGATGGTTTACTGGATAATAGTCATAATACCATAGAATTTGGAAATATGGGTACATTTTTGTACACAAAATTTACAGATTTTTACGACGTATGACTTAATCTTTTATGGGTATTATTTTTGTGCCCATATGAAACTAGATTTATCAAGCTTAAGAACGCTATCTGAGACTTTTTCTTTTACTATACTTTTGCTTTTTATGATTTATGAAAAAGTAAAAGACCGCATAAAAGTCAAAGAATACAATAACCTAACCCTTTTTCTTAAAAAAAACGAACAAATTCAAGAAAAATTAACAGAGGTTAGGGTTGTTTTAGGAGCCGACAGGGTTAAGCTTTTTCAGTTTCATAACGGTGACCATTATATTAATGGAGATTCTGCGTTAAAATGCTCTATAACGCATTTATCGCTAAAGGCAGGGGTATCATACCCCCAAAACGCTTTATCGTGCTACAGTAACATTATAATCAGTAGTTTAGCCCAATATATACCACCTGTAATCAAAGATAACGACTTTTTTAGTAAAGTTGATGATTTGCAAGACGATGACTGGAAAAAAATTAAAGCTTTAAACGGAACAAAGACAGTTTTAATAAAGCGTGTAGGTTCTGAACCACATATCGGTGGATTTGTAATGATTACTTGGCATGACGAAGTTAGCAAGCCAAATTCCGAACAAATTCATGTAATTGAAAAAACTTTAGATTCTTTATCGTTGATTTTAAGATCTAGAAAGTAGGTAAAAATGTTACCAATTTTTAAATGCAGAAGGTCTATGGTAGCTATCTTTGCTATAGCGTGCCTGTTTACTTTGGGTTTTTTTAAAGGTGTCATGGTTGCGGAAGCTATAGCTACTGTAGCTTTAGGTGTTGCTGGAGCAAATTCAGCGGAAGGTATCTTTAGTAAAAAGCCTAATCAAGAAAAAGAAGTTAAAAAGCTTGCTGAAGAAAACCAAAAACCAACTAAAAAATCTTAGTTTTTAGCCTTTGCCTTTTTCTTTTTCCTGCTAATCTTTTCCTGACTGACTTCTTCTTGTTTTGAAAATTCTTTATTTAAAACAATAACTTTATTAAAGTCTTGCTCAACTTGTCTTACAGATACGGTTTCATAAGCATGCAGTTCTACTATTGGTATTTCTGGTTGAATTTCAAGTGCTTGCGAGTTAGTGTTAAAAACATATATAACTATAGCTTCATCTTTAAAATAAACGCCAGAAAGAACAAGCCCAGAAGATACCATGCTCTCGCATAATTGTGCGTGCCAATTAATTTGGCCGCCAGCCATTACAAGAATAGGATTGTCAATGGTAATTTTATGAAGTCCAGACTTCACTATTAATTTTTTGTCAAACGAAAGACTAAAATTACTAAAAACATCCTTATCTATTCTTTTTGTTTTTTTAACAATAACCTGCCGCATTTTATCCTACTTTCAATGCCTTGGAAATTTCATCTGCGGAATATAAATGCATTTTAGATTCACTAAGTAAACTTTTTAATTGTGGAAAAAACTCTTCTATCAATTGCACATCTTCTGAGTCTAAACCGTAATTTCTTCCACCTTCGTAAGTATGAAGTGCTTCTAACATAAAGTTAATTCCGTGATCGGTAAAATAAAACAATTTGCTTTTAGCTCTTTCAACTGTTGTATAAGTTGGCAAAGGTCCAGACAATTCTTCGAAAGAATTAAAAAGTCTAGTAAAATCTTTATATTTTAATTCGAGTTTTACTGTATCAGGATCGCTAGCTATTTTATTCATTATTTCTTTAGTTTTATACTTAACCATGTTTTTAAGCAATAGTTTCAAAACTAATTGTTCATGAGGAATTAATGAAGCTACATGATATTTTTTGTCTGACACTTGAACCTCGTATTTTTACTTATTATTAATAAATATACCAAAAAAGTCAACAGTTACAAAAATTTACACAATAAAAATATTATTGTATTATATATAAGATTATGATAGAATATACACTGTTGTACAAATATTTAATAAAAACAATAACTTAGGGTTTTTAAAAAGGCTAGAAATGAAAATTTTAAATTTAAGAATTTTATTAGCATTTTTAAGCGCTGGTTACGCAGTTGCTGGTTTGGGCGTTTTTTTAACTTCTTTAATTTATATGGATTTTAAGATAAGTATTGCAACTTTAGCAGCTTTGTTAATTTATGCGTTTTTTGTAAACGATACCATTAGGCTTTACAAAGAAAGCCAAAAACAGTAGTATATTAGCATAATAAGGAGATATCATGGAAAAGTTTGTCCAGTTTAGCGTTTCTGAAAAAGGTGAAAATAGCGGCAGAGATTATTCTGGAGTTTTTAAAGTTAAAACTCTTTTAACAAGATCTGATATGTTTTTGTCCGACCAAAGACGCAGGGATATTTTAGGACCCAACGGAGAAACAGCTTTAGATGCTTTGAAAGCAGAAGCATTCATGCTAGGTCAGTTATATGTAAGAATCGTCGAGGCCCCCAAATTTTGGAGCGAATCAAATTTTGGACTAGAGCTAGAGGACGTGAACGTTATTAGTGCATTATTTAGCAAGTGCATGGAAATTGAAAATGAAAGAAAAACTGGTTTGTCAAAAAAAGCTGATGATGCTAAACAATCTTTAATTAAAAAAGATGAAACAAAAGAATAATGAAAAGTGGATTCAAAAACTTTAAAAGCTATTCAAATATTGGCTATTAACGCCATTGAAAACCCTTCATATGAAGACCAGTTTAGATTTATTTGTAGATGGTTTTCGAAAACATTTTCTATACCATTAAACAAAGTAGACGAGTTCCTTGAAGAAGAAATATTACAAGCCTGGTTCGAAGAGCGTTTTAAGGAGATGCTGGATAGTGGCGATGATGAGCAGCGCAAAGCTTATGAAGAAATAAGGCAAAATATTTTATACGAAGAAGAACTAAAAACTGCAGAAGATGAGGACGAAGAGTGGGTAAAAGAAATGCAGCGTCAAGTTGAAGAAGATCAAAAAAAGCAACAATCTCAAAGCCTTCCTGAAGAACTTAATCTATTAGACATACCAGAACAAGGCGATTTAAGCGATTTGTCATTTATTGATGACATTGAAAGCTAATAGTCTATTAATTTTAATTACTTATGCCTAATGAACATAGTATAATTATTAATCTAACTCTTGATGCGCAAAAATCTCAAGAAGTTTTAAAAACTTTTAAAGAGTTTAATGATAGTTTTAAAGGTTTAAGCATATCTTTAGATGAGCTTGACAAAAAAGGTCTAAACACGTTTGACAAGCTTTTAAATATTCTAAGTTCTTCCAGAACAGGCGACGCAACTAAAAAAGTTCAAGAATTAAGTAGTGCATTAAAAGATCTTTTTGTTTCTGCTGGTGGCATAGCAGGTGTAAGCGGCGCAGATGGTGAGCAAAGAGAGGACAAGGACAAGGACAAGGACAAGGACAAGGACAAGGACAAGGACAAGGACAGCCAAGGGTCTGCAAAAGGTGGTCCAAATCAATTTCCAGGCGGAATGTCATCTTTACTAAGGATGATGGGATTAGGTCCTGTTTCGGGTATGATGCTTGGTGGCGCTGCAGCAATGGCTGCCGCTCCAATGTTAATAAGTCAAACATCTGGACTTGTAAATTATTATAGAACTATAGAATCTATTGTAACGGCTGGATCCCAAGACGTTCTAAGAAGACCTTATAGAGAGGCAATATCTGGAGATATAACTTTAGAACTATTAAGAAGCTCTAAAGTAGGAATTGGCACTGAAAGAGCCAAAATTTTAGAAGACATTAAAATGGGTCAAGGCGACCTTACAAAACAATATAATGAAGCTTTTCAAGCCGCAATAACTCAAGGATCGCCATTAGCTGCATTTCAAGCCATGTTTAATATACGTGGCGATGCATTAATGAATGCATTAGTTGGATATGCAAGACAGGGGCAAGAAATTGATGTAGCAAGATACGGTGAAGCAGGAAGATACGCTGGAATGGAACAAGCTCTTTACCAACCTTTTAACAGAACTTTTCAGCTTTATGGATACGGAGCAACAAAAAATATTTTAAGGGCTTTCCAAGGAGCTGGAAGAACTCAAGAAGAAGTTTTGGCTGCTCAACAATACGCTGCAGCAGCTGGATTAGGAATTACAGGAATTAACGTTGAAAATACAGCGCTGGCTAGAAGGTTTGGATTTTCTGGTACAGCCGAACAAGCAGTTGCAATGTTTGGAGACCCTAGAACTACAGGAACAAGAAACGCTTTGTTTGGCGCAATTAATATGATGATGGGAGGACCAGTAGGCGCGCCTGGAACAGAGCTTTTTTCTGATTTGGCTGCTCAAAGAATGATGCAGTTTTTACCGTATGGAAACGTTCAAGTATCTCAAGCTTTAGCACCTCTTACCGCTGCTGCTGGATATTTAGAAACGTCAGGTCTTACGCCAGGCCAGCAAGCTGCTCAACAACAAAGAGTATCTGGATATCTTGAATCTCAAACTCAAAAAGGCGGAGTTGCTGATATAGCTGGCGTTAAAACTTTATTTAATTTAGGTATTAAAAATCAAGCTCAAGCAGAATATGTATTAGATCTTTTTAGAAAAGGAAGATCAAGCGATGCTATTAAATATTTGAAAAATTTAGGTATTACTACAACAGTCGAAGAATTAAGAGAAAGCGAAGCTGAAATACTGAAGCCTCTTGTAAGATCCGCTTACGCTCCTTATGGAGATACATCAAAAATGACTGTATCGCCTCTTACCTTTGCGACAGTAAAAGGAGGGGCTACAGCTGAAAGAGAAGCTGAAGCAATATCAGCTGCAACTTTTGGAATTGAAACTCCAGAAACCGCTGCGGTAGCTGGTAGAGCAATTGCCCCAGGCACAGAAGTTGGTATGGCGGCTTTTAAGCAAGTAATGGATGCTGTTAAATTAGCGGATCAAAGAGGAATTAATGTTGTTCAGTTTTTGGTAAACGCTTACGCTACAATGTCAAAAGAGCTAAGCTCTCAACTTGAAACTTTACCAAGCGGATCGCCTAAAAATTTTAGCGGAACAAATCAAAAACAGCTATTACCAAAGGGCGCATCTAAAGGTTCTGAAGATATTTTGCAAAAACGTGGTAAATAATGAATTCACCAGTTTACGAAATTAAAATGTCATCATCCGATTCGCATCAAACAAGCCCATCTTGGATGGTTTGTTTTGTTAGAAACAGCGAAGTTTCTATATCATCATCTTTGCCAAGTTTTCAAAATGCTTCCCAGAGAGGCTCTTTTAAAAATGATTTTATTGTTACCAAAAACGATTGTGTATCTATCAATATAACAAATTCTAAAAGTTCACCATCTAAAAACTGTTCATTGGGAATGAAAGTTACAGACATTAATTATCAAAATGCGATAGCTGCTGGTGATTGGGTATTTGTTTGGATTAATAACAATGAAGAAAAAATAAACGAACTTTACGATATTTTATCTGGGTCAAAATTTGAAAATTTTAAAACTTTAACAGATGTAGGTTCTGGGTTAAAATTTTTTGGTAGGGTGCTAAGCGTATCAAGTTCTACAAACATATCTTCTAATGGTATTAAAACGGTATTTCAAACTATAAATTGTCAATCTTTTTTAGAATTAATGTCCTCTATTTATTTTGCCTATACCTTAACAAGCCTTGCAAGTTTAAAAAATACTCAAGAAAATATTGCTTTTGATTTAAGAAAACAAACTATATTTAAAAATGCATCAGATGACTTTTTTAATACAGTTGCCGTTGGAAACGGTATCATAGGAAGACCTATAGATTTAGTAACTTCAGATTTTTTACTTTTTTTATTGGGATATCCAAATTTTCTTGGTGAAACTCAAATATCTTTCTCAGAACCTATAAAGTTACCAAATTTTGTTTGTCAGGTTTTGGGAAGAGAAAATGCAAAAGAGGTATGGGAAATATACAGTATAATATCTGGTATACAAAAATATAAATCAGGAATTGCAAATAATTCTACAGATCTGATGGTTCCAGAAAACATTACTAAAGGCAGTAATAACGTTTTATATTTAACAGATACCAGAACTTTAACAGAATATACATTTCAAAGACCTCCGATATGGACAAATGAAACATTATGGAACGTTTTAAGTCAATTCCATGACAGTATGGTAAATGAAATGTTTTCAAGCTTGAGAATAAATCCAGAAGGTCAAATAGGGCCAGTTTTTACTGTACGCGAAAAACCTTTTAGTACTGGATTAATAAATTTTATAGAAAAGGGTTCTCTACAGATTGGAATTAATTCTAGTCCAATACAAAAAAATACATCGATTTCATCTTCTAATCCATTTAATAATGAAAACGATCAAAAAATTAATAATCAGTTGGATGAATCCCTAACAAAAAAAAGAACAATGTTTTATAATTTACCAAGATGGAAAATGCCGTTGAGTATGGTAAAAAACTTAAATACTTATACATCAGATGGGGATAGGATTAATTTTGTTCAGGTTTGGGGGAGAAACGGCTCTGACTTAGCCTCTTCTTTAAATCCTGAAAGTAAAATTTCTTCTAGCATAACTAACTATAATTTTGTTGAAGACAGAAAAGATATACAAAAAAATGGGTTGAGGGCCGATGTATCCGTAACAAACTTCCCTTTATTGCTTCAAACAAACGTTAATTTTTATACAGTGTGCGCCAAAAAAAGAGCAGATTGGTTATTCAATGGCCACTTAAAATTATCTGGAACTGTAAGCTGCTTCGGAATACAAGATCCTATAGCAGAAGGTGACAACATTGAAATAGACGGGGTTCTATACCATATAGAATCTGTTAATCATAATTGTTCCATTTCTCCTGGCGGGATTAAAACTTTTAGTACAAATATTCAATTAACAAATGGATTAATTTCGAGGTTCTTAAATGATAGCCAGCCTCCCATATATCCATTACAATTAGGTTTAACTCCAGAACAAAATAATATTAGTTTTAATAATAATGAAACTATTTCAAGTAAATTTATAAAAGAAAATCCAGGCACAATAATTCAAGATAACGCAATATTAAGAATAGACGAGGAATAAAAAGAGGTATTTATGGAAGGCTTAGAATTAGGAAAGCTTTTGTTGGGGCAAGTAATAGAGGTACTGCCGCCAAGTGATGAAAGAAATTTTTATAAATATCAGCACGTTTATAAAGTAAAATTAAAGTTAGATCTTTTTGCCCAAACAAACTATTATTGCATTAAAACTGATGCATTTGGTTCTACAGTTAATTTTAAAGATGAAATATTAGATGTTGGTGCTAAAGTTTTTGTTACATTCTTAAATGAAGATTTTAGTTTTGGTATTATTTTGGGCGCTAGCAGGTTCTTCCCTTCACCAACAGATTCCAGCTTAGGAAAACATACAAAAACCGTATTTAATGATGTAGAAGAACATGTATCTAAAGAAGGTAATTATTCTGTAAAATCGCTAACTACAGGGGTAAATGTTCAAGTAAATACTAAAAGTATAGTATTAGATGATGCATCTGGAGATAAAATTACAATAGATAAAGAAAATAAAAAAATAACTATACAGTGTGAAACATGGAGTGTAGAAGTTAAAGGTAATGCAACTATAAATGTTTCTAAAAATGCTGAAATTACAGCCAAAAACATAAACGTAACTGCAAACGGCAATACTAATTTAACTTCTTCTGGGGTGACGCAAGTAACAGCTTCATTAGTGCAGATAAACGGCGGATCTGGCGGCGTTATGACAGATAATTTAAACCCTGTTGTAGATTTTATAACTGGAGTTCCATCAATTGGTGTTCCAAACGTTAGATCTGGTTGATTTTTTATGCCAATAATTGGTACTAAATTAGGTATTTTGATTAGGAAAAAAATGATAGAGAACATTTCTGCACTTAGCGGAAAAAGCCCCTCTGACCAACCTAATCCTGAATATTTTAATAATTTTTGTATTGGTCTTGGTAACGGTATAGCTAAAGAAACGCATTTAATTGTTTTTAAAACCGTTGATACTGGATTAATTAATCCTTTAGGCGGTACTGGTATCGGAACTGGAAAGGGCATTAAATTTAATAGTGATTACATGGTCAAAACGGCATACGAAAAGATACGTTCGGAAGTGATAAGGATGTTTGGGCATACAACCCATGCTCCATATCCGCCGCCAGCAAAAAATTCTGGCGAATATCTTGTGGCTATTTTAAAAGCTATAGCAGATTCCATAAAAGAGGTATATTCAACAGATTTAATTTTAAATTCAGTTCATTATCCAGTTTGTACTGGTATAGGTTTTATAAAAGAAGGCGGTTTTAGCGGCTTAGTAGAAATAAATATAAAAAATTCAATAATTTCAATAATTCCGTCATTTAAAGGTGAGTTTTGGCCAAACTTTGCTGAAATTATTGCAAGCTCTTACGTTGATGCAGTACATAATCATTCAACAGCTAAAGTCGTAATAGTAGGTGCTGGTGCGGCACCAGGTAAAGGCACTGGATTTGGTAAAGTAACTTAATTTTATTAATATAGAGACATTTATGAGCAATATTTATAACAGTGAAAATCCTATACCACTTGAAAGTGAACAAACGCAATCAGCCGCGCCTTTTATACAAGATCCGCAGGTTCCAACTGACAATATCGACAAAGTATTAAATATTGAAAATGAAATAACTGAAAAAACATTAGTTAGCGATCTTTTTTACAATTTTGCATCAATAGACGGTTTAGACTTTAGAAAAATATATCCATATAGTTTTGTAATTTATGATGAAGAATCTGGTAGTGGCAGAGAAATATTTCTACCACTTCCGCCAAGCGCATTTACAATGGATATACCATCCGCAACTCAATTAACGGTTACTTTAGGCGGTATAGTAGAGGAAAGCAACGGGGCACCATTAAGAACCATTAATATATCTGGAAGCACTGGAATAATAAACTCCAAAGATTTTATATTGCCAATAGAGCAGGATGGTTTTTTAAAGCCAGACCCAGCAGGAGACAATAGGACCAGCGATTCGCCCGATGGTTCATCGTCAGATTTTTTAAGTCTTGCAACTGATTATGCAATTAAAACCGCTGTAGGAACAGCTTCTGGTGCTCTTTCTAACACATTAGGCCAACTTCAAAGCACATATAATTCTATTGCAAACGCAATTCAAAAAACAGTTAGACCCTTTGGTGGTTCAATAAATTTTTATCCATTAAACAAGTCTGATAATGACATTCAGAAAAAAACTGGATTTTATTGGTTTCATTCATTATTGAGATTTTTTGAATATTATCTACATATTAAAAAAACTGAAGAAGGTAAGAAAATACGTTTAATCTTTAACGTTTATAAAGATAGGCAGTTTTTTTATGTTACTATTAATAATTTTAGATGGCAAAAAATACCAGGTAGCATAGAGTACAACTACTCTATCAGTTTGACTGCATGGAAAAAGGTTCAGCCTAATACAATTAAACAAGGCGATTCTATTGTACCTGTATCCTCAAGCTTTAATATTTTTGACACTTTAAGACAAGGAATAACAGGGGTCCGACAGATTGTTTTATCTTTGCAGAAAGTTTTTTATGCGGCTAATCAAGATATTTATGAGAACGTTCTAGTACCACTCAGCGAAATCAATCTTTTGATTAAAGACAAGGCTGGTTTATCTAAAACGTGTGGCGATTTCTTTGATCAATTTGAAAATGGATCGTTTAAAAATTCTGTTTCTAGATATGTCAAATCAAATGAAGTTTTGTACAATGAATTAATTCAGGTAAGTACTAAAACTAATTATGTTTATGGCAGCCCTCAATCAAATAGTACCGCTTCTTTAGATAAAGATAATAAAAATCTAAGCTCTAGCCAATCTCAAACCAATATTTTACCAGAGGACATGATTAAAAATCCTTATAAATATTGGAATTTTTATGATGAAATTCCCATAGATTCCTTACAGTTAGATCAAAAAACGAGAAGTGCGATTAATTCTAAGGTAAACGCTGTAAGAAGTTTTACTATTTATGACTTAAAGAAAAGGAAAGAAAAATTAGAATTATTTTCTAAAACTTTTTCCGAATCTGCTGTTAAAGACAAGGGCCTTAACCTGAATGAAGTCTCTCTATCTGCGCAGCTTAATAGCTTAATAATGATTTGTGACGTTTTAATTAACTATTACAAGAATCAGCCTAAAAACGTATCAAACGATTATTATAATTATTATGTAGATTATGCGGTTTCTAATGGTCTAGATTTAACCAAAGCAAGATCTAAATTTTTTGTACCATTTCCAGTCGGAGTCACATTAGAATCTTTAGCGGTTCAATATTTAAAAGATGCTGGCAGATGGCTAGAAATAGCCGCCTTAAACGGACTAAAAGCACCTTATGTAGATGAAGAAGGCTTTGATTTATATTTAAAATCTAACGGCAATCAATCAACTATACTGTTATCTACTAGAGAAAACTTATATGTTGGTCAAGTTGTTACGATTTCATCTGACACGGAGCAAAACAAAAAAATTAAAATCAAAGAGATAACAGAATTTTCAAAAAATGAGTATCTAATATCATTTGAAGGGGAACTGGATTTATCAATATATAAGCTGCCTGATAATGCTAAAATACATGCTTATTTACCAAATACTGTAAATTCAGATATGTTGATAGCAATACCTTCAAACTCTACACCAATTAATCAAAACCAAGTAAACTTAGGTCCTGGGCTTGATCAATTAAATAGTGTTGCTCAAATGTCCAAGATAGATTTGCTATTAACTAATAATGGTGACATAGCATTAACTCCTGGCGGTGATATTAGAAGAGCGACGGGATTTACAAATCTTTCTCAGGCAGCAAAAATAAAGCTATTAACAAGACAGGGTTCAATGTTACATAGACCTAATTTTGGTAACCCTCTACAGGATGGGATATCAATAGCTAATTTTGATGCAAAAAAATATTTATCTCAACTAAATCAAACATTTGGTCAAGATCAAAGATTTACTGGTATATTATTTAGTAATATAAAAGTTGCAGGCCCAGCCGTTGACGTAACCTTGTTGATAGGTACAAGTAATGCTGGTGTCAACCTGCCAATTACTACAACGGTTCCAATTAGCAATGTTTAAATTGTTGATTTAATTGTTTTTTTTGGTTTAACTTAATATATTAAATATAAGTACAATTTATTTAGGAAGTAGATGGCTAATTTACCTCAACTTGTTACGAGAGAACAGCTAATAGGTCTTATTGTTGATTCAATGCTTTCCAGGCTTGAAGACGTAAACGATCTAAATCCAGGCTCAACTCTTAGTCAGATTGCTGAATCAGTCGGTCAGGTTATGTACAAACCTTATGCCGATGTTATCAGTATGGTTGACGCTTTATCTGTTGATAGAGCGATTGGCGAAGCTCTACAGCGGCTAGCATTAGATAAGAATGTACCAATTTTTCCAGCACTGCCTTCTTCTGGTAACATTAATATAACCGATTTAACATTTAGCAAAATTCAAAGCAGCGTCTACTCTGGTCAGCCAGCTCCTGTTGCTGGTTCTTTAGTGGTATATGTTTCTGACGCATCGCAGTTTTTATCTTCTGGTACTATATATATAGGAAGAGGTACTGACAATTCGGAAGGTCCTCTAGCTTATACATCCATAACTCCACAATCTGGTGGAACATATTATGCCATAAATCTAAGCCCGACTTCTCCAACTGTTAAATTTCATAATATTGGCGAAACTGTAGTTATGGGGCAGGGCGGCAATAGAACTATTCCTGCTGGAACAATAGTTCAAACACCTCAAGGGCAATTAAGCACTAGCGTTTCGTTTTTTACTACTTTGCCAGCAACAATACTAGATGGTGAAGTAACCGTTGAGAACATACCAGTAGTATCGCAACAAACTGGAACTATTGGAAACGTGCCAAAAAATGCGATTCAATTAGTATTAAATTTAGGATTCTCTGCGTCATCCACAAATCCATTACCGTTTACTAATGGTAGAGATGCTGATTCGGACGAAAACATCAGGCAAAGAATTAAAGATTACGAACAGTTAAAAGCTAAAGGTACTTCTGAATCAATAAGAGCCGCAAGCTTAAACATTACATCGCCAGATGAACTTAAAACCACCACATCAAGTAGCGTTGTTAATTATTCTGACACCAGTGCAGCACTTGTATTTGATGATGGCACAGGATATGAACCTATCTTTACTGGCGTTGGACTCGAGACTGTTGTAGCAGAAGCTCTGGGCGGAGAAACTAATTTACAATTAAGAAACATCCCAATAGCTCAAGCCAGATTAAAAACAGACGTAGGGTATCCGTATAGTGTTCCAGACTTGTACAGCTTAAGTGTTTCTGTTAATGGCGTTGCAACGACGCATCAATTTAAAAGTTCCGATTTTAAAGTAGCAACTGCAGCTACAGCATTAGAAGTTGCTTCATCAATTAACGCAAATGCTAATATAAACTTTTCCGCTAATACTTCAGATGGCGGCAAAAATGTTGTTATCTTTCCGAAAGATCCAACATTAAACAATATAAAGGTCAATACCTTATCAAGCAATGACGCAAACTCATATTTAAAATTCCCAACAGACAATGAAGAGTTTACGTTAAGGCTTTATAAAAACGATGAGCTTTTATATCAAGATGGTTTACCAGCCCAGCTTTATACCAAATCTAAATCTCTGTGGTCAACTGGTATTATACCTAATGATACATTGATATATAATGTTGACAGCACACAAGATATTACAGTAACGCTGACAAATATAAATTTTCAAAGAATTAATCCTACATCTACAGTAAACTCAACTGAAAGCATTGATATCTGGGTTGAAGTATTTAATAGCTTGATGCCTGGAGTAACAGCTTCGGTTGATGGAGATAAAATAAAATTTGCTAGTAACAAAGGGCTAAATGATTTAGCCAGAATAGAAATTGTTGGCGGTACATTAGCAAGCAAGATCTTTGACACAAGTGCAGCATTGATATCAGAAGGTCAAAGTTCCGATTACACATTAAATAGAAATACTTCGCAGGTAGGTCTCTCAGTAAGCGTACAAGAGGGAGATTCTATTACAGCAGGCTCTAAATTTACAAGAGCTAAGATTTTAAGTACAAGCTTGCCTAATGGTGTATCAACTAGTGGAAACTTATGGTTTATTTTAGATGGAGGCGCTGAAGTAATTCCAAGCGGTATTAGGGGTACAACACAAATTAAGTTTACTTTGTCTGGAACCACAGTAACTCTTAATGGCAGAAACATACTCAACACATCTATAGCTGAAGGTTTTGAAAGCGTTAAAGCTGGCGACTGGATACTCGTTTGGACAAATGGTTCAGATGGTCTACAAACTAATCCTGGATTCTGGCGAATTGAAACAGCAGAGACTGGTCAGCTTACTTTTAGTAATGCTTTAGGTGCTACAACTGGATGGATAACGAATCCACCAATTAATAAGATTTTATTTACTAGAAGTCTAGCACCAATTCAAAAGGTTTCTTACACAGGGCCAGCAACTTTAGCTTCTTTAGAATCTCAAATCAGAAGTCAGCTTTTAGGTTCAAATGTAGATGCTGTTGGTAGCAAGCTTAGAATATCAACTGCTACATTAGATAGCACTGGAGAAATACTTTGCATAGCTGCAGATGAGAGCGCAGCGTCATTATTGTTAACTACTGGAACTGTAATCAAAAATACAACTTCACATGTAGGCTTTAATATAACAGATGATTTAAATTACGGTATACCTTCCTTTACTCATGATACTTTATCAGCTTTAAATTTAGCTACTTCTGAATTTACTCCAACATTAGACTACATAGATTTAAATGGCGATACTTTTGATTACATAGAATTTTTAGATAAATTTAATACTGCGAACGAATCTAACGTATCTGAATCAAACAAGAATAGAAGAATTTTTGTTAAGAATTACGACAGTTTAACTGGCGCTGTAACTGGTTTAATTCCAAATTACATGCAGACTGGCCAAAGCATCCCTCAAGTTAGTGATAGATTCTTTTTAAGGAAGTCATATCAATTTGATTGTGAAGACACAGTTAATGTTACGATTGATGGGAACTCTGAAACTAAATACTATTCTTTACCAGTTTCAAGGAACTTGCTAGTTAGCAACGCAATAGTCCCAACCACGACATCTTTTAGTGCTGACGATGCTCAATCCGATTTAACTTTAAATGATGTAAATTCGTTTAACGGTTTTGACTTTGCAGATTTCAAAGTTTGGAGAAAAGCCCATTACAATATTACAAATATAATAACTGGGCTAGATATTAATGTTCATTCTGCTAGCTTTGGTCCATCTGGCAATCTAACAAGATTCGGATTTTTATATCCAACAGATACCACTCAAACAAGTTTATCGTACACTATTGATGTAAGCGATACTGTAGATATCGGAATCGTTTTACCCGTTAAAGATTTAAGATTACCCACGTGGGATGGCACCAGTGCATTTACTGTCTCAGTATTGCCTGGTGTCAACGGTGAAGAATACGTAACCTATCAATACAGAGTTGGAACCCAACCTAGTTTTGTTACCACATCTAATGTTAGCACAGATGATATAGTAATGATAAGCGGGTATTCAGATTTATTAAATAATAATAAAGATTTAACCGCAATTGTAACTTCCGTTACACCAACATCTTTTACTATTAAACGACAAATAGGTTCAGCTACAAGCGATGCTTTAGCTTTTGATTCAATCGATATTGACGGAACTGTATCGGGCGGATTTCCATCTGGCAAAATCACTTTGACATATAGCGGCACACATAATATATCAACTGGTAACAGAATCGGTCTATATGATACAACAGCATTATCATTAAACCCGACTTCAAGACCAGCTAATAGTACGTATTTCGTATCAAGTGTTTCAGGCTCTACAATCATTGTGCCTATCAATACATCTATTCCAGGCGGTACAATAACAAGTGCTACATTAAACGGTGCGACATTTAAAGTTTACACAAATGTCACTAACTTAGCCGCTGGTGATTTAATTAAGTTTAGAAATATTGGTGCAAGCTTTTCAAATAAAATTTATCAAGTTTCAAACGTTGGTGTAGGATACTTTGAATGTACAATAAATAACACTGCTGGAACTTTTAGTATTGTTGCTGCAACACGTTATGATTTCCAATCTTACGGTGCAGACGTAACCAATGCTTCAACGATTTCATCCGTATCGAGGTCTGGATCAACAGTAACGGTAACGTTATCTGCCGCACCGCCATACACACCATCAACTGGTGATTTAGTACAAATATCTGGATTAAACGTTCAGGATTGGAGTAGTGTCACAACTTATGTTATAGGCGATGTCATAGAGTATAACTCTTTATTGTACAAATCACTGCAAAATGCAAACCTAAATAATCCACCAGACATAAGCCCAACCTTCTGGACCTTGACGGATGAAAATCTTGAGGGCGTATTCATAGTAACAAATACTGGCCCGTTAACATTTACCTATAAGTATAGGTCAACTGCTGGATCTTCTTCTGCTACTGGCGGAACAGCTACAAAAATGAAATCTGTAGCTAAGCTTGCTAGATGTATTGGCGGAAGCTCGAGTTACTTACAAATCATGTCAGTAGGCGCTACAGCGCAAGAAATTATTGACTATGTAGCTAATAATATTAGCGATATCATTTCTATTACAAATGTTACTGGCGGTAGCACAAGCGCAACTGTTTCAGTAAGTACTGAAAACTCTTCACAATACTTAACTGGTAATATAACAAACTATAGAACAACCAAAAGCTCACGAAAAGTTGTTTTTACTACTTCTGCAGTAGTACCAAAAGGAAGCACAATAACTGTTTCTGGCATTTCATCGGATTATAATAAGACTTATACAGTATTAGATAGCGTTGCTTCTGGCGGCGGAAGCTTGATAACTTGCCAGTCAGAGAAAACAGCAGCTACAACTGGAAACAATGCGGTTGCTGGTACATATCTTGGAACCTTACCGTATGTAATGTTATATGACGGTGCAAATAGCATTTCGACTAGCGATTTAACAATTAACCCACAATTCAATTTAAAACAAGCTTGGACCGATGCTCCTGAAATTGGCGAAGAGCTTTGTATTGTCGCAGCGAATAAAGAACATCTATATCGTTTTTGGAATAGACTAATTGTTAGCGGTATTAAAAACGTAGCAAACGTAGAAAACCCAAAATATAATGAAGAGTTACAAATCTCTAGTCAAAAATTAGGTACTGAAGGCTCGGTTGAAGTTTTAAGCGGAACAGCTAATTCAGCAACTGTAGCTTTAGTCGGTTCTGGCAAATCGCAAAACAATAGATTGGGCCTAATAACTATCCCATATCAATTGCGTCAAGGTTTAGTACCAGGAAACTGGATATCGTTAAGCCAAACAATTCAAGAGAAAAAGACAAACGGCTTTGATGATACAACTGTAATTAGTGTTTCAACTACATCTTCTATAGCTACTGTATCTATTGCATCTGGTTCTGGACAATTTATAACAAAACGCAGTACTAGTATAAATAATACTACAGTCTTTAAAGTTGAGCGTCACGGTAATTTCACAGCTTTCGTTAAAATTGATGGAACCTCACCTGCATTATATACCGCAGGGGTTCAAGAAGGCGACTGGGTAAGAATCGCAAACGTTTTACCTCAAACATGGAATATCGGAAAATCATATATAGTTGGAAATAAAGTAAAATATGGTATTTCTGAAACAAGATATGTATCTATCCAAAATGGTTCTGGACAACAGCCAGACATTTCGCCAGCCTATTGGAAACAATATAGCGATTATTCAGTAAACCTATCTTATTCTACTGGTGATTACGTTCTTTATAGCGGAAGGTTATGGATTGCTTTAGCTTCTAGTACGCCAGCTTCCCCAGTTATTCCAGGAAATGACGCAACGGTTTGGAAGAACTTTGAGTTTGATGTTGGTAATGCTGGTGTATATCAAGTTGTTAGAGTTTACAATCAAGATACCTTCTGGGTAGAAGGTGATTTGGTTGAAGAAGTCACTCAAATACTAGACCCAGCGGATATGACTTTTTATAGTTATGATTCAATAATGCCTGGAGATATCTTAGTTGTATCTGGTGACGTATTGGGTCAAAAAAATATTGGCCAGTATGAAGTTCTAGATGATGCAGTTGATGGCTCATCTTTGTTCCCATCTGCTTCAACTGTTTATACAAAAGCATTTACCGAAAACGCATCTTTAAAACCATTAAGCAATAAGACTGATCAATTCTTCTTTTTAGAAAAAACACCAGTCAAGCTTTACAAAAAGATTTTATCTGTCGGACCCGCTGAAGGCAGTTTAGCTAACGTGCTAGTAGACTCGCCTGAGTTAATAACAAGACTGACAAGCTCGAGCGGTGCTTATCTGACAATGCTAAACAAGCTTAACTACGATACCAATATACACCATGGTATTGATGGCTATCAGTATTACACTGGCTTGATGCAAGAAGTCAACAAAGTAATATACGGCGATCCAACTTCTGTGATCCAATATCCTGGATATAAAGCTGCTGGTGCTAACGTTGATATTAAACCTGCTATTATCAAAAAGATAACAATGTCGTTGAGCGTCAGAATTAAAACCGATCTCACATATTCAGAAGTTCAAGATTCTGTTAAAGCCGCTGTAGCTGGATATATTGCAACTCTAGGTGTTGGTGAAAGCGTATCTTTATCTGGAGTTATAGCTACAGCAACAAACTTAGAAGGAATCGTATCGGTTGTTATAACTGACCCCACATTTGCTTTGGGTAGCGATTTAATTAAAGTTAACCCTGATGAGAAAGCTTTAGTAATTAATCCAGCCACGGATATAACTGTTACCATAACAGGTACTTAAAATGGATAACACTAAATTATTTAGGCAGTATTTATCCAACTACATAGATGGACCAAATATTAATGCCATTCTTTATGCTTTTGGCGAAGCATATAATATTTTAGAACAGAACGGCGTAGCAGTAACAGATCAGCTAACAATATCGACAGCTTCCGAAAGATACCTTGATAGATTATTAAGCGACTTAGCTATTACTAGACCGCCAGAGCTTGGTATTTCTGATTACTATTTTAGAAAAATAGGTATAAACATAACGGCATCTAAACAGATAACCAGTTCGTTACATTCAATACTGGAAATATTTTATGGTCCTGATTTTGTGCGGGGCAGCACGATCTGTACAAAAAGCGAACCATATGATCTATCAGGAAATCCAGATTTAAGTCTTATATTTGAAGACGGCGAAGTTAGAACGCTAGTGTTTTATTCAGCTAATTTTAGTAACGTGTTTCAAGCTACAGCTCAAGAAGTAGCTAACGTTATTAATGTTTGGATTAAAAATCAAAATTTAAACGCTTATGCAACTGTTGAAACAGATTTTGACACAGGATTAAAATATGTAAAACTATACGGTGGAGCAAAAGGACCTTATAGTTTGATTCAAGTTTGGGGCGGAAGAGCACAATCGATATTAGAGTTTCCAACGATGCGTGATACTAAACTGGCACCGTTAAATACTACGACTTGGCAGATAACTAAAAATAACGAAACAACTATTAGAGTTAGATGGGACGGCGGACCGAAACCTAGCTTAGATAAAGTACTTATTGATGATAGAGTTTTAATTTATGGCACACCGTTTCAAAATGCTAATTCCGAATTAATAGGTTCGTTCACTATAACGAACGTTAGCCCTCCTCAGAGCATTCCTAACGCAGATTCTGGATGGTTTGAATTCAAAGCTGTTTTACAAGATTTAAAAAACTCAACCCCTAATGCATATCCACCACCAAATAGCCCTGGAAATATATATAGTTACACAGTAAATCAAACTGTTTACGATGATTTAAAGTTCTTTTTAGCTAGAAAAAATACGCCTTATTCAACAAAAAGATATGCTTTAGCTTTTGAACCTGCGGCCAACCTACTTAAAATATATTTACCAGCCACAACAACGATATTAGAAAGAGATTTGATTGGTGCATCTCATTTGCACATGCTATATAACTATAGCGACTTTGATGGAACGTTTGGCGATCTATTAGATGATAATAAGAAAATTGAAATACTGAACACTTATTCTATTAGATACTATCAAGGAAGAGCTGACAACTCAGCTACTGGCGGAACGGTTACGTTACCTGGACCTACAGTTTTAAACATTTCTGAAATTTACAGAGAAAACGGTTATGTAACTATTATAACCGAAACCCCTCATGGACTTATTGGCGAAAATGAATGGCAAAACGGGATAGACTACACTGCTGGAACAATTAAGGTTTATAATAATTTTAATTGGTTAGCGTTACAAAACAGCGGGCCGTCATATGGTGGATCTAAACAGCCTGACGCAAATAGTCTTTTTTGGCAACAACAAGAGCCTACTAAAAACTATACAACAAGTACAATAATAGTAAATGCAACTGGTTTAATAGTTGACGATCCAGTAAATTCATTTTTAGGACCCTACACATTTGATTCGCAGAGCAATTACACGTTAGCTAGTGGTACTGGTTTTATAAGATCGAAAATAAACGCTGGCGAAATTAAAACTAATATTTTAGTAACTGGAGGGTTTTCCCAGCCTGAAGGTTATTTAATGTTCGACCTTAATGAAAACTCTCAAGAAGGTCCTGTAAAGTATTTATACAGTCAGCAACAAAAATCTAATATTATCACTAACATAGTTAACATTTCAAGAATTACAAATAAAGTAACTGTAACAACCAACGCTCCTCATAATGCAGTTCCTGGCTCTCAAGTAGTGATAAGCGGTACTACTACTTTTAATGGTGTTTGGACTGTAACAAATGTACCGTCATCTAATGTTTATGATTTTGTACATACTTCATCTGGAAGTGCTATTGAGACATCTGGAGTAAGCACCACGTTAATTGAAGAGAACACTTATTTGTTAACTTTAGAATCAGGCTATCAGTTTAAAGAAACCCATAACATATTATCAGATTTAGACATTGTATCTAATCCGCAAGCTTATGTACCTAATATAGACGGCTCTGATTATTGTGCATATCTTACAGGCTCAGCCGATGCAAGAATATATTGTGAAACGTTATTAAGAAGAATAATAGCCGCAGGTATAAAACTAGAAGTTATTGTAATCTATCCAAGTGATTTAGGTTTAGGCAATGAAGGCGATGGCACATCGCAATATCAAGCTGCACCAATATCAGAAGCGGCTACATACGTATGGGCATCTAGCTCAACTTAAAGGTTTTTTATGATCAGTAAAATTATAACAGGACCGTCACTACTAATAAAAATAAAACCAGAAAACGGTTTTGAACAAACTATTGGGTATGCTACAGATTTGCAATTAAATGTTGCACAGGGTCAAAAAGAAATCTTTGGTGTTGATAGTCCATTTCCATTTGAAATAGCTCAAGGTGCCGCCCCTTCTTTGGTTCGCGGGACCATGGCTGTATACGTTTTAAAAGGTACGAACTTAGAAACCATAGGGCTAGTTCCATATAGAAGCGATGATTCTAAAGAAACTATATCCCCAAATTCTAAGTACATTGATATCAATATATATGATAGAGCTTCTAAAACTTTAATATATGGTATTAAAAACTGCAAAGTTTCCTCATATACAATTTCTGTGTCAACTAGAAATGTTTTGCGATGTTCGCTTACATTTAGTGGTATATTATTAGAGCCAGGATAACTTATTGATTTTGCTATTTTTTTAATAATAACTTAATCTGATAAGTAAATACACAATTTATGTCGGTTAAACGAAGATTAAAATTTTACAGCGGTATTCGTCTTGATATACCACATATTCGTTCGCTAGAATCATCTGTATCTTATGATTTCGATTCGGCTTTGCGTGGTGTTATAACTGGCATATCTAGTCCATATGTTGTTAGAGGTTTTGATTTTGTTAATGCAACTGGACTACAAGCATCCAATCTTCAAATCAATGTTGCAAATAGCGTTATCTTACATAGCACCGCTAGTGAAAGCGGTACAATCTTACAAGTACCTTCAACAGAATCAGTTCAAACATTAAATGCTTTAAACTCTAATGTTATCGGATCATTTCAAAATGGCGTAATCAACTACGTAGCTTTAGATTACAGAAGAGTTACTGACGAAAACTCAATCGATCAAACTGCTGGATGGTCACCCTCTGAAAAAATAGAGTTTCAAAGAACAGTGCCCATTTCTTCGGTGCTTGAATATAAGTTTGTAATTACAACTTCTGGCTTCGGCAACCTTTTACCTTTATATATAGTCGGCGTTGATTCAAATGGATTTGTAACTTTTGTCACAAACTCTAAGCCTTCTCTATTTAGACTTGGTTCAGGTGGAGCTAATCCTAATCCGTTTAATTCTTTTGCTTTTGGAAACCTAACCAATCCACAATCAGGCAACAGAAGAGAATATATTTACACTGGTTCAAGCACTACAAATCCTGTAAGTGTTTCTCCTGGTGATGATGCTAATGCTTTTGATTATGGTGACTGGTCTATTCATTCATTAAAAGAATGGATGGATGCAGTAATGACCAGGTTTAAAGAAATAACTGGTTCTGCATATTGGTACATAGATAGCAACTTACCTTATGGTCCTGCAAGTTCTTTAAGTTTAGCTAACGTTTGGTTTGATTCTGGCGCTGGATCAGTAATGACTGGTGCTGGAAATATTGCATACAATTATGTATTGCAAGCTGACTTAGCTTCTGGTTGGTCAACAGGTGTAACGTCTGGTGATTCGTATATTAAAGGTTCTTTGTCTGGTGCTACTGCTGTATTAAACTCTGTAATAAGCGATGCGACTTACGATTATTTATTAGTAACTGATGTTATAGGTAGTTTTGATTACGGCACTCCAGAACCTATCGTTAATAGAAGAATATTTAGACATAATTCGAGCTTATTTAATTTAACTACTTTCACTAGTGGCGGCTCGAGATATGCAATTTATCAAAGAATTCCAGTTTCAACTGCGACTACTGTTGCAGCTACATTAGCTTCTGGACCTGGAACAGATGAGTATACAGTTACTTCAGCAGGCCATGGTTTATCTAATGGTAATATAGTTTGCATTATAAACGGTACAAATAAAAAAGTAGTTTACGTACAAAATGCTGCGGCCAATACCTTCACTTTTAAAACGAAATACTTAAATGGTGTTGCAGTAGGTGCAATTACACTGGCTAAAGTAACAGCTCAAGTAGACCAAAGCAAACATCCTTTTAAGTATAACTACACTTCTGGTGCAAGTTTTGATTTAGAAGTTAAAGACGCTAGCCCAGAAGCATATAATACATTTGACATATCTGCAAGTGCTTATTCTCCAGTTGATTTTGTTTACTCAATTGGTTCTAGTAGTTTGCCTGCACCTATTGATGGTTCCGGCCCTATTATTTTTGATGGTGAAGTAACAAGTTCAAATGTTTCACCAGTTGGTGATTTGCCAGCAGGCGCTACATCTAATCCATATAACGGCCCAGTAAGTTGGGATAGCGACATATACATTAAAGGTATTGTAGGCAATAGATATTTTAAAGTACCTTCAACTGCTACCGCAGACCCTGCTGGAACTGCTGACATTTACGGAGCTGGCACTGCTTACTTAGAAAATGGTGAAGTAGCCTATATAGTTTTAGATAGAAATCAACCCGTAAGTAGCAGTCAATTGTTTTCATGTGTTGCTGGCGGCCCAATAGTCGGATCTTCTACGCCAGTTGATTCTAGTGGTAATCCATTAGTAGCTGGCGACTTTGTTAAGTTTGCAAACGAAAGCGATCAATACTGGCTAAAAATTGACAGTATTATAGGAAATACAATAACTGTAGTAAACGACAGCGGCGGAGCAGTTTCAACATTACAAAGACCTGCTAATAGCGGAGTTCTTTTGTATTCTAAAGGTTCTTACAGTACTGTTTATGTTGCACCACATTGGCAAGTAAATGCTAGCATTGATACTTACTGGTTAGCAGTTAGAAGAGACTTCTCTGGTGTTTCAAAAGTTTACTTTAGAGCATTAGAATTACAGCCTGGTGAATCAAGAACTATAAATGATAATCAATCAAATAATATTTTGATTTATACTGGAGCTGGAACTGAAGCCGCTACCTCGCCTAACTATAGTCAAATAGATAACGGCCAATGGAGTAAAACCCAAACTCTAAAACTTCAATCATCAAACGCTATTGATACTTACAGCAAGCAAATAAGCTTTGTTGCAGCACCAAATCTTGGCTTCCAAAAAGAAGATAAACTCCAAGATGCTTCGGGCAATTTATATACTATTGAATCACTATTAACTAGTAAGACTGTTATAGTTAAAGAAGACGTTTCTGCATTAGTTAGTGGTGCGACCATAACTTATTATAGAATTAACTACGCTATTGGCGAATCAGATAATTTGACACTAGCTGCTAGAAAAGAAGACAGGGAACTTGCAAAAGTTAATACTGAACTTTCAAGACCTGTATACGATGAATCTGTCTATGTTCAAGACATGCCTTTAACTCTAAATCCAGGTAAAAATCTTAAGTCTGGAAGTTTTGTATATATTGGTACTCAAAATGCTCCAACCGCACTAGCTTGGGTATTGTATGGTACTAGTGCTCAAACAGAAACTATTGAAGGTTCTTCAATAACAATGCCTGGAGGTTCTGTTTTTGGTGCAGGTAATTCATTAGTTCATATTTATAGCTCTGGTACAAATGGTGGATTTACTCACGGCTCTACAGTTTATCAAAATGGCGTGGCAATAGGTACTGTTAATAATGTTGCAAATCCTGATTTTACAGCCCCTGCCATTTTAGCAACAAACTCTGTTGAAATGGTTTTACCGCCAAATAGAAGAACACAGGTTGTTAATGGCTCTACTTACTTAACTTGGCCATCTAATTCGTTCTACAGTAAAGGCGATAGCTATTTATCTGGAGAAGATTTATTAGTTATTGCTAACGATAGCATTAGAGAAGCTAATATTGACTATACTGAGACATTTGGCGGACCTAAAGCTAAAATTAGGATTGATAGAGACTTACCAGCCAATACAAGAATCAGGTTTAGGTCTTTAGGAACAGTTGGTTCTCCAGTTCACTCGAGCGGTGCTGGTATTATCGATTTACAATCTTCTTATAGTGCTGGCAACACAATTAATACATCTCTTTCAAACCCAGTTACTGTTACAGCGACTGGAGCTGATACCGCTATTTCATTGACTGGTAATTTAGAAATCAATGGTGGCGGAACTAACGGTATATTTGGTAACACCGATCAAAATTTTGTAATTGGCGATGAAACAAATAAGCCAGCAGAATCTTGGACAGCTAAAGAATTTGTAAAAACTCATGCAAACTGGGCTAGCTCAGCGTGGTCTAATAAAACAGCGGTTCAAGTAACAACTAACAGTTCTCCTACTATTGTAACAGGTTCTGGTATTACAGTTAACACCAGTACAGTTGTTAGAGTTTGCATGACTGCTGTTGGCAGATCGAATACCAGTACTGGATATGCCTCGTTTAGAATTGAAGGTATGTTTAAACGAGAAGCTGGAAACGTTGTAGCAATTGGTTCGCCGATTAGTACTATTATAGGTCAAGAAAATGATGGTACTTCCACCTCATTTATTTTTGGCGTTATGAATCCCGATACAATTTACGGTATATTAATTGGTAATCCATCTGTTCAGTTTAACTGGGCAACAACTATTGAATGGCAAGCAGTTAAAGATAGTGCTCCTTAATAGGTATTTATGGGTATTTTAAGTAAAATTAAAGGTTTTATAAAGTTATCAGAAGTTGCAGCTGATAGTGCTCAAACTTTATTGGATACCTCTGTAAACCAAGATGCTAATACCGTTATTATTCAAACCGCAAGCGCACTTGAAGATGCTTTAAGAAAACAAAGCTTATTGTTACTTTCTACTGGAAATGTAACTTGGGCATCTAACAAAATTACACCAGATGTTGGTGTAGATATGACTGTTAAGCTTTTTCAAAACTCTAACGGTCAAACTATCAACTTAAATTTAAGCTATGCAAATTTCTCATCTGGAGTTTCATTGCCAAACGATGGGGACGTTCTTTATTTAGAATTAAACCGAAGCCTATTAACATCTGGAACTATTAGTATATATAATGGTGGTGGAAGCACTGGACAAAGAGCTGTGGTAGGCTCTGGAATGCCGCCTTTGGTAAACAATCAATCTGGCGGATTTCAAGGCACTATCTGTATTCCTATTGCTGTTAGACAAGGAACTAATCTTTGGTGGGTGCCTAGTAATTTTTATTGGGCTACAGGAACTGTTGGTACTTTAGGCACACCTGGTTCTACTACTGCTGTTCCAGTGGGTAGTGTTTTTTCTTTTGCTGGTTCCGTAACACCTACAGGGTATCTACTCTGTAATGGCGATATTATACCCAACGGAGTTGGTACGGTTCAAGGAGTAACTGCAAACTGGAGTGCTTTATACGCAGTTATTGGCTCTACATACGGAGTAGCAGGGCAATTACCTGATATGCGAAGAAGAGTCGCTATGGGTGCTGGTGGCTCAGGAACTGGGACTATCGGGAACGCTATTGGTAATACAGGTGGCGAAGAAAACCACACTTTAACTGCTTCTGAATTAGCCAGTCATACCCATACTGGTAGCAATCAATATGTAAGAGTTGGGCCAAACAATGTTTCGCCGCCAACACCAGGACAGACATTTCTTCAATACGGTTCTGTTCCTACATGGACAGCAAACTGGTACAATAGTGGCGGTGGTGGTGGAACTGGCTCTCCTAGTGATAAGGGTGTTTTTGTTCAGGGCGCATCGGATGATTACACTCAAAAACTACCAAATGGAGCTTCTGGGCATAATAACATTCAACCTTCTTTAGTTTTAAATTATATTATTAAGGCTTAATTATGGCAGAGATTAAAACAGAAAAAATTAGAGTTGGTTCAGGAGATTTAACTTCCAGTACTTATTCTACTATTTCTTCAGGGACTGCTGCGCCTAGCGGTGGAAATGACGGGGATATTTATTTTAGGGTATCAAATTCAAGTTCGGATATTTATTTTAAGCGTGGTGGATCTTGGCTTTCTATATCTACAAATTTTGCTACATCAACATTAAATAATCTTATTGCACCAACTGCTATCAATGCCAGTTTATTATTTGGTTTTGATGGCGGTGCAGATATCGGTGCTTCTGGGGCAAGCAGACCTAATAATGTTTATGTTAAAAACAGTATTAACTTGAATAGCTTAACTGCAAGTTCTTTATTGCAAACTGATGGGTCTAAAAACTTAGCGTCACTAGCAAATGGTACAAATGGTCAAATAATGACCATAGCATCTGGTGTACCATCATGGCAAAATCCTCCTGCTACTGCTGTTCCAACTGGTTCTGTAATAACATATGCTGGTACTAGTGCTCCTACTGGTTGGTTATTATGTAATGGAAATACAGTTCCGAATGGAGTAGGTACTGTTCAGGGTGTAACTGCAGATTTTAGTGCTTTATATGCAGTAGTTGGATCTACTTACGGTGCTGCTGGTAAATTACCGAATTGCCAAGGCGTATTTGTTCGGGGTAACGGCACTCAAACTATAGGGGCCAAAACTTACACAGGAACACTTGGTACTTATCAAAACGATACTACGGCCATAAATGGAATAAGCATGGCAAGCGACGGAGATCATTTCCATCAAATTTTATGGAACACTTCTTTAGGCGGGCCAGCAAGAAACGGTCAAGTTGTAACTAACGTCGCAAATACACAATATGTAAACTCAGGAATCCCCGACAACACAAATATTATCGCAAATGCGGGAATCCACACCCATACCTTAACAGGAGATTCTGAAACTAGAGCGGCAAATCTTGCTTTAAACTATATCATTAAATACTAGTTTATGATCAGCAAAGACGAAATTTTAATGGGTAGAGATAAGCAATATCCTGATGAATACACTGAAGAAATATCCAATAACGTTGATCAGTTATTAGAAATAATGAATCAAGTCCGTAAAGCTTATAATAAGCCTATGATAGTAGCCTCTGGCTGGAGACCTTCCGCAATTAATGAAGGAACATCTAACGCAGCTAAGAATTCTAATCATTTAAAAGGTCTTGCAGTAGATATTAAAGATACGGATGGAAGTCTTTGGAAATGGGTCCTAATGAATTTAGGGCTAATGAAAAAATTAGGGATATATTTTGAAGACAAGAGATGGACCCCAACTTGGGTTCATTTTCAAATTGTACCACCTAAGTCTAAAAAAAGAATCTACGTACCTTCAACCGCACCTGCTAAAGCTGAGGATATTTGGGACGGGAAATACGATCCAAAATATAATTAGCTATGTATCGAACAATCGAAAGCTGTCGAGCTGTCATCCAAAAATATTTGGGTAGATATGGAACTTTGGCACCGCATGAAGCCGAAGAACTAGAAAGAGCCTACCAGGAAATAAAGGATATACAGAAAAATTGTACACATAGTTTTAACGAGTTTACATGCTTTTCATCTAAAATAATGCAGTGTAAATATTGTATGCTTAAAATGGATGATTACGGCTGATATTTAATATTCAGTTTCTTTTCTATTACTTTAAGTCTTGCTTCAATCAATTCAGCCCTAATTCTTTTGATTATCATCCATCGATGGTTAAAATCCATTTCCTCTTGGATTTTTCTTATATTATATAAAGCTGTTATATTAAATAACACCGAAATCAATAAGCCAATATATAAAAAGTTGCTTCCTATCCTAGTTCCTTTAACCTTCTTGTTCTTTTTATTTGACATTTTTTAAATCAATCCTGCTGATCGTTTTCTCTTTCTTTAATTACTGATTTTTCAACACCCCTTAAAGCTCTTAGCTCAATTGAAGATAATACAAAATCCCAAGTTCCTTTTGGCATATCTTTTGGACGTTTTTCCACCGCTTCTCTGCAGTATCCAGCTATCTCTTCCAAACAAGATTGAAGTTCTTTTACTAGTTCTTTATTAGTCATTTTAACTCCATATTTAATCTTCATAAACCATTCTGAATTTTAAATCTTCTTCGTATTCAAAATGATTAAAATTGTCTATTCTAAGCCTACCAGAGCTATTGCTTTTATTGATATATTCTACTAATACCGATTTATCTAACGGATGATGTTTTTCTTTAAATTCTTTCCATGAATACCAGCCGTCGGCTTCTTTTAATCCGCAATACAAGCTTTGACATTCGTATTTAACACTAGTAAACAATGCATCTACTTTCATTTGAGATGAACATATTTGGCATTTCATAAATACCTCAATATATACTTCTATTTATTGTAATCCAGCCATTCATAAACCCATGGCTTTTTCCAACTTTTATCAACTTCAAATCTTCCTAAAACTATACTAAGAGCATCTTTATATATGTCTTCTGTGTAAGGAACATTGTTTTCTTTGCAGTATTCCATAGCCAATTCTTGGGTCAGGTCCTCAATAGATTCAGTGATTTTACCGTTAGCCATATACTACTCCGTTAATTCATTCTAGGCTCAGAATCTTTGTAAAGACCTTCTTTTACGCTTCTCGGTAGAGACTCAAAATTATAATAAAACAAAAAATAACTAAAAACACTTTAGTTTTAAAAATCATTGATTATTTTGTGATCTAATTCATACCAATTTGTTTTTTTAACTTTTATTGCCATAAGGCCTCTTCAACTTTTACTTTTAAATTTCCTGCGCACACACCTTGGTGCCATACGGCGTATAACGCTTCTTTTATTTTTTCGTTTTCTTTTAAAAGCCGTTCTGCAAGTTCTGTGTCTTTTTGACCTTGTTCGTAGCCAGCCTCAAACATGGCAATTTCACATCCGGTTGGCGCTTTTAAAGTTGGAAAAAATTTAGCCAGACTGTTTTGCCAAAATTCAACAGCTTTATTTTTTACGTCGTTTTCCATGTTTTAACCCTTTTTTAAAAGTTTTTTGTTTTTTATTAATTTTATGTTTTTTACTTAAAACTTTTTTAAGCGTTAAAAACAGGTTTTTTAAGTCCCATTTTAATGTAACAAGCGGGGCATAAAACAAATTAATAGTTTTGTTTATAAAGCCAGTCTTTAACATAAAAGGGTTATAAAACCTAGAAAGACCATTTTTTGCTTGCCACATGCCAACAAGCAAACCTTGAACATTTTTAGGGTTGCTATAAAAGCAATCGCTTTTATTATTTTTAAAAATAGATTTTAATTGACTCCAAAATTCATCGCTAGTTAAAAACTCGTTTTCTTCTTTGTGGGCCAAATAAATGCCGGTATATTTGTATATGTAACTTTTTAATTTTAAAATTACTTTTTTCATTATTATAACTTCCTGTTTACTTTATAATGAACAGCTTGTTACAGTGAACAGTGGTTTCATCTGTTTTCCATATTTTTTAATAGTTTACCGCTAAGTACGGCTGTTGCTTGTGATGTGCCAGTTAAAGGTTTACCGTTTTGATCTTCTACCCTCTCGCCTAAAGCCCAGTTTGTAACTGCGTGACCATAGTTAGAATGGCCCATTTTCTTACCTTCTGCGCTTAAGCTGCCAACTACGTAAAGGTTTTTATTAGGCTTTAAACAAGCTGGAAAAAAGTTACATTTTTCATCTAAATTTGAACCATTGTTACCAGCAGCCACTACAACCTTGATATTTGAACTAAGAGCTTTCTTAACAACTTGATCTTCGCTAAGGCTGTAGCTTTCACCGCCACCACTAAAATTTATTAGGGCAGCTTTTAATTCAATTGCGTATTCAATTCCTTGAAGTTCTTTTCTTAAGTTACTAGAGAAAAAAAGTGATGTGGACAAATAATATTTAACTGAAAGAATACAGTATTTTTTCTTGTTAAAGCTTTTAATGATTTGCCAAGCAACGTTAGTTCCGTGACCGTTATAGTCAAAAAGACCTTCTCCAGTGTAATCTCTGTGACCATTAACACAAAGGTAAGGTGTAACTTTATTATCTTTAAAGTTAATACCAGTATCAAGAACTACAACTGGGATTCTTTTGTCGGTAAATTTTGACAGATAAAGCATTTCGGTTGCTTGATCGTTATCAAAAGCAAATGAAACATTGGTTAATGTTAGGATTATTAGTAATGCTAATTTAACGTTTCCCATTCTTAAGTCCCTTCCTGAGTATGAATATATCATACAGGGACTTTTTAACAATTTCAAGTGGGAAAGGCAGCGATTTTTTAAGTAAATCTACGATTTTATTAACTTTTTTAAGACTTCTAGACTCTACTTCAATAAATACCCTCTTATCGTTAACTACTTGATATACGCTGACATTTGTATCAAACCTGTCTAAAAATAATACAGTATATCTTTTCTTTAAGTTTTTCGGCTTCTTACCGTATTCTGCTGTTTTAAGCTTAATAGCTTGGTCTACATCAATCACATCTAGGTCGATTTCTAGTCTATCTAGATTATCGCCTTTATCGCACTTTTTAACGGTCATTTGACCTTTGCCTTTTTTACTCTTCTCCATTTGTCTTACTCGGACAAAATCTACTGCTGGAGCTGGCCAATAATAATCAGTTCTTTCATCAGTAATAGTATGAATAGGTTTAAATAGGTTTCTGCAAAAGTCGTCAATCTTCTTTAAACTATTGCAACCTTTAACTAGTAGCTTTACTTCTATTTCCCTATTCTTGTATCCCATTAACAACCTTCTCTAGTTCAGCCATTGTAGCTTTAAGTTTTGTTAATTTTTTACTTAAATCATTATTGATTGCAATTAATTTCTTATAATTATTAATAGCATTAGAATAGTTATATTTAACAATATCGTCTTTTAATCCATGGGCAAAGGTACGGGCTATTTCAATATCCTGAGTTACTTCTCCAATTTGTGATACTAGTTTATCCATAAGTTAGTCAAACTTTTCAATTTCTTTTGTTTCAGCAAAAATTTTTTCACCATTTTTAAAAAACATATGAAAATCAAACGTATTTGGATAATGCTTTAATAGCCAATAAGCTTCTTTTCTAATAGATTTCGGTATTTTTGGGGTTTTCTTAGGGTCTATTAGGTTTAATAGAAACCTTCGTGTATTTAATATTGCATTTGTTCTTTCATCAGGTAAAGTCATAATAAACTCCTTTAACTGGTATAATTATTGCACAATAAATCTTTATTGTAAAGATATTAGGTTTTTATGCCTGACCGTCTTCAACTGCCCCTCTTTCTTGTTTGCAGTTTTCGCAAGGGCATGAGTTTTTATAGTTTTTATCTAGAATTTCTGGATGAATCAGGTTTGCAATACCTTTTGTAATAAAAAGTATGGGTACTGTAATTAATCCAGCAGTAGCGGATATGATTGAGGTTAAAGTTCTTTTTACAAAAACAATTGGTAAAACCAAAAAAACCCCAAACAATTCAATTGATGCCGCTATAATCTCTCTTGTTTTCAATGTATTATTCATTTCTTACTTTCCCAGTTATTAAAGAACCATTTATTAAATTGATTCAGGGTCATCCTGCTCAAGCCAACAAAATGATTTTTATAGTCTCTGTATAGATTATTTTTAAATTCCACCTTTAATTCGTTTTGCTTTTTAGCATGTTTTTTAATTGTTTCTTTAGACTTTTTCATTACTACTTTCTATACAATTTCTTAGTTGAGCTGACCTCTGGAGTAGCGTTTACATTAGCGTCAAATGCCTTAACATTTGATACGTTTTTGTTCTTGTCTGTAAAACTAAACATCATGCCAGTATGATCGGGAGAATAATCAATATCAACAGATTCTGAAACAGAATTAGTTTTAATGTACTCAAGGGCAAGTTCTAGATCTTTTAGTTTAATTCTCATTGTCTTTTCTTTCTTTTAAATCCTTTTTCATACTATAATCCACCACTCTTCTTTATTCCTCATTAAAATTGGCACCCTATCACTTTTTGCTCCTGCACCGTCTTCTTCGCAAATCTGACCGTCTATTAATTGTAAATAGTGTTCTCCACTTTCATCATTGTAACATGAATTTTGAAGTTTATTGCCATTCAAAAAAGCTTGCATAACCTCTTTTGGGTTTTTAAGGGGCTTTGATTTCCATGTCATGCTATAATTTCCCTTTTTCACCTTTTACTTCAAGTTCTGTTACATAGAATTGCTTAAAAGGTGATTTTACCAAATTATATTCTCTTATTAATATTTCTAATTCACCAAATTCCGAATAATCTAAATTTATTTTTTTACCACTATTAAAAGAAAATGTTAAACCATTTCCGTCGTTTTCTAAACTTGCAGCCATTTTACCTTTTACCTTATTTGTCCATTTATTGTCAAGCTTAGAGTAAAAAAGTTTTAAAATGTAATGATGCGGAAAATTTTCTTTGCCGCCAAAGGTGTTAATTATTTTTTCTTTTAATGAATAAATTGAGTCAGTGTTATCTTTTAAATATTTTTTAACCATATTAACTATCCTTATTATAGTTTATTCCTCGTTTTATAGCTTCAATTACTTGTTTTTTTACAACTTTTTTGTGTATTCTAAACTTTTTAGATTTAATTTCTTTAAGAAAATATTTTTCTACCCACAAAGGTATTTGAAAAATAGGCTCGCCTTCTGGTGCAACAATATAAAATCTTCCAGGCGTTTCTTCCCCGTACTTATTTTTATAATTATTTGGGTTCATTTTTTATTAATTAGTCTCCTTGAAGCAAATCCTCATCATCCATTCTAAAATCTGGATAATCAGTATCTTTAATTTCCTGGACTAAATTTTTAATAGATTCTGCACTAGCCATCTGCTGTTCTTCAACATGAACAATATTGTCTTTTTTATGCTTCATTATATCAGCTGGCGAAAACTTTTGTAAAGATTCTATATTAGCAATCTTATTAGCTGCTGCGTAAGCATCAGCCTCTTTTGAAGACTTAGTATATACTGAACCGCATTTAAGGCCCAATCCGTGAGTTCTGCATTGCTCGAGTTTAGTTTCTGAAACGAAAGCGTTACCAGTTTGAGACAGCCTGCTCTTAGAAATATAGAACTTAATGATTTTGCTTTCTTTATTATCAACCGACCTATTGATAGTTATTACGTTATCGGCACCCTGAACAATATTGTATGCTTCTGCAACATCTTCCATCTCGAGCATTCTATCTAAATCTCCACGGTTAATTTTGGCACCTTCTCTGTTAGCTTGAACTGGGAATAACCCGTGGAAATTATAGTGTTTTGTAATAGTATAAAACTGATCGTAAACAAAACTTCTTTCTTCCCATACAGAAGAAGGCTTATTAGAAAAATGTCTCGATCGCAATTTCGCTGGATAATCAACAACTAGCAGGTCATAGCCTTTACCGACTTGAGAAATAAGCTTTTCTTGACGTTTTTCAATAATTGCTATTACGTTTTCAACATACATTTCGCTAGGTTTGGTATGCGGTATATACGTTAAAAACTCATTAAATTGATGTGAAGCTACTTCTAATTTCTTTTGAAGCTCTAAGTCATGTGAAACCCTGGAAAGGTCTATACCGCTTATTGCGCAGAAGTTTTCAAAGAATCTGGTTTTAATATCATCAGCTTTTTGCTCATGGGTAATCAATAACACTCTTTTGCCCATTTTAATGTTGGCACTAATAATACTTAAAACTGTACTGGTCTTACCAGAGTTCGAAGCTCCGATAAGAACCGTACAGTCACCCTTAGACAAGCCGCCCGTAGTTAATTGGTTAAAGTCGTTGGCATCACTTAAAGAAGCGTTTTTAGGTGTCTTAGCTGAACCTGGAATAAGTAGATCATCAAACAATGGGTGACCTATAGTGACGCAATCTTTTAAACCTTCTGTTCGCCTTTCAAAGAAAGATATCGGATCAAGAAAGTTAACAGTGTCATCTGGATTGAATGATGTATTATTTAAATCTCTTAGTTGTTTATGTAAAGTATCTGAAGCAGCCTGGTAATCATGCTTATTAAATAAAGTTTCACCTGTAAGCAATAGGTTTTTAAGTTTAATGATTCTAATCCAAGTAGTTAAATCTAGGCACATTAGATCCATGCCTACCTGATTAGTTGCGGCTAAACATTTATCAATATGAGCAAAATATTTCTGCTGAGTTCTAGCATCTGGATGAATTCTTACAAATTGCTGTTTAAGTTCTTCTGGTTTGATAAGTCTTTTTACTTCAAGCCTGTCATATAACTCGTAAAGAACCTTGGCTACAGCTTGAGTATCTGGATGCTGAAACCACCTGTGATTAATATACGTTCTACAATTTAGAAAGAATGAGTATTCTTTAAGGCAATAACCTATAATCGAATCTTGCCAAATCTCTGAAAACTTTAATACAATTTCATCCATTGATTTTGTTCTTTAATAATTTTTATTTACTTGGAATACCAAGCATTTTTAACAGCTTCTACATCAGATTTTAACATAGAATGAGCTTTTTTGTTACAAATTCTGCACTTAACTGGATATTTAGGCGGCATTGTAGTTACTACGGGTTCGTTTTTAATAAGCTCATAATATCCACCACATACACAATGGTCTGTATAAATATATGTGCTTTCCATTTTAATCCAATCAAATCCCATATATTCCTCCTAATAAGTAAAGCTTGAAAAATCAAAATCTATTTTTTTAGACTCATTTTTAAGCCATTCAGTATAATCAATATTATACTTTTTGCAAATAAGTCTGGCTTTTTTACGTACATCGCTAGAAACGTGTTTTGTAGTAGCATAATAACATAAATCTTTTTTGTATTTCAAAGGATTTTCATAAAATTTATCTTTAAGTTTTTTTAACTCTAAAGATTTGTTTTTATTGATTTTTTTATCTTTATGTCCCAAAAACTCAGTTTCTACATTAACGTCTTCTTGATTATAGACCAACTGATTTTTTATCAAAGTTGGGTTGGCATCAAAACTGACTATTGAGATATCACTGACGTTAAACTTTTTAGCTATCCATTTTGTAAAATTAACCATTCGTTGGTTGATATACCTAATCATCGTAAGGTAATCTTTTTTTTCTCGAGTCTTTCTTTTAGAATGTGCCCAGAATATTAAACCGTAAATCCTTATTACGTTATTGACATCCTCTATTTCAAATCCATTCATGGCAAACAAATACTTGGATTTCATGTAATGTTTTCTAGTCAGATAAGATACTATCTTATTAAAGTTTTGATCGTTTAATAAAGAATAATCAACCTTTTTGAAATACTTTTTAAGTATGTTACTTCTTAGGTAAACATCTTCAAAATTGTCTTTAATGTTTTTTCTCATCTCAATCTTTCAAGTATATAACAGTACTTAGCTGGTCTAGCCTTCTAGCTCTTTTAAAAGCTTCTAAACATTCTTCAAATGTGCATTCCCCGAAATCAGCTTTTTTACCTTCCAATCTACATCTTTCTTTTGCCGAACTTGGAACATCAATCTTATAAACTGGAATCCTAATTTTAGACTGGAGCTTACGCATTTCTGGAGCTGCGTCTTCATCTAAAGCTAAATAAATTTTTTGCGGTTTCTTTTCCATTATAATCTGTAATTGTTTATCACTTATTATTTTACCCATAGTTGACACTGCATTTCCACATAAATCAAATTTAATTGCATCTATAGGACCTTCTGTAATTATAACAAACTCATTTTCTTTAACATTATCTATAAACATCACAGAAGAAGCTCTTTGAAATCCAGTATTATTAAGCATTTTAGGTACAACGTCTTTACGGATAGTCCTGGCCTGCCATCCGATACAGGTATTTTCTTGAAAAACGGGGAATATAATTCTTTCATTTAGGTAATTAAACCATATTTTATATTTTTCCCCTATTGACTGAGCTATACCTCTTGACTGTAGATATAATACTCCTGGCATCGATGCTGGACTGTTTAATGTTTCAGTAAAAACCAACGGCCATTCTACTGGATAGACCTTTTCCTCATCGTGTAATGACGGTTTATTATCGTCATTTAAAGATAGTTTAAGCTCTACTTTTTCGCTATATTCTTTGTTTCCTTCATTATACAGCCTATCCATTGCGTCTTTAGATGTTATTTTAGCTGTCTTCATTAACCATTTATAAAATGGATGAGGGCCTTTAAATTCACAGGAACCCCTATAACAAATAGTATACCCGTTTGCTTTTAATATAGATAATTTATCTGACTGATTACAATCAGGGCATGTTGTGTAGATAGTTCTTGTTCTTTCTTTAAAATCAAGACCTTCTTCAACAATTATCTGTTTAATTCTTTCAGGTGTTAAACTGGCCATTTTTAGTTTTCCTAATTTTAACTTTGTTTAATTTAAATCATTTTCAAAAATATATAAATAGTCCCTAACGTCAATTCAATCCATTTCATCTATCTTTTCTTCAATCAATGCATCTAGCTCTTCTTCGTCTTCTTTGGAAAGCGGTACATCATTAAGAATTTTAGTTTCAAAATCTTCTAGTAACCAAACACCTATACCCCTATTTCCGTCTGCATCTGAACCATAGCTCGGGTCATAAGTATAAATAGCTCTCAAACTTACATTAACTTCAGTTTTAGATTTCAATTCAAAAACAAACTCCTTTTCTATCTCTTTAATTTTTTTCATAAAACTTCATTTTTAACTTTTTTAATTTCAGTTTTATTTAATTTAAATGATTTTAGAAAAATACGTAAATCTTTAACTAAATAAAAAATAACTAGAAAACCAGTTAAATAAAAAACTAAACTAAACACACACATAAAAATTATTAAAATCGGTAATACCATAAGTACCTCCAAGCTCATAGTACCATAGTTTTATTTTTTGACAAAATAATAAAAAACGTTTAATATGTATACATGATACATCAGTTAATACCAGCTTTTTGTGGCCTAATATTTAGTACTCAAGTCAATGCATGTTCTACTGCACTAAAACAGGCTACGGTAGAAACAAATGGGTTAATAACTAAAAAGGTTAACCAGTATAAATACGAGGTAGAAAACCTAGAAACCGTTAAATCTTTTAAAAATGACTACACAGCAACAGTTTTTTATTTAGGAACAATTGCCTATAAGCAAGAGGCTGTTGTAAATTGGGGGAACGTTACGGTTAGGGTAAAGCAAAATAGTGTGACTGCGGGAATAAGATGGAGATTTTAATAGCGATTGTCTTTACCTGGGCTTTGATAGTGTTCTTTTATTGTGAATAGACTATTTTAATAGTAGACACCCTAGTATCATTAGGGTCACCCCAATCATTTGTTTGCTATTTAAAGAAACTCCGCACAATACAATAGGCATTAAAATCCATATTAAAGATACTCCGACATCCCAAATAGCCGCTAAAAAATATACTTGGCTAGGATTGCTATTTGATTTAGCAATTAAACCCCACGACAGACCTAAAATTAAAGCACACATCGCACTTAAATACGGGTAATAAGGGGACTGTCTAAGCGGAGCGTAGGTTGCGCCAGCATACAAAACTGTTGTTAAATAACCCAAAAATAACAATAACAATTGAATTTTACTAACCATTTAATTTAGGGCTTTTCTGACAAAAGTTTATATCTCAAGGTTTCTAATACTGATAAAAGTTCTATTAATATACCTTCTTTTTTAGATTTGTCTTGTTCTTGACTCCAAAGATGCATCAAATTAAAAATGCCCTCTCTTTCGCTATCAGAAATGTTTTGTGAAGTAGCGTAATGAGCAGCATAAAGAGCTGTTGCAACCGAAACACCAGACTCTATCATTTTACCAGCAATTATATTAGCTTGTTGAATTAACTTAACATCTAAATATGAATATGTCATTTTATTCTCTAGCTAATTTGCATTTAGAGCACTGTTCATATGAATCTTGTAATCCATGAACAATTTCATATTCATGTTTGCATTCTTCAGATTCTTCGAACCCATTTAAAAATTCAAATTCGTAATGAAATCTTACCGCTTCAACATCTGTGAGAAGAGCGGCCTGTTTTTCGCCTTCCCTATTTTGATATTGAATAGCCACGGCCTGATAAGCTGTTTTTTCTTTATTTTCATTTTCCTTTATAACTTCTGGATTTATCAATTCTACAATTTCATTTTCACTAACTTTTAACAAAATAATCCGCTTATTAAGTCCAACTTTTGGAGCTGCAAGACTGGAATTGCCGTTTTCTTTAAGAGTTCTAACCAAGGAATCTAACTTTTTATTTAAACTAACATTGAAGCTTTTAACTTTTGCTGGTTTTGATTTAAATTTTTTATCTGCTTTCATTGTTTTTCCTTTAATCGGTTTCAGGGTTTTGTTCCTCTAACATTGTTTCCATCATTAAAATGTGTTCAAATTCTTCTTCTGTTGCCATGTTTTTTTGATTATATGTAGATATTTTTTCGTACAAATTTCTAACTGCTTCCTTCTTTGTCATCAGACCGTAATTGTATTCAATACATATTCTACACATGTTTAACTTTTTTCTTTCTAATTTTCTTTCTAATTACAAGGCCGAATCTGTCTTTTGTTGATATATAATAACCTTTTTTTGGATTAGAGAAAAGCTCTTTTAATAAATAATCTGATAAATGTTCACCAAAAGCCAGATAAAAGACCTCCTCTATCTGAAATGATAAATCTAAATCCCAGCCGTCTTTTTTAAAATGATTGTCAATTTCTTTAACAGCTTTCTTAGCAGCTTGTGTAAACTTTTTATTGTTCTTAGTTGAAAAATAGTTTTTATTAACTTTTAAAACCACTTCTTTTGAATTACTGGTTTTACTTTTCTTTTTTGTTTTCATTTTAAACACCTCCAATATTTTTATTATTTATATGTTATCATTTATTGTATTTACCGCACAATGCAAAATATCTATTATCTTCAATTTTTTTAAACTTTTTTAGGCATGGTAGGTCTTTATATAAGACCTTGCACCTACCTTTTGCTTTTTCCATGACTTCTTGATCATGTTCATTCCATTTAACCCTATCTAAAGTTACGTTTTTAGTAACTGGACAAGATCCTGCGTAACTATATGAATAAATTAAAAAAAATAATAAAAATAAATATCTCATGTTAATTACCAGAACTTCCAAAAGATTTAGAACCTCTTTCAGAGCAACTTAAATCTTTAGATTCTACCAGTTCAACCTTTGCTACGGGTAAAATAATTAACTGTGCTACCTTATCGCCAATTTTATAGTGTAAATCTTCCTCTGTCAAATTAAGTTTTCTGAGCCTAACTTTGATACTATCTCTATATCCAGGATCAATTACACCGACAGAATTGGCTAACATGCAGTCATAATTAGATATACTAGATCTTGGAAACAATAAGCCTACATGATTTTCTGGTATCTCAATAGCTATACCAGTATCAAATTCAATATACAGATCGTTTTCTTTTAAAAATACCATGGCATGTAAATCTAGCCCAGCATCTCCTGGATTAGCCTGTTTAGGTATTTCAGCGTCTGGATGGGTTTTTTTAATTTTAATTTTCATTATCGATGTCGTATAGATAGCTTTTAGGTCTTGGGGTAAACATGTCATTTTCATCCAAAAGGTCCCAATTCTCTACATCGTTATTTTTAATTAAAAAATTATACAACTTATCAATACGCCAAGGTCTTCCCATTGATCCTAAATTCCAATATTCAATGTTAAAATAACTGCCTACAGCATCTTTGCCAGTGTATTTTACAATTCTTATGCAAATATCTTTAAATTTTTTATGTTTGTAAAACTCATTTGGTATGAATATGTCTTCCATAAATATCCTATTAATAATTACTTGCAGCCCGCTCTTCAGTAATAAGTTTAAGCTTAGGTTTGCTTTTACGTTTTGTTCTTTTAAGTTTTTTAGTTACTTTACGTGCAACTTTTTTAATATCTTTTTTATGATCATAAACGGCCAAAGACATTTCAATAAAACTAAAAACAGTTATAAAAACCAGCATTATAGTATCGTACATTTGATAATTCATGATCTTTTGTCCTTTTTAAGTAACCTAACTACATTTTTAAACTTGCTATCTAGTTCGCATTGTCTTCCATGTACCATAACTTTACCTCTACCTTCTACATGTAGAAAAACAGTATTTTTAAAATGAAAGCAATGCCGATGATTACTTTAATTGCAACATAGGCGAAAAATAATTTCCAAAAAATTGATGCTTCCTTTTTAAGTAACCTAACTACATTTTTAAACTTGCTATCTAGTTCGCATTGTCTTCCATGTACCATAACTTTACCTCTACCTTCTACATGTAGAAAAACAGTATTATTATGATCATTAATTTGTAAAACCGTTCCTGATTCGCCATCTAAAAAAATGTAAAAACTTGAAAAATCTAATTTGCCAAAACCGTATACTTTAATTTTATCGTTTTCATTCATAACCAATATTATACAGAAAATTGATAAAAAATCAATATAGCTAAATTTTAATTAATTCAATGGTTTACTGATATCAAAAATAAATTTATCTATTGCGGTTTCTTTATAAAGACTAAATGGTGTTACCATATAATACATTACGTCATCGGGATTAGGTGAATGCTCAAGCCCAGCACAATGACCTAATTCGTGCCATACTACAGATTCTAATATTTGATTTTCAAAAGCGGTTGGAAAAAGCTCTATAACGCAAGTTTCTTGTTGTACATATGCTTGCCCAGCAATATTTAAACCGTTTTTAGAATCGCTTTCACTATGATCAACCATTTTAAATGTTATTTTTTGGTGATTTACAATGTCTTCAGTAAAAGATAAAAAAGGTTTTGAATTTCTTGAGTTTAAATCGTTTATTAAACTTATTATATTGCTTTTGTCGTTTTCAGTAAAATTTTCAAACCCTTCAATTTTAGCTGGCCAAGAAATACAATTTTTTCCGCAACTTACCAAATTAAAAACCGCAAGAATAAAAATAAGTCTAACGGCAATATAAGCTAATTTTAAGCTTAAAATGACTTCTTTTTTGTTTTTTGTCATATTGTATACAGTAATTAAAGTTTATTTATTTTATTTTTAAAATGAAAGCAATGCCGATGATTACTTTAATTGTAACATAGGCGAAAAATAATTTCCAAAAAATTGATGCTTCCATATCTTATTATATGGTTAATTGTCTCTAAAAGTAAACTGTTATTCTAAAATACATTACTATTTAAAGTTAGTCGTTTTCCCTGTTGTATTCTGAAAACCACATTAAAACAAAACTAATAACAGCCAATAAAGATGCAACAATGTAACTTTGCAAGCTTTTACCTACAATTTCATACAAAAGAGAGCCTGCTCCAGCTCCAAGAGCTACCCCAATAAGTCTACTTATAGACCCGAAAAAAGATCTTTTAAAAGCTCTTTTGTTTATTTTTTTGACACTAATTTTTTTCATTGACGTTATCAATCTACATAAACAATATTTTTATATTTAAAATAGATATAAAGTCTTGGACTAACAATAAATGGTGGGGGCATTTTAAGGATTTTTTCTATACATTCCTCTTTCTGAGAAGAGTGTAAATCGTCAGCTTGCTTAGATTCTTCGCAGTAGTCTGTTTGTTTCATTTGCCATATATAATAAGCTTCTGATATAGCAATATGAAATAAAAAACCAAACATAAAAATCCTTAAAAGCCTTCTCATAGGTTAATTCCTGTCATAGTCATTAAAAGAATCGTCTTCTAATCCAATACCATAACTATCTTTTTCTTCTGGTGCTGTAGTAGCAGCTTTACGTTTAGATGAATCAAGGGTTTCGCCAAAGCATTCAACACCAATAATCATATCTTTTATTTGGTCTAATACCATCCCATCTGTACTTTTAATCCATAGTTTAAGGTCTATATTAGAAATGTCTTGAAAAAAACTTTTGATATAAGCTTCTCGAGCAGAATCGTCTGGTTTACCTACCTCAATGACTTTTGCAAATCTACTAGGTCTATTTTTAATAGAGTTAGGTATTCTGTCTAAATGGTTAGTAGTAGCTAGATAATATATACTAGGAACCTGTAAATCACCGTCTAAAAGGGACAAAAAATCCGATCCTTTGCAATATCTGTCAAATTCTTCAAATACGCAAACTATAGGAGTTTCGCCTTGAATAGAATGTAAAATCTTTACTGCTTCAGAAAAGGCGTGGGGATCTGGATTATAAATAGCTATTCCTCCCATATCAACTACGCTAGAAATAACTTTAAATACAGTGCATGTTTTACCAGTTCCAGGCTCTCCGTGCATAATAGAGCCACGTTTATATACAAGACCGAATTTATCAAATTTACTTTTAGTCTCTTTTTTCCAAAAAGTCTCTATATCAGAGATGATGGAAGCGGTCACCATTGTTGGAAGATCGATATATTTAGATGTAAGTACATCTTTTACTACAAAACTAATTTCCCCAGCCATATTAACGTTTACTGTGTAAATATTAGGGGGCAATCCTGGTAATAAAGTGGGATTTCCAATTGGTTGATATAAACCGTCTTTTGTAATAAATTGAGTGTATTTTTCAGTTTTTTCTAGTTTTCTTCTTGTTCTCATATCAAGCCCCTTACGATTAAAAATAAAAATTATTTATTATTACAAGTTCTGCAAATTTTACAATAATATCTTTTGTTTTCTGGTATGTCTTTTCCAGAATCAGCATGTTCTGTTTCTTTTTTGCATTTCTTACATTTAATTATCAGTTTTTTATTCATTTTTTTGCTAGATCCTTTAGTAAATGCATGCCGTTTTCAAAAAAATCAACAAACTCACCTTTTATAATAGTTTCTACCCAATTGTCGTCATTTTTTTTTCTGTCAAGCTTTTCAGCAAAAACTCTAGCTTTATTTAAGCTTTCAAAAGATTTTACTCTTGGGGAACACTCTTTAACATAAAAAACAAAATATTTCATGTTACCTCACATCAAGCGCGTAGACCTCTCTAAGCATGTCTTGGGCAAGCTCTTTATTTTCTTTTAATGCGGCCAAACAATTAGCAATACCTCTCCATGTATGGTCTTTGTATTGATATGTTTGATTATTAGGTCTTTGCAGTACACCGCTATTTCTAGCTAGCACAAACACTTCTTCATGGGTGTTTACAATACCGTTGTGATAATCAAGTGTAAATTCTGCGGTTCTACCAGAAACACCAATTGAACTTTCTTCAACTCTAAAACGAATTTTATGTCCAGTTTTTTCAGCTTTATCCATAAAGTCTTTACGTTCTTCATCTAAAAACTCTTCGCCAGTTAGAGTCACCCGACCATCTTTAGATCGATTAGGTTCAATATAGATGAAGAATTCTGCCATATGCTTAGAAGCCCAAGCTCCAGCCATTTTAACAGTTTTACCGCGCATTTGCTCTTTTTGATCAAGTTCAGCTCTAACGTGAGTTGTCATAAGAAGGGCAATTTTATGCTTTCTAATGATTGGAAGAATACGCTTTAATCCGTCTTGCAATGTTGCAGCTTCATCACCAATCTGCTGAGTCATTACAGACGTAGCATTCATGGCTCGCCGCCCTTGAATACCCTTTAATGAATCGATAATAATCATTTTAATCTTAGCACCTTCTTGACATAAAGCACTGATATCATTCTCAATTCTATCAAAAATATGCTCTGGTTGATTAACGTCATAAACAACAAATCGTTCAGAATCAATTCCCCACACTTTATGCTGAGCAGAATTAGCCTGAATTTCACCTCTTAATTCAGTATTAAACGTGATTGCAATGGCTTCTGGGTCATCCTGATGCATCTGACCTACCATAGCATTACAAATAATTGATTTACCGCCTTTAGGGGGTCCATAAAGAATTGCGGCATATCCGTAAGGCAAACCATGTCCAGGTACTCCAAAGGCCCAATTAACGCTTGGAGAAGGTGATTGCGAGCAGTTAATCAACGGATCATAATTATCCTGTACTGCACCTTCCATATTCCTAAGTTTTGACATGAATTTATTGCTCATGTTACCTCCAAAATTAATTTAATTATAAACTTTAAATAAAGTTATTTCAATGATTAATAATCTTCTTCGGGCGCACCCATTAAATTATTAGCAGGTGCTCCAATGGTGCCATTGAAGTTTGGTGTGGGCATTCCAGATCTTCTTTCCCAGATAGATCTAGATGCGTTATAAGCTCTAACAAAACTTCTAGCTTTGTTTTCAAGAAGACTTTTAACAGCGGTTAATTGATTGATCTTATCAAGAAAAACTGAGCACTCTGGATCTCTAGAAATAAGAGCGTTCCTAAAATCCTCGTTTGCTTTCATACCACTATTTTTATAACGGTTAACTTCATCTGGCATCTTATCTAAGATAACCGTAGACTTAGCTAATTCGTAATGTTTTTGGGCTACCAATATTTCATACTCAATCCAAGAAATATATTTAGTAGTCAAATTACATACAGTATTAAAATACCCCATTAATTCTGGTGCAGTTAATGGGGATACAATACTAACTTCATTTAGCCTACCTTCCGCCTTGTATATTTCATCCATTTCCAGCTTTAAAGGCGGAAGGTTAGGTGTGCCACGGGGAATGACTAGAGTTTTAAACTCTAATTCCTTTGTAGGAATATTTGTGCTCATGTTTTATTGCCCAAAGATATTAGCGAATTCCTCATCAGACATAGCGTTTACATCGCTGCCAACGGCTAGTTCTGTTTTGCCAACAACTACTTGTTTTTCAACTTGTTGTTTTCTTGGTGTTGCAGTCTGCTGTTGAACGCTATTAGAAGCCCATCCTTCTGGAAGATTAGGTGTAGAAACCTGAAAGCTTCCATCTGGAGTATTTTCAATACGTCCAACTGCTTTAGCAGTGGTGCCTGGAATCTGTGTTTCCAAAGGATTCTGAACTTCTGGATTAGCTTGTTTTTCACGCATAAAAATGCGGTCAGCAAGCTCGGCTCTCAATTCTGCTGGAGTAGCAACTAGAGAAGCTGCATCTTCTAAGCTAATAGTACGGTACAGATTTCCAACATCAAATGCTGTAGTCTGAAGAGACTGAATAGCATCTGGCGAAAGAACGTGACGTTTTAAGCTAAAAGAAGCTCCATTTTGTTCATAAACAAGCTCAGCACCATAGCTGGTATCTTTAGAGCCAGGATATGGCTGAATTTTTTTAATTTTAAGCCAAGCACCTTCAACTCCGGTAATATCAATACCAAGAGTTTTATGGGTAGATTGAATTACGTGGTCTACCGATTGCCAAGCTTTGTATGGAATACCTAGTACGCCAATCTGGTTAGATTGACTAATAGCATTCATAAAAAATGCTTTTTGTACTTTAAATGGAAATACTTTTTCCATCCAAAATTTTTTAGCTTGCTCTTCCGTGGCTTTTCCTGCAGCTACTGCATCTTTAACAAGTTTATATTTAGCCATGTTTTCAGTTACCATATCGCAAACAGGGCAATGAACTTTAACTAATTTAGTTTTATTGTCTTTAACTTCTAGGCATCGGAACATATTAACTCTTCCGTTGCTTGTTCTAAATCCACCGTGAAAAGCATAAAATTTGCTATACTGACCTTTTTCAGCAAGGCTAAAAAGTGGGGGCAAAATTCTATACATATTATCCCCAGCTTCAAGCTTGTGCCAAGTCTGTTTAGATCCAGTGGCATTACCAAATCGGGTAGCACCGACTTTAAAGTTTTCGTTACTCATTTGTTTCTTCTCCTTTAGTTTCTAATTCAGATGTTTCTGTTGTTTCTTTAGTGGCTTTCGCTCTTTTACTTGGTTTCCTTATTTTTGATTTTACATCAACCAATAAGCTTTTTACAAGATCAATTCCTAACTCGACTTCACCATCATTAGTTATCTCGTCCAGATCAATAACCTGAACTGGTCTAGGAAGATAGTTTGTATCTAGCTCCCCTCTGTAATTATAGATAACTACTGGAAGAACATTTCCGTCAAATCTTCTTTCTAGTGCTTTTTCAGTAATTTGTTTTTTAAGATAAATAGCGTTTAAAGAATCTCCGTAAGTTTTTTCCATTACGGTTTCCATAGATTTTCTAAGATCTTGATTATAATAGGCTTCTTGTGTGTTTAAAGTAGGAATAGGAAGCTGAATAATTCCTAATTCGCTTTTTAGATTAACAATTTCTCCAACTAAAGTTGAATGTTCGTACTGTGAATAATGTTCTCTTGCTAGTTTTGTTTTAAGAGTATTATAAAGCCTGTCTAACAGGGATGTATGGCTTAAAGAAAGTGTCTCAAAATTCTCGTCAGCAATTTTAGCAAACTGTTCTGATTGTTTACCTCTAACCGCAACTAAAACCGCGCTTTTTGTAACCTCTTCAAAATATTGTTTTTTAAGTGTTTCTGCTGCAGCTTTAGCAGCTCTTACATTACCTTCTGCACCAACTCTAATACTTGGTGGAACACTGTTTAAACTAATATTAGCCTCTGCGTTTTTTTCAATAAATTGATTTAATATTTCTTTAATAGTCATTTTTTACCTCTTACTAATTATTACCTGTATTGTAGTTTATTTTTAAGTTTAAATCAAGTTTCATGTTTTATTCTATAAGTTTCTATTGCTTTATTGAACTGTTAAAATAAATACCATGAAAAATCATCATCTAGGTGTATAATACTCATGCACTCAAATTGTTTAAGATTATAATTTTGGGTGTAAGTATTATTACCTAAATCAATACGGTTACCTTTTACTGTTTTTACTGGTATTACAGTATTTTTATCTTGAGACCAGTTTTTAATTACATACATTGTACCAATCGGTACATTTTTAATGTCTGGCAACATAAACGTACCTGACTCCATGAATATAATTTTAAAGCCTGTACGGTCACTTATAATTTTATGGTTACCTTTTATAGTTGCTTTATCTATATTATATTTCATTATTTAACCCTTAATTGAGTATAGTGAATATCTTTAATAAATGGCAATAATATTTCAGAGGCTAAAACTTCTTTAGCTTTTTTAAGCTCAAAATGTTCTCTGGTAGCGTCAACTAATGAGACTTTATGGCCAAGAACGGTAAAAGTTTTTTCTGGCTGTTCTTTGGCGTGGTTTTCTAATTCTTTTTTAATTGGCTCGAGCTGTTTTTCAAGTTCTTCCATTTGTCTTTTTAGGGATAGGTATTGTTCTAATGAAATCTCAATATTGTTCATAATTACCTCACTATGGTTTAATCATAGCAAAAATAATTAATCTAACAATAACGCAAAGTTTGTGCCAATTAAGCTGTTTTATATCTGTCTTCTTCTTTTTCGCTGGTAAGACTTATGACCTTATCTAATTGAAATCGTTTATTATTTGCAAAATAATACGCAATAACTAGTTTATCTTGAAATCCATGAGGTGCTTCTGACACTTCGGAATCATACGGCGGCCAGAGTACTTCTTTAGTAAAGACACCGTTAAAATCTATTATAAGTTCTGTAGCTTGTTTTGTTTTGTTTTTATATGTAAAGCATCTTTCTTTTACTACATATCCAATTCCAGCATATACAATATTTTTATATATTTTACCGTTTTTTTGAGCTTCTTTTGCTGCTTCAAGTTCTTGACCGCTTAAAACTTGTACACCATTTTCTGTATACCAAGAAAATCCTTTTTTGATCCCATACCTATTAGACATTATTAACGGTCTAACGTCCTCACTGTAAATACTAATAAGTTCTTTTTTCATTAAAAATTTACCCAAAGAAGTTACACCTATTAGCTCTTCTGGAACAGATTTTATAGATTCTTTCCTTATTTCAGCTTTTAATTTTTCAAATTCATATAATTTATTTTCAATGTCTATGTTTGGGTCAGGTAGAATAGAATCTAATACACCAGTAATGATAAGCTTCCTGCTTATACCAGAGTTTACCGCGCTTCTAATACCTTTTTCTTTAGAGTGGTTTTTAATAACATAATCTTCTAAGTTTGAATATGGAGAATTAGCTATAAGCTGATTAAAAGCTTTTTCACCAACGCCGTTAATTATAGAAAACGGCGCTACAAGCTTGTCGCCAACAATTTTGTAATCACCGCCAGAATTATTAATATCGGGCATTCTGATAGAATCAGAAATATATGGCCAAAACTTGTGGGCAAGCTCATCCTTGCTCGAGTTTGATAAGACTGACTTCCACCAATCTAATGGATAGTTTGTTTTTAAGTACATACACGCATAGGCGACATAAGCATATGAAATTGCATGAGATTTATTAAAACTATAACGAGAAGATGCCATTATCTGTTCTATTAAAAGCTTAACTTGATCTTCAGACCAACCTCGATCTAAGCACGAATCTTTTAATCTTTTGGTTGCTACTGAAAGTAACTTCTCGTCTTTTTTACCAATGGCTCTTCTAACGTCTTCAGCTTGTTCAGCTGTAAAACCAGCAAGCTCTCTAAAAATTTGAATTGTTTGTTCTTGGAACAAATTAATACCCACGGTGTCTTTTAAAATAGGTTCTAGGTCTTTATGTATATAAGTAATCGATTCGCCGTTTTTTCGCGCTACATAAACTTCAGCTAAAGTTCTACCATCTCCAAATGGTGCATCAAGAGTTCCTGGTCTTGCCAATGATGTAATAGATGCTAAATCTTCTATGCTTTTAGGTTTAATACTAATAAGAAAAGGTTTAACGGTTTCTGTATCAAACTGAAACACAGTTTCTGTTCTACCGATCTGAAATGACCCAAAAGATTTTTCACAATGTGGTAGATTCCATGGATCTATTTTAATGTTTAATCTTTCTTTTATTGACTCTAAGCACCCTTGAATATCGACAAGAGTATTTAATCCTAAAAGATCGTATTTTACTAATCCAGCTAATTCAACTGACTTTGGCGAGAATCCAGTTAAAACAACATCGTTGATTTTAATTACTGGGCAATAATTTTGTATGGGTTCATTAGCGATTACGACTCCGCAAGCATGGCTGCTTTTTTGACGTATAATACCTAGCATTTCAGTAACAGATTGCCAAATCTTGGGATTGTTTTTAGCGTATTTTTTTAATTCTTGGTTTTGCTCTATAAGACCTTGGTGATAGTTTCCATTAGAATCCGTAAACCCTTTAACGAATTCTTTACTGTCAACTCCTTGTGGTTCAGATGGTAGGGATTTACACAATTTTTCGGTTTCGTTTGTAACTGTACCAAGTATGGCTCTTTCTGCATCTTTAATAGATGACTTAAGCTTTAATAAGCTGTCTGTAGAAATTCTGCAAAAACCGTCTTTATATTTGCTTTGTAAATACTCAATAACTCTATCTCTACCTGTAGCTGAAATATCAATATCAACGTCAGGTAAAGTATTAGCTTTAATACGTCCAAGAGTTAAAAATCGTTCGAAGGATAAATTATGTTTTAATGGATTAACCGCACTAACTCCTAAAAGATAAAGCAATAATGAACCGCCAGCACTACCTCTAACGTTAATTAAAATATTGTTTTCTTTACAAAAATTAGCCATATCTTCTACTGTAAAAAAATATGACAAAAGATTCATTTTTCCATTTTTTGCTAGAATGTCGATTTCCATTTTTAATCTATCTAGCATTTCTTTATTCGACCAATCCATGCGTCCATGTCGGTCAATCTTAACTTTAAGTTCTTTTAGCCAATCTGTATTGATTTCTGGTAAAACCCATCTATCTGAATTTGTTTCTATATTAAATTCGTTAAAATTGGATGCAAAATCATAAGAATTATCTACAAGTTCTTCAATATCTTTATCTGATAAGTTTAACGTGTGCTTTAGTTCTTCAGCAGCTTCATCGGTGCTTATGATATGATAAGATTGATGAAATTTCCAAAGTTCTTGTCCATTGCCAAGTCTGGCATCTTGAGTAAGTTTTTGCTCTTTCCATGCAAAATGTGAATCCAAAGAAATAATGGCTTTATCACCATATTTTTTAGCCATTTCAAGAACAAACTTGTTTGCTACCTTTTGAATATCTCCATCGATAGCAATATTGTTGCAACCAATCGGAACAAACTCGCCTGGAGTTATTATTTTACCTTCTGGGCTTTTTTTAGGAGATTTCCAATTATGAGTAATTTGGTGGGGAAACACTTCAACAAAAAAATTATTTGGTCCTGCAAGTTCTCTTAGCATGCAGTATGCTTTTTCAGCTAGTTTAGGTTCGCTTGTATTAAATTTAGTATAAATCATTGATTGTACTGCGCCAACTAAACAACTAGAACCTAAAGTTATATGGCCAGATATCTTTTGAAGCTCTTCCCATTTCAAAACTGGCTTTCTTTCTCCAAATTTAACTACAGCTCTTTCTTCCATTAATGGAGTTAATTGACAAAAATATCTGTACGCTACTACGTCTTTAAAATGAATAGTTAAATGTACGTAATGATTTTTTAATTTAGATTCTACTTTTTGACGTTTTTTTTCTAGATTTTTTTCATCTATAGTTTTTTCATAGTATTCTCTATAAAAATCTAAAAATGGAGTTTCTACGTATGCTTCAATTCCAAGAATTGGCTTTACATTTAATTTTTTGCAGAGGTAAAAAAGTTCCATTGCTGAATTCATGTTTCCATGTTCAGTTAGGGTTACATGTGTAGCTCCAAGCTCAATATTTCTTTTGATTATTTGTTGTACAGTAGCAGCCCCGTCCAGGCTATAATGAGAATGGGAATGTGGAGAAATTAATTGTTTGAATTTAGCCATTTGTTTACCTGCGATAATATTACCACAGATTTACAAATTTACATATTATTTTTAACTTTTCTTAAAGAGGATTCTAGGATTTGCTTGTAAGCTTCGGGAGTTAAATTCAAAACCCTACATATGAATTTTACTGGAGCGCCTTCAGGATATTTTTCTAATGCCATATTAAGACTATTGAGCAATTTTTTATTGCAAATAAAATCGACATCTTCTGAAAGACGTGCTTTATCGTTTTCTGAAACGTATGACATTTGTAAAATTTTTTCTAGCATCTATCTTCTTCTGTATTTCGTTAATCTTTTTCTGTACTTGTTCTAGTAATAATATATCACAATTTATAGATTTTCTTTTTTCATCTATAAATTTAATGAAAAATTTTTTACTTGAAACTATCGTTTTGAATTCCCTAATAGACACTATTGTTGATTTGTTGCTTTTTAAATTATTGATAACATTAGATAAATTTACTAAATCTCTTTCGGCATTTTTAAGATCAATCTCTTCGCGTGCTATGCGAGTTTTGATTGTTCTAAATTTACAAAAAGTTTCCTCAAAACTAATATAGAGCTTAATTAATTCGGCATCGTCTGTATCTGGTATCCAAATTTTTTTTGACATTTTATTTCTCATTGCCGTCAATTCTTTTTCTATAGTCACATTCTTTACAGAAAGAATAAGTTTTATTTAATAAAATCAATATTTCTACGTTAAAAGCTTTACACTTTTCACATTGTAACATATTAGCTTGCGGCTTTTCATTAAAAAGCTCTTCTTCTAACGCTCTTCTGTTTTTACGTACCTGTTTTTTTTCCTTATGTTTTTTAACAAAATTTTCATTTTGTAAACAATACTCTTCGTATTTTCTTAAACGGGAAACTTCTTTTTTAAGCTCTCTTACTATTTTCTGCAAGCTACGTATTTCGCCGTGAAAATCTTCTTTTTCTTCTTTAAATGACCGATATCGCTTATCTTTTTTAAACAAAGCAGAATCCTTTTATAAAATACATATAAAAGATTAAGATAACGACATAATAAATAATAATATAATGATTACAATTATTTATATTGTTTTTTGATGTGTGTTATAGGAAATTTGTGGTAGTAATGAGATAATTTTATAAAAGTTCTTACTTTATTCTCCAATGGCCTCTAATTGAGTTTATTAGCTGTCTAGAGCCATTCTTATAAACTAGGCAGGAGGTATGTAGCCATGATGAAGGTCCTTGGTTGTAATCAAGCTTTAAATGACTAGAAGTGCCTACTTGCCAAGCACCGCGCAAAATCATTGGGGTATGGGCGTGGCCGCTTACAGAATTACCATAAGCGTTTTCCATGGCTTTTAAAGAACCCCTGGAACCGTTAGCACCTTTATCACCGTGACATCCAAGTTCAATACCAGAAATTTTATAATCCTGGTCTCTTTTTAACCAAAGAACTTTTTCTGGATTTTTAATTTTTACAATTTTTTCCATTGCATATTGTAAAGGATTTTTACCTTCTAGCATAGCAGCGGCCAATAAACACCCTAAATAGTGATTTTGTGGATCTTCAATATACTTACCTTTTTGTAGGTAATGTTTTGATAAAAAGTCATGATGATTGCTATCTACAATAATCACTTTTCTTGCTTTATCGCTCCATTTATCAATAAACTTTCCAACAGCTTTTAGTTCATCTAAAAGACTTAATTTGTTTTCCATGGCCAATCTAGCTCTGTTTATTTTATTATGTTCTTCATGGTGATTAATCGATACGCCAGAAAACATATCATGAAGAATAACATCTTTGCATCCAGTATAATCAAAAACTTCTTCCCAAGCTTTTTCAGCAGATTCGTCAGTTTCAGTAACGTGAGAATCTCCCAAAACAAAAGCTTCTGGACTTAATTTAGTTACATTTTTTTCCGAATAAGAAAGCCCTAAATCAACAAACTCACCTTTTGAATTGGACTGAATTTGTCTGTAATGATAAATATCGTCATTTTCGATTTCTACAATTACTGCCCCCATTACATGATCGTGGTGCGCAATATAAGATGTTCTAGCATTCATGTATTTTCTAGGCAGATATTCTGATTTAGTAATAGCTCCAGTAGTCATTAAAACATGTGGCATTTTTTCATTAGATGTTGGTGCGGTCAATAATCTTTGTTTTGGCGACGCATAAACAAAACTTCCTGATCTTTGTCCTATCCTTGCAAGGCTTGTAACTGGATCAATTTGTTTTGCAGTTAGCTTGATTGTACTAATAAAAAAGTTAGAATTTAAAGCGATATCAGCAAATACTATATGTTCATTTTTAATGATTGGATCTATAGCAACATTAATTCTTGAGCCAGGATCACTAGAAAGCAATATCAGAAGCTTAGCTTTATTTACTTTGCAATAATTTTTAATAGACTTGTAAAAATTTTTATCAACAGAGCAACCTGTTACTGCTGTAGTAATAACAAATTTTTTATGAGTTTGGATGTCTTTTTTAATTGCAGTAAGTTTTTCATTTTTAAAAAAATCTGCATCAAGAACAGATGTTAAAAATTTAGAATAGTCTTTTGCTACCAACTCTTTTAGAGAGGAGAAATTGCCAAAATAACATTTAATCCTATCTCTACTAATGCCAGCTTTAATTAAATCTGCACGTGATGGATGGAACCCGAGCTTATTAGCTAGTTTGATATAAGTATTAATTATGCGTGTAGCCTGAGAAGAAGAACTTTTATTAGTTTTGCTCATAGTTCCACCCTTTTTTAAACACTTAACTTTAAATTATTTCGATTCCGAACTATTTTTAAAGTTATATACATTAAGTACAGTAAAGCTACTTGTTTCTTTCTTTCCGTCTTTTAATTCTACTTCATTAGTAAAAGTATCTCCAGCCTTTAGCCCTAAAAGCTTTGGTCTCAAAGCGTCCTCTTTAGGTACTTCGGAAATCTGTACTGGTCTATAGTTAGATACAGTTACAGTTCCTTGAGCTGTAGAAACTTCGTGTTTTAAAATTAAAACGGACTCTTCGCTGGATTCTGTAGTATCCACCAATAGTCCAGATGACTTCAAGGATTCCATTTTTTCTTTTTCATTGGCTTCATCTATAGCTCTAAGCTCGGCCATAATTTCATTGTCTTCAATTAGTTTATGCTTAACTAAAACTTTAGTAAAAGCTGTTAGTAACTTGCCAAGACTGATTACTGTTTGCTCTAGGGCCAGGTTTTGATCTACAATAGCTTTTAAAGCAGACTGAGCATTAGTAGCAAGGTTTGAAACTTTTTGATCTGTTGTATCAACCTTTGTAGTAAGCTCTTGAACGTTTGATTGTAATGAAGAGGTTTTGCCTTCAAGTACAGTATTTTTAGCTTTAACTTCAAATACCGATTCTTCTAACTTTACTAATGTATCTGTTTGACTCATTTTTTACTCCTAATCTTCTCTTACGTTTCTATTTTTTTGCTGAGCTAAACTGATAGCAGCAGCTAATATTTGACTTTCTTGTGATTGACCGCCAGAAAAATTTGCGAAGGATTTTGCAGCTTGGGTCTGCATAAGCTGATTCATAACATCCTGTGTAGGCTGTGGTATTCTATCTGGGTTGTTTATTTGTGCATAGTTTTGCCCAGTAGCTTTAGAAACATTCGAACTTTTTTGTAATTCTAATTCAGTTTTCGATTTAGGTTTTCTTGCTTCTTGAGGTCTTTGGTCATTTTTGATTTGATTTCTTTTTCTGACCATTTTTTTAATAGGCTGGCTTGATTGCTGATTTGTGTTAGAAGTAATTTTTTTAGCTACCATTTTAAGAGCAATCATTTCATCTGGTGTAAGCCCTAAAGAAGATTTATTATTTTTTTGATGTTGAGCTTGTGGCTTTTGTATTACAGCAGGTTCACTACTTGACCTAATTCCTAGAAGTTCTTCTAGCTTGGAAACTATAAAATTTTTAATTTCTTTTTCAACTTCTTTTTTAATTGATTCTTCTACATTATCTTCATCAAAAAAAGATGCTGTAAGCAAAGATTCAAAAAGCTTTGCTTTTGATATTCTTTTAAAAGCTTCATTTTTTAAATACTCATGTGAAGAATCGGAAGACTCGTCTTCTTCCATTAATTCTTCTTCTGTATTTAATTCGTATTCGTCATCAAAAATATTTGACATAATGTTACCTATTGATGGATATTATTACAAATTAAATGCGTCTTGTAAAGACAATTCCGAGTTGTTGTTTTTTTGCAAATTATTTAAAGTACATAAGCCATAATATGCTAAGGCTATCGCATCCGCTTCGTTATTATCCTTGAGTATAAGCTCTTTTTTGAAAGTTTCGTTTACCCAATTGACAACTAAGTGCTTAGTCGTTATTTTCCCTCTTTTTTTCTTATTTCTTACATCTTTGTTGTGTATTTTTTGTTCTTTGTTTAGCCTTATTTTAAGTAAGCTTCTCCAAGCGGAAGTGTCTACGTAATTTACTTTTTCTGAATAATTTTTATCCAGTATTCTTTTTAATATTCCATAATGAAGGAACTCGAGTTCTTTTTGGGAATGCCTGTTAATTCCTCTATTTGTCTGCTCTATGTAAATTTCATTTACATTGTAATCTTCAATTAATTTTACTACAAAGTTAGCAAGAATTATTGATTCTTCTATATAGTTGTATTCATTAACAATATTGGTATGTTTCTTGCAATCAACATTAAAAGTTCCAGATGACAGGATATTGCCATCTTTCATAATGGCAAATCCCGTGTGTTTACTTACATCTAGACCTAATACTATCAAGCAAGTTTCCCTCTATTTTTAAGAACATCTAGAATCAATTGTCTTTTTAGTTTATTAGCTTTCAAAGGCTCGGTGTAAGTCTGATTGCAAACTTTAAGTTGTTCTTTCAAAGATTGTAAATCCTGATCTTCGCTTCTGGCTTCTTCAATTTCCATTGAATATTTTGTTAACGTAACAATTTTTTCTTTTAAATCTGAATCTGGCATCGTAAATACTTCATCTGCAAATGTTGCGTCCAAATCTTTAACTTTATCCAAAAGATTTTTTTTAGTTCTTCCTTTTTTTGACATATTATTCTCCTTTTTACACAATATAGCTGTTTTTACCGTCAAATTCAACATTAATTAATTTTTCAAAAGATTCTTTCATTTCAGTAGAATGGTCAACTATAAGTATTAAACCATTAATATTCTTTTTAATTGTTTCCATTGCACATCTTTTTGTTTCTATATCTAAACCATCCATTGCTTCATCTAGTGCTACCCAATTGAATTTGATTCCCGATCTATTTCTTATAATTTCGCTTATGGCTAAATCAAAACATAATTCTAATGCACATATTTGTCCGCCAGACAATGTTTTAATTTGTATTTCTTTTTCAAGTTTTTGCAATCTAATAGTAATGTTATTTTTGATGTTTCCATTTTTGTTTATCTGGGATGAGTCAATAGAAACTGAAAAAGTGGACAAGTTTGGTATTTCTGATATTAAAGAATTAACTCTTGTTTCTAGCTCTTGCAGTAACTCATCGAAAATAAAACCTAAAAAACCTTGATTGCTTAATATTTTTAAACAATGTGAATATCTTTCAATTTCGGATTTAATCTGTTTTTGTTTGCCTTCTTTTAGTTCAATATCTTTAAGTACGGATATATATTTATTTTTCTTTTCTGTCAAAACGCTTAATACGTTTTTAGCCATATTAAGTTTTTCAATAATTTCTTTGGCTCTGGAAGATTCATTTCCAGTTTTTTGTACAATTTTGTCATACTCTGATTGTAAATCGTTTAAATTAATAGATAACTTGTCTGATTCTAGTATTGATTGTTCGTTTTCTTCTATTTGTTTTTTTAAGGTAGAAATAAATATTTTTTTACGTTCAATAATATCTTCATTTTTTTTCCAAAATTGCAAGCATGTCGGACATTTTTCATCTTGCATGTGTTCTAGTTCATTTTCTATAATTTTAATTTTTGATTTAAAATCAATGTTTTGCTGTTTTTTGGTATAAGCTTGGTTAATAATTGAACCAATTTTTGATATTTCTAATTTTATTTGATTTAATTTATTAGTATTTTCAATAAGTTCTTTATTGGCTTTTATAGAATCAATTTCTTGTTTATAGTTAATGTAAGATTGCTCAGCATTTTTGTATTCTTCTTCATCAACCTTCCAGCTATCTAAATTAAATTTTAAAAACTGCAGTTCTCTATCAAAAGATTCTAAATTTAAATTTTTTGAATCATGTTGGTTTTTGATATTACTATAGGCTGTATCTATATCGGACAGTTGTAGCATTTCTCTTAATAAGGTTTTTTTCTCACTATCTGGAGATCTTAAAAACGACCCTGGTTCTCTTTGTGGTCTATACGTAAGGATTTTTAAAAAGTCGGAATTAACTCCTAATACTTTATCTAATTTTTCTTGAGCGGAAGTTCCAGTAAAAGTTTCTCCAGATACGGTTAATTGCAATTTTGGATTCCTGACTATCTCTATGATTTCATTGTTGTTTTTTAATTGTAACTTGACATAAAAAGATTTTGAATTCCAATTTTTTAGCTCTGTTGCTGGCAAATCACAAAAACCTAGTGCGTAGGCTATCGCCATAAGAATAGAACTTTTACCCGATCCTGAAGATATTTGTTCATTCTTGTATTTTCCAGATATTAATACGGCACCAGATTCTGGAAATTCAATTTCTGTTTTTTCTTTGAAAGAACGAAATCCTTCAAGTTCTATTTTTGATAGAGAAAACATTACTTTTTTAGTCTATCACAGAATTCTTCAAAAGTCGAATTGCTACACCCCGCGGAAAGCCTGAAGTATTCATCTGTCATACCAGCTCCAGCGCCTTTTTTAACCTTAACCCCAAAATTGTCCATCATATGTTTAAAACCATCTGAACCATCTTTAGTTTTACACCAAATAAACATTCCATTGTTTTTTTTATTTAAAATATCAAAAGTTAAATCATTTTTTAAACTTATTAATTTATCCCATCTTCTTTTTAATTCTTTTGCCCCATATGAAAAACAATCGTTTCCGCTTTTATTTTCTAAAAGCTCGCTTTGAATGCCTAAAATAAGCCTTGCGCGCTCTTGAGCTTCATTGCTTGTCCCCACGGTTGTATTTTCTACATAATCTTCCATTATAGAAGCTATTTCAGGATCTCTTACTATTCCCCAACCTATTCTTGTAGCAGCATGTCCAGTGCTCTTAGATAGACTGAAAGCCATAATATCCATGTCATTCAATACTGTATTTTCTAGATATTGTGGCCATTGATATGATAAATCGTATATCTTTTGCTTTGTAGAAGATTCCGAAACTCTTAATTCGTTATCTGGGTTGTTTGGTGTAGTAATAAGCTCAATCGGGTTTAAGCTTTTGTCGCTATCGTCATCTACTAATTTTAGTTTAGAAATTCTTACAAAATCTGGAAACCTGAAATAATATGGTTTTTTAACAATAACTGAATCATTACCGTATTTTTTATAGTATGCGTACATTGCAGCCAATAAAATATGAGTAACTCCGTTACCAACTATTATATGTTTTTCTTCTGCATTAGCGTTACCAGCAGCTTTATGTATTCTTCTGATAGTTTCTTTCATTTCTTCGGTAGTATTAAAAATATAATCCATTCCGAAGTTTGGAGGAAAGCTTAATTTAGAATATTCAATTCCGTGGGGGGTCATAGATAGATCTAAGTTTTTCCAATAATCTTCTAAAAACTTAGGAGATCCTTTGGCTAAATCTAAAATTGTTTTATTCGTCTGGTTCATTTGTGTCTGCTCTGCTTTTGTCGTTTCTTTCGCCCATCAATTCTTCAACATTATGTATTCTTTCAACGGCCCTACTCATTGCGCCGTTATCTAATCTTTCATAAACAACTGTAGTACCAACTTTAGGTACAAACAAAGAAGGTTCATTACATTTTTTACATGGCATAGTTTTTTCTCTTTTAGGCAATGATGCCTTAAAAGTGCCATGAGTATTACATTTATAAGTAAACCAGCCCATTATTCTCTAAGACCAGCACCTTTTTCAAAACGCCTTACGAATCTTTCTTCTTCCTTATCTGATTGATCATCTCTTTTAAATGCTATTAAGCCGCCCATTGTACCTAAAAGCGAGGCTATAGACATACTATTTCTAATGGCTTCTAGTACAGCGGGGGCAGAATCTAGAACATCAATTCTGTCTCTCCATTCATACTCAGAAAGATCAAAAGTTTGATCATCTTTTTGTAATAGTTGACCAATCATACTATCTATTTCTTGTTCGTTAAATCCATAGTTTTTATATAATATTTTTACTGGTTCAACTAAAGCATCCGAAAGAATATTAATTGCAATTTTCCTACATTCATTTTTTTCTTTTCTACCAAGTTCTAGTAAGTCTGCTGCAATTCTAACTAGTGTGTAACCTCCGCCTGGCACAGCACCGTATTTAACGGCTCCTCTAATTGCCATCCAAGCATCTTCTGCTCTGTCTCTTTTTTCTCGAGTTTCACCTTGGCTTAATCCGTAAATATTTAAACGTGCAATCCCACTAGTTAATTTTCCTATTCTAACGTCTAATTCGTGTGCTTCATATTGGCTTTCTGGTTTTTCTCTTCTTAACTTTAGCTCTTGAACTCTAGTTTCAATTAAGCTTTCATCCTCATCCACCATTATTGAACTTCTAAATCTTCCAACCTCAATATTTTTTACACGATTTCTTTTAATTAAAAAATCGATGTTCATGTCTATAAGAGGTCTGTCGATTGGGTTAAACACAGGAGACCCAGTATATGCTTGTAAATCGTAAAGCTGCTCAGTTCTTGAATTTATTGTAGCAGATTGTGTGGTTACAATTGGAAAAACTTTAAATGTCCCTTTATTCCAGTTAAGATGCAAATCTCCAACTACACTATCAGAAAACCCGTGCGAAACTACTACAATTCCTGTTGTAAGATGTGAATTTTCTGCAAAATATTGACCAATTTTGTTCATTGGTTCTAAGATTTGAGAAATATCATTAATAGTACCGTCAAATAAAAGAACAAGAGGTTTTTCTAGAACAACCATTGTTCCGCTTTTATCATTAATAAACCCAGTTGAAAAATTTCTACAAGATTCTTCGTACCCTTTATCTAGGGTATATCCAGATATTTTTTCAATTTCATACTTAGATGGGCCTGTTGCTTCAATAATAGTGATATTGCCCTCATCACCTACAGTATTAAAAGATTCAATGATTGCATCAGCAAGTTCTTTATCCCCATTTGCTGATAGTGTGGCAACTTTATGTAGAATAGATTCTGAATTTTCACCATCAACTTTAATTTTATAAGAATCTATAACTTCGGAAATATAAGGGATTAGGTTCTGTAATTCCCTGACTATTTTTTGGGGGCTAAGTTTTGGATTTTTTTCAACTAATTTAGAAGTTCTTTTGGTAATACTTTCAGCAAGAATTGTAGCTGTAGTGGTTCCATCTCCAGCTTCGGAAGCTGTTCTGACAGCAGCATCTCTAACAGCCTCTAACACCAACTGTTGAGTTGCGGATTCATAACCTAAATTTTTAATAACAGTAACACCGTCTTTTGTCATTATAGGTTTTAATCCAATTTCTGGTCTTTCAATTAAAACCTGTCTTCCTCCAGGTCCAAGTGTAGCTCCAACCATTTTTGCAATGTGTTCCATCGTTTCTAAAACAATGTTTTTAAGTTCTTGACCTGGTGCAACCATTACTTTAGAAGCAGATTTTGGTTTATTAACTTGAAAAAGACTCATAATTATTACCTTTATTTATTTTTATAAACTGAAACAACTTCAACAGCTTTCCAAATAAAAACCCAAAAACTAACTATTCCACTAATATAATAAATAGCTCTTAGTTTTTCCATTGTATCGTGATTCATAAATACCTCAATGGGATTTTACAATAATAACAAACATTAATCAAGTAAAAGCTTTTTTACCAAGAATCGTTATTGCTTTCTCATCGCCATCAAACCATTTATCTTTCAATTTATAGTACATATCATACATTTCTTTACTCATTATGTTGTTTTTGAAAAGTTCGTAAAGATTTGTAAATATTGGCTGTATTCCAGAATCATCATTTTCTCTGGCAAACCATCCAGGAGATACGTTATATTCATTTTGATTTATCTTAGGTCTGAAATCGTTTTTCCAACCAATTGAATCTTTTGGTTTTTCTTCACAGTGGTTAGCTAAAAAAATTCTAAAACATCTAATTATTCTATCTGAATAAAATTTTTGACGCTCACTGCCAGTGTTTTTGCTTGAATCATAATAATGTTTTGTAATTCTTGCAATAAAACCAGCATCTTCTAAATATTTAATATGCCTTTGAACTGTTCTTAAGCTTAATTGCAAAACTTCTGCAATCATTTTATCGTGAAATTTTACATCACCATTGTTATTGTAACTTCTTACTTCAAGTAAATGCAGAATAAGCTTACTTTTAGGGTGTAATTCGTTCTCATCCTTAAACCTATCAGTCATCGATAAGAACTTTTGTTTAAACTTACCATCGGTAAATTTAGAAAAGCCAATTTTAAACATGACACTCCTTGTGTTTGGCGTGTAAGGGAATATTTATATTATATATACTATAAGAAGAGTATATAAGATATTAAAAAAGTCTTACCCGCCACACTAAGAATGTATCACAAAAAATTCTTATTTATAAATTTTTTTAAAAGAAAAAAAGGCAAGTTGTTTTTGACTCTAAAAGACACAAAGCTTTTAAGTAAATTTCTTTTTCTTTTAAGTGCTTCATTTTTTTGATGAATATCTCTAAGATACAGGTAAAGGTTTGAAGATATTTGTTCGATTATTAATTCTTTATCACCGTTTAAAACTGATAAAAAAGTTTTATCAACTGGTAAGTAGATTGTGTTAAATATTTTTCTTCCATCACCGATGTACACAGTCATGTAACTTTTTTTATCCCAATATACGGTAGCTCTAAGATTTAAATATTTCACAGTTGTAAAAGGAACTGTAACCATAACACGATTAGTCATTTTTATATCCTCCCCTTAAAAAAAGTTCTTCAATCATAAGTTCATCTTCAATACGTTCTTTTTTATCTTTTAATTTAAAGTATAAAAGATGGTTTTTTGTGGTAATTTCTAAATCTTTGTTGGCAAGTTTAGAAATTATTCTATTTATTTTTAATAGCTTTTGTTTAAGTGTTTGTATTGTATCCATGATTTAATGGTATATATAATTAATATTCTTGTAAATAACGCAAAATTCATACCAAATAACTTTTAAAGTTTTCTGTTTTACTATATAATGACAACAAATGACTATTAAGGAACCAGTAAAAATTTATTTACCAGTCGTAGATAATGAAGTTAAGCGTTTTCTTACGTTTATGGATAGGTCCGTAAACTATCAAATTTACAAGATAAAAAACAACTTTAGATGGGCATCAGGAGATCCAGAGGGTCATGCGGATAGAATTAAACAACTTAAAGAACAATCAGTTAAAACATTGATTTTTAAAGATGATTTTGGTGAATACACTTATAGCGGCTTAGTTTCTGATTTAAAACAAAGGTTTAAATGGGAATTAAAAAATGAAATATATTATCCAGAACCTAAGCTTATACCTTGGGATAAGCAGCCAGAGTTTGAATTAAGACCGTATCAAAAAGAGGCTGTAGAGGCTTTAAAAGCTGTCAAACATGGCGCTGTAGAGCTACCAACTGGTAGCGGAAAATCTGCTTGTATAACCGATTTAATCAAGAATTATGGCCTAAAAACTTTACTAATGACACCGAGCCGTTCAATAACTGAACAGCTTTATCACGATTTATGTTTAAGATTTGGAAAAAAGAGGGTTGGTAAGTTTAGCGGAACCAAAAAAGAAGTTAATAAGTTAATAGTGGTGGCTACTGGACAGTCTTTAACAAGACTTAATAAGGAAAGCAAAGAATATCAAGAGCTTTCTAACACTGAAGTTTTTATAGCCGATGAATCTCATTCTGTACCAGCAGAAACATTTGAAGCCGTATGTATGGGCGTGGCAGCAAAAGCCCCTTATAGATTCTTCTTTAGTGCAACGCAATTAAGAACTGATGGCTCAGAAATGATTTTAAAAGGCATTACAGGGCCAGTTGTATATAGAAAAACCTTTAAAGAGCTTGTTTCAGAAGGATACTTAGCTAATCCAAAATTTAGAATTTTTAGAGTTGACTCAAATGGTAACACTAACAGGCAAGATGTTAATCAAGAAACAAGAAAGCAGCTTTTTGAAAACCCAAACGTAGCAAAGCTTGCAGCTGATATAGCTGATAAATCAGTTCAAGGTGCAAACCGTAAAACCCTTATTATTATTGATGAGTTAGTTCAGTACGATTTACTAAATAATTATTTAAAAACCAAACACGAATTTATTTGTGGAGCAACACCGCAAGCAAAAAGAGCTGAAATCATTAAAGATTTTAATGAAGGAAGTTTAATGCTATTAATTGGAACTTCTGCAATTAGTACAGGGGTTGACCTTAAGCCTACAAGTTCGTTAATATACCTACAGGGCGGAATGAGCGAAATTCAGGTAAAACAAGCTATTGGAAGAGGAACTAGAATTTTTCCAGGTAAAACCGATCTGTGGGTCTCTGATTTTATGGTTTTAAACTCTAAGCATATGGAAAGACATACTAAAGTCAGAATGAAAATTTATGAAACGCTTGGAGAAGTAAAGGTAATTTAATTAGGATTTAATTATGTCTCAAAAAATATTTTATAGATTTGTTGCTGAGATGAGTGAAATACTCAATAACAGCACGTTTAATTATGATGATCAAAAAAAGCTTTTAAAAAAGCTTTTTGCTGTTGAGAAAAAGTTTAAAGATACTTTACTCTCTACTCCAAATGGCAGAAACGTTTATAAATCTTTTATGAAATTCATTCTTAATGATCAAAAAAACATATTGGCAGCTAGGATTTATTTTAGAGAAAGACAAGATACTTTTTCAAATAAAATAGCTAAAGCTTTTCATCAAAACAAACCAGAAAAGCTTTTTAAATTTAGAATCAATTATGTATTTGCTGTATGGGCATGTAAAAATATAAAAAGAAAAAATAAAAAATTATTGAGACTTTTAGAGGATATGAAAACCTTAAGAAACAATCTTTGCGAAATGAATTTACCTTTAGCTATTAATAGATCTAAGATTTTTTGGTCTAAAATACCAGATTCCCATCTAGAATACATGGATTTAATACAAACCTCGTCCGAAGGTCTTTTAATTGCTATAGATAAATTTGTGCCCCCATTTAAGTTAGTTTTCCGTTCTGTTGCAATCGGAAGAATGGTTGCTTACATGATTGAGGATAATAGCGAAACAATAATCAAATTATCCCCTACTGAAAGAAGAATACTTTATTTAATAAACAAAGCTAAAAACACTGAAAAAGCTGAAAATGAAGATGAAATTCTTAAATTTGTAAAAAAATCGTTTCCAAATGTAACTAAAGAACATTTAAATGAATTAATGAACGCATCAAAAACAGTAAACATTGATATTTCAGCAAACAAGAATGAATCAGATAAAGATTCTATGCAAAAAAAAGAAGCTGACATTTTTTTTAAGTCTTCAAATAATTTAGAAGAAGACATTGTTAATAATGATTTAAAAAGAAAGCTTGTACCAGCAACAAAAAATCTTTCAGTTTTAGAAAAAAAGGTATTATCTTTAACATATGGAATTAATTTTTTAAAGGAGTAAATTATGGAAATTTTTAGTTTAAATGACAGAATTGCAATAGAACAGCCAGTTTTTACTAAAATTGAAGCTCAAATAACTAATGGTTTTGCAATGAACTCAAATAGAATTAATTTAATTGAATGCAAAGTTGTATGGAAATGCAGAATTAATGACAACCTACTACTAGGTCCTGAAGATACCGTCATTCTCAGAGGCGATGCTGGACTGTATCCATGGGCAAAACAAAAGTTTGTACACGAAGGAAAAGAAATCGTTCTATGCCCTAAAACGGACATTATTGGATATAAAAAAGGAAATGTTCAATATTATGAACATGTTGAAATAAAAGGAGCATAATGAATTTTCTTCTTATAGGCGATTTACATGTAAAACCAGATAACATTGAAGAGTCTAATAGATTTATTCAATGGATATCAGGTTTATGTAAAGAAAAATCGTTAATACCGATATTTATGGGTGACCAATATGATACCCATGGAAATATACGTGTAGAAGTTTTAGATTTTTGGCAAAAAGCATATGATCTTTTTGTTTCATCTTATAGTATTGTAGGTAATCACGATATGGATTATTCGTGCGAATTTACCAGCATGCTTTCTAATTCTAAACAGACCAAAGTTATTAATACACCATTTACCTTGTCTGAAAGTACAATAACTATACCTTACATCAAGTCTTCTCAAGAATTTACTAATTTAATCAATAATTTAAATGATAAAATTAAATTTGTTTTATGTCATCAAGAATTTTACGGTGCGCAATATGAAGGCGGATTTTACGCACCAACTGGAGTAAAGCTAGAAGAAATCAAAAAAGACGTTTTATTTATAAGTGGACATATTCATAAAAAACAAAACATAGCAGACAAAACTGGAAAAACAAAAGTTATTTACGTAGGAACGCCTAGACAATTAACTAGGTCAGATATTGATGAGATTAAAGGTGTACATATTTGGCACAACGAAAGCCAGTTAGAATTTATACCTACTCCAGAAGAAGTATGTCAGCAATTTAAAAAAATCACTATAATTCAAAATTGTAATGAAGATGTAGAATTGTCTATTAATAATAAAACTTTTGTTGATGTTCATGGAGATGAAAATTTTATTAAGAAGATTATAAAAAAATTGCCAGAAGAAGTTAAAATTAGAACTTTTCCAATAAAGGAAAATAAAAAAATAGAAATTAAAGAATCATCCGGCATTAAAAATGCATTTAAAGATTATTTTGAAAATTATGTAAAAGCAAACAATTTAAATGAACAAGAATCAAAAGAAATATTTGAAATTATTAAAAATAACTGTAATAGTGTTTTATGAAAACAAAAGAAAATTTAGATATTTACACTCAATTAATGCTGCTTAAAGAGGCAACCAATAGGTTTGGTGCGTTACATGAAGCCCAAATACTTCAATTAAAGATGTATCCAATATTGCTTTTTGGAGTTTTAAAATCAGAAACTCATATTGATGTAGAAAGAAAAATGGTTTTTTTTAAATTAGTTGAAACTAAAAGTTTTAAATTAAGTAAGAAAAACAAAGATATAATTAAAAATATAGTAAATTGGACTAGAGGTTTACTATGGGACGACTGCTCAGTAATATTTATGAAGGATGAAGAAGTAATTTATGACACAAGATCCTAAAAATATAATATTGATAGAAGAACCTTTTGAAGATAAATGTCTAAGAATTTTATCTGAAGAAGAAAATGAAGCAGTTAAAAAATATTTGGAATCTGGCGGCAAAAAACTGTCTACAGAGACAGCAGCTTCATTTTTTTCAATGTATTTAAATGGTTATGATACAAAAGAAATATTTAGGCTTAATAAAGCTTTCCCGTATGAGTCAATCTTAATAGCCAAAGTTACTGGAGATTGGGATAAAGAAAAAGAAGATTATTTGAATAAACTACAAGAAAACATTAAAGAAAAGCTATTAAAAGCACAGCTAGAATCAATCAATTTTTTGTCTGATTTATTGTCAGCTACGCATAAAAAGCACGGAGATAAAATTAAAAAGTTTCTAACTAGTGGAAATGAAAAGGATTTAGAAGGCACAATGTCTGTAGATTCTGTATCTCAATTACTTAAAGTAGTGGAAGGATTAAACAAAGTTACTGGGCAGGACAGGCCCAAAGCAAATGATACTACTATTAATGTAAATATAGACCAAAGATCCGTTAATAATATTAGCTCGCTTTCACCTGAAGATTCTGCTAAAATACTCAATATAGTGTCTGAATCAAAAAGAAAGGGTAATAAAAATGGCTAAATCAAAAAAGAAAAGTAAAAGCAAAAAGCAATCTTTAATGCAAAAAGTAATGGCAGCATTGAAAAAAATGATGCACCCAAGCAAGAAAAAATAATATGTTAACCGCTATAGGCGATGTAATGAGGCAGTTGTATACCCGTGGTTGGATAACAACCAGGGATGGCAACGTTTCCCTTAGAAAAAAGGGTTCTAAAGTTTTATACATAACTCCATCTGGGTGGAGAAAAACAATAATTCATCCAGAGCACGTAGTTAAGTTAAAATTTTCAGATGATTTTTCTAATTTAACTTGGTTTAAAAATGAAAATTCTAAACCATCTGGCGAACTGCACATGCATTTTTTGCTTCAAAAAGATGCAAAAACTTGTAGAGCTATAGTTCATGCGCATCCAACACATGTTGTAGCTGCACTTTTTGCTGGATGGGATTTAGTTAAAATATGTAAAATGTTCCCTGAAATAAGCAGGTATACGAAAGTAGCTCCTACAGTACCGTTTCTTCCAGCGATAAGTCATCAATTAGGGTTAGCGACTTGGGCCAGCCTATCTAATAACGATTACGAAGTAGCTGCAGAAAAAATTGATGACCAGGGAAACATTAAATATTGTGTGGATTTAAAAAATCCAAACAGTATTAATAATGATTTAGTGTTTGATATAGTAGGTCAAGATAAACATGGAGTATGCGCGATAGCTGAAAACCCTTGGTCAGCATACGAACATATTGAAAGATTAGATCATATATGCGAAATAGTCCTGAAATCAGGAGTTAAACCTATTTAAAGGTTTTATGAAACAATTTTTTACATATTTATTTAGTTTATTTAAGGTTTTTTTAAAAAGCCTTGCAGCGTCTTTAAAAGACGCAGTAACTAAATATTTTTTATTTATATTAAAAACTTTAACAATTTTAGGTGTATGTTATTTCGTTTATGGTCTATATAAAGATAAAAATGATACAGAAAGAAAATATAAAGATATAGTTGGAAAAGAAGAACAGTTTAAAAGAATTAATGATTATGTAGCAGATTTGGAAAAAAAATATTTAACTGAAAAACAAATGAGGGAAGAACTAGAAAAAAGATGGGGAGAACAAAAAAAGAATTTAGAAGGAAGAATAAAATACTTGTCTGATACCGTTTTTTCTTTAAAAAATGATGAACAAGAAGATAATTTAGGAAATTCTAAACTTATAGAAGTCTCTTCTCAAAAAGATGGTAAAAAAGGTCCTCCATTGTGTTATGTAAAGCTAGATAAAGATAACAAAATTTATAAAAAAGTATATGATTTTGAAATTAATGTAGATACTGCAATGTCAAGAGATGAAGATAGCGGTAAATACTTCATTTTAACCAAAGCAAATCTAACATTGCTAGACACCCCTTTAGTTGATTCTGAATGGAAAGGCAAGCCCTATCCATTAAAAATTTCTAATGGAGTAGCAATTATAGATCCAACTGAAAAAAATTTAGAAAATAAATTTTATTGGTTTGATCCAAAACTTAATGGCGGCATTAATTTTGGAGTATCAGGAAGTTCTTTTACTTCAAGACCATCATTAGCAATAAGTTGGATGGGATATGGATTGACAAAAAATGATTTAAAATGGAAATTTATTAATACTGGAATAGATTTTAATACAAAATTTAATAATCCAGGTATTAATTTCTCACCTTTTTTATACAGACCGTTTGATTCTTTTATTGTAAACACTTATGTAGGCCCAGGCGTTAGTTATTCTTCATCTGGAGTAGGATACTATTTAGGTCTTTCTTTAGGATTTTAAAATGAAAGACGAATTAAATAATGCATTTATAGCACCAATAACAAGTCTCCAACATTTAAGAGATTGGGTAAACACTTACCTTGATATAGATCTACCCTGCGGATACGTGGACCCCACAAGCAATAGTTCTCCTGCAGAATGGCTTTGGGAAGCTTATAATACGTACAAAAACAATAAAGGAAATCAAATTCCTGGGTATATAATTTTATCTTCTAGAGAAGGCTTTAAAACTTTAACCGAGTCTATTTTTGCTGTTTTAATGATGGTTCATTTTAAAGCAAGTATTGCTCATATGGCCGCTATTGAAAATCAAGCTAAAAAAGCTATAGGCTATATAGATAATTTCCTACTTAAAATTAAGCCCTTTCTTGAAGCAAATGGATATAAAGTTGACGCAAACAATAAAAGAAGTATTTCTATAATTAATGAAAAAGGCGAAAAAGCATATGTATCAGTCGTTATTTGCAGCCTTAGCGGAGCCAATTCCGATCACACTAATATAATGTGTCTTGATGAAATTGACGTTGTTGCCGATGAAAGAGCATACAGAGAAGCTAAATATATTCCTGGATTCATTAAGGGTCAGTTTCCTATTACCATTAAAACAAGCACAAGAAAGTTCGCTTTCGGGTTAATGCAACAGGAAATTGATGCAGCACCTGGAGCAAAAGAAAAAATATTACAATGGAACATTATTGATGTTACTGAATATTGTCCAGAAGAAAGACATAAACCAAACGAACCTAAACAAGTAAGATACCTACATCCTAAATTACCATTAAGGCATTTATCAAAAGAACAATGGCAAACTCTGCCAGAAATTGAAAGATTAGAATATAAAGAAAAAGAACTTTATTCAGGATGTGCTTCTTGCCCATTAGCTCCTGTATGCCAAGGAAGATTAGCAAATAGACCTAAAACTGATGTAGGGGGTTTATATAAATCGATTGATTTTACTATTAATCAGTTTTATAAAACAGATCCAGATATGTCAGAAGCACAGCTTATGTGCTGGAGACCATCAACTTCAGGTCTCGTTTATCCAAACTATTTAGAAAGTGGAAGCAAAAGCAATATATATTCTGTTCAAGAGGCTTATAAAGTTTTTACTGGACTGGATGCGCCCAAAAATTTTACTTATGAAAATTTAATATATACATTAAAAGAAAACGGAATTAAATTTGTAGCTGGAGTAGACTGGGGATATAAACACGCTTTCGCAATTACAGTATCTGCAAAAATGCCAAATAAAGAATGGTGGTTTGTTGATTGTTACTCAGTTCCTGGACTTGAATTTGAACAAATGATTGCTTTAGCAGAAGATGTTAGAGATCTGTATGACATTGAAAAATGGTACGCAGATACTTCAGCACCAATGTTTATTAGAGCTTTCAGAAAAAGAGGAATGCCGTGTGCCGAATTTAAAAAAGATGTTCAGGGAGGAGTTGAAAGCACTAGAGCACAAATTTTAGATGCATCAAATAATAGATGGTTCAAAATTATTGATCATTCAAGAACAGAATTTTTAAAAGAATGCATGAGAAAGCACTCCTTTAAGCTAGATCAATCTGGTGAACCTACAAAAGATCCTAGTGACGATCAATATGCTGACGTTTGCGATACCATTAGATATAAAGCTCAAAATTTATTTCCAATAAATAAAAATCAAGGTAAATTAAAACAATCTAAAATCGAAGGATTTAAACCTCCTAAAATAGAAAATACTCAACAATACCAAGATTGGATGTCGTTAAAAATACAAGAATTGGCAAAAGATCCTATATCAAACAAGGGTTCTTCAACAAACAATACGTTTTTTTGGGATTTTACTGGAAGCGTAGATGAAGATGATTAAATCTAAAAAAGAAATAGAATTAATTAAAGATTCTGGGAAAATAGTTTCGGAAGTATTAAAAACTCTTGCCCTTAATGTAAAAGAAGGCATTACCCCTATAGAAATTGATACTTTATGCAAAGCTATTATAGAAAAACATAATTCAATATCAGCATGTTTAAATTATTACGGTTTTCCTTCAAATATATGTATTTCCGTAAATGATATCGCTATTCACGGAATACCGAACAAAATACCGTTTAAAAACGGAGATTTAGTTAAATTAGACTTAGTAGTTAAAAAAAATGGGTATATGGCAGATAGTGCAATTACTGTAGGTGTTGGAAATTTAACAGAAAAAGCAAAAAATTTAAAGGAAGTAACAGAAAAAGCTTTATATTCAACTATTTATGAAGTTAAACCGAATATATCTATAAAAGATATGGTTAAACCAATCAAACAGATTACCAGCAAACATGGTTATGGTATAATAAAAGAGTATTGTGGTCATGGAATAGGCTCAGAAATGCACGAAGAACCATATATTGTACACGATCCTGACTATGCAATTGATTTTATTTTAAAACCTGGTATGGTAATATGTATAGAACCTATGATTACCGAAGGTTCGCCTAAAGTTAAGGTTCTTGATGATGGTTGGTCAGTTTCAACATTAGATGGCGGATTAAGTGCTCATTTTGAACACACAGTTTTAGTAACTGATAATGGATATGAGGTATTAACATTATAACTTAATCTAATGTAAGATACCGTTTTTCAAGGAAAAAAAATGAATGTCATTAATGTTACAACTCAATTATTAGCTTATTCAGATCCAACATTAACAGATAATCCACAATTAAAATCTATTGATTGGACTAGAAGGCTTTTTCAGATTGCTGTGTCGAACCCTATGTCCGATGCAAAAACTTTATATCCAGGAGAATCTTTTCAAATTTTTGATGGAACTAGGACTACTACTTTGGATGGAACTTCTGTACTAGAAATTAAATTGTTATCGAATACTGCAAACAGATATAGAATTAAAGTAACATCAGGAAATTCTGGTTTTAGAACTGGTAGATTAGTTTTTTCAATTAATAACGTTACAGTTCAAATTAATAATAATGCTATAGCAAATTTTGATTTTACTGGTGCAAATATATCAAACGTTCAAGTCGGCGACACAATGAGGATTTCTGGACAACTAATGTACGATTCAGGACCTTTTGTATTTAATCCGTTAAATGCTGGTATTTGGAAAGTTATTGGTATAAACGGAACAGTTGTCCAAGCGGTAAGACCTACAGGAGAATCTTTTTCAGCAGCTAACGAATCTGTTACAGGGGCTTCATCTCAAGTTTCTTTTTATTCGTCGAGTGGCGTTCAGGTTGGAGATAAAGTAAGCATTAATGATACTTTTAGCACTGTTTCTAGAAGGTCTTATGAAGTGTTAGATGTAACCCCAGATTCTTTTGATTTTGTAAGTGGTATATCTATTCCAGAAGAATCAGGCTTGACATATATTCCAGGATCTTTGGTTTTTTACTCCGATTCAAAAAAATTGGTTTATATTGAAGTAGACCAAGATGCTGTTGTTAGATTTAACGATGATTCTTCAGATAACAATAAGGTTACTCCAATTTCTGCAGGTAATCAAAATTTAATAGGATATTTACATAAATTTGGTGATAGCTATAAAGTTACTGTTATTAATAGATCTATTAATACAATGAATGTTAAATTTTTTACATGTGAATAATTTAAGGTTTTATGGCAGAACAAGATAAAAATAAAAACGGAAATCAATTACAGCCTATAGATCCTGTTGCAATTAAAGCTCTTGCCAAAAAAGAAGAAGATCTTTCAAAACAAGAACCTTCTGAGCCAGGGGTTTTGGAACTTTTATTAAAGTCATTAAAAACTTACGAATCAGCTCAAAGAATGAGCTTCGAAGTAGACCCTACTCTATCTACGTCTTCTTACGGCGCACTTTACAGACCTAAAATCAATCTTGTCCCAGATTATATTATTAAAAGAATTACTGGACCGCAAGGAGATGACCTTGTTTGCCAGATTCTTCAAGCGCGTGCAAATATCATGTCTTCGTTTGGAAGACCTAGAACATCTAGGTTTTCTATTGGTTTTGAATTTGTACAAGTTAACAATTCGATTAAAAAAGATACGCCAGAATATGAAGAAATGAAAGAGCGTATTAAAAAAATTAAAGAATTTTTATGGAATTGCGGATATAAAGACGCTCTTGATGGCGGTGAATATTTTAGACCTACTTTATCTCAGTTCATGAAAATGATCACTAGAGATGGTCTTGCACATGGAAGAATTGCAGTAGAAAGAATTTACGCACCAGATCCAAACACTGGTAAAAAAAGACTTGTTGCCTTTAGACCAGTTGATTCTGGAACGATTTATCATATTATCTCTAGAAGATCTTTAGATCAAAGCACTAGGGATAACGCTATTAGAATACTTTCCCAGCTTAAAAATGAAAAAATTGATATCAAAAGATACGAACAAGATGAATATCGATGGGTTCAAGTTATTAATGGCAAACCAGAACAGACTTTTTCAGAAGAAGAGCTTGTAGTTTACAATCTTTTTCCTACCAATAATGTTGAATTTAACGGATATCCATTAACTCCTATTGATCAGGCACTAAATGCAATTGCTACACATATTAATATAGCACTGCACAATAAATTATATTTTCAACACGGCAGAGCATCAAAAGGAATGCTAGTTTTAAGTTCAGCTGATATTGATGAAGGTTCAGTTCATAGAATTAGGAATCAATTTCATCAATCGATTAATTCTGTACAAAATTCATGGAGAATGCCAGTATTTGGTATCGGTCCAGAAGATAGTTTGACATGGCAGGCAATTGACACATCTGGAAAAGATCAAGAATTTACTTATCTATCTGACAATAATGCCAGAGTTATTTTATCTGCATTTTTAATGTCTCCAGAAGAACTTCCTGGTTATTCACATTTGGCCAGAGGTACAAATACTCAAGCATTATCAGAATCTAATAATGAATGGAAATTAACGGCTGCTCGAGATGTGGGCTTACGACCTTTAATATGTGACATGCAAGATTTTTTTAATGCTCATATTATTCCAGAAATTGATTATGAGTTTTCAAAGCATTATAGATTAATTTTTGCAGGTATTGAGCAAGATAGCCCAGAAAAAGAAGCAACTAGAATTTCTCAAGATATGTCAATTCATATGACATATAATGAAGTTTTAGAGCGAGTAGAAAAAGATAAAATGCCAGCAGAGCTTGGTGGAGACTATCCGCTTAGCCCACAATTTGTTACTTCAGTTTTAGATCCTTATCTTACTGTCGGTGAAAAATTAGAAAACTTTTTTGGTAAAAAAGGTGCCTCTAAAGATCCAAGATTTGACTGGTATAGAGATCCTCTTTGGTTACAATGGCAACAGGTAATTTTACAAAAAGCACAGCTTGCTTCTCAAAACATTATGATGGCTCAACAAATACAACAACAAAATTTACAATTAATGTCACCAGAAAACCCTCAACAGCCACCAGAACAAGAACAAGTACCAGAGGGCGCAACCGAAGCTCAAAAAAGCGAAATTATGGCTAAAAACCAAAAAGCTTTAGAAGAGTGGCATGCTCAAAATTTTCAAGGTTTAGCTAAAGCCACTCAAAATAATCACGATACTTTAACCAAAATGATTTTAAAGCGTCATAAAGAAATGGTTGAAAAACATTTAGATGACTGGTCCAAAGAAAGCAAAGACGCTGTTAAAAAAATAAAAGACTCCTTTAACAATGAAAAAGAGTAACCTCAGTTTAACTCAAAAAGTGCTAATAACTGCTTTATTAGCTGACTTATTTTATAGAGTTCAAGCTAAGTTTTTGGGGCACAGATTTGAAGGTCCTGTAAAATATAGAATGCTTTCTGCAACAGCCGATAAAAATTACACATTAGATGGAATATATCTTTACACTCTTTTCATATTATATGGTATCGGAATATCTCCAGACGAAAAAGAATTAGAGGGGTTAGCGTCAGTATCTCAAAACTATTTTGAAGTACAAAGACTTAAAGCTACAAATGAACTCATTATAGGTTTAAATGCTGCAAAAAATAAAAAAGAAGCAAATGAAATTATTAAAAAAATATTCAACAAAGCTTCAAACTCAATAGAGTTACTGCTAAATACTGAAACTAAAACTGTTCAAGCATACGCAGAATTACATGGAGTATCTAAGCTTTCTGCTAAAGATGGGATTTCTGACCCTACAATAGTAAAGTTTGGTATTGTTGATGATAGAATTTGCGAAGCTTGTAAAAAACTTTGGCACGACAAAGACAATCCATCAGTACCAAAACCTTGGAAAATGTCCGAATTAAATTTTGGTTATAGCTCTTACAAAGATATAAAAGCTACAATAGGACCAACACACCCAAGGTGCAGACATACTATTTCTTATGTACCGCCCAATCATGGATTTAGCGAAAGCGGTAAACTCATGTTTAAACATGAAGGATACGATTATTATCAAGAATACTATAAAGTTAATAAAAAAGAAGACTTACAAGAAACTCTTGTGAAATCCTGCACTTGCGACGATCCTTTTCATCATTCCCCAAACTTAATCTTTTAGTAAATAGTATAAGTACTTATTTTAATAAGTATTTTATTTTTAAACGGTAATTTTCATGTTAATTGACGGACCAATTACAACTCAAACTATTGATAGTAGCGGTGAAATTTTAGATTTAAAAGGTCTTGATATTTCCGACTTTTTAGAAGGTAAAGCTACTGCAAATTTTGAGCATAACAATGACAATGCTGACGATGTTCTAGGTTGGTTTGTTTATGCTAAAAAAATCTTTAGCGAATCAGATTGTGAAAATGAACGTCAAAAAATGTTTTGGGATAAAGTTAAAACCCCGTTTTTATATGGTGTATTAGAGCTTTTAGACGACGCCTCTCACCCTGGAGCAATTGCAGTTGCTGCAATGCTTAGATATTTTAAAAAGAAAAATGAACCAGTAAGAATTGGAATGAGTATTGAAGGATCTACTCTTGAAAGAGATGGGCATATATTAAAACGAACTGTTGGTAGAAAAGTAGCTATTACTCTTAGACCATGCAATAAGCAATGTATGCTTGACGTTTTACCGCAAGAACGTACAGATGAATTGATTCATAAAATGGAATCTGATTATATTAAATCTTTCGAAGTTGATTCCCCTATACTAGAAAAATCAGAATTTTTAAATAATAATAAAAAGACATTTAATAAATCAGAGTCAAATCTTATCGACGAAATTAAAAAAGATTTGTTAAATTTAAGAAAAACTCTAACAGCTGGAATGGGAAACGCTGCACCATCAAGTCTTGTAGGCGGTTCTGCACTTGCTGTAGAAGATAAAAAAAATAAAACAAATGTAAATGTTTTAAAATCTGTTATTAGAGATTTTCAAGGTAAATCAAAAGAAGATTTTAAGAAAGCAGTAAAAGAAGCTTTACCAGATTTGAGTGATAAATATGTTGATCATTTTGTTGATTTAGCAGAAGATTTGTCGCTTAAAAAATTTAAGAAAAGACTTTTTTAAGGAGTGAAAAATGAAAGCAGAATTTCATGAAAATGGAATGATTAAAATGGAATTTGATAGAAGCACCCCAGAGCATATCAAAAAAGCGGCACTTAAATGGGCTAAAAAAAGAGGTTTAAAAGCCACTGAAGCATCATTAAATAAATCCGCTAACTCACCAGAATTATACATTTTTTCAGTATCGGGTAAAAATTTACCGCTAACTGATAATTACATTTCTAAAAAATGGGACTTTAAATAATTGTTTTTATTAAGTATTTTGTCTAATACTTATAATTAACAAAAAAAACAACAATTACAATAACTTATTAAATAGTTGAAATTATTAACTATTTTATTTTTATCTTAAATCTTATAATTAAGGCAAAGTATAACTTTGCGAAAAGTTTAAGTTTATCGTACAATCAAAACTTGATTAAAACTTTAACAGACTGTCGTTAAAGACAAAGGAGATAGCAAAATGTCAGCATTTAAAGCTCAGGCGATGGCCAGAAACCTTACACAGCGTTTGAAAGCACAAGTTGCTCCTACGCTTACAATTACTCAAACATTGGATGCAAACAACATGCCAATTTTGAAAATTGAAAAAGGTGCAGAGAAAATTTTTGTTAAAATCGAAGTAGAACAAAATCCTTCTGGCGGTGTTAACGCTGTTGGAATCGCTCAAGAATCATACAGCCCACACGCTGTTACTATCTTGAGAGACAGCACTGCATCAGATGCAGACCTAAGAGAAAAAACATCGAGCGAAGCTATCAAACTTGGAACTAAAGTTGATATTTATCAAGTAGATCCAATGCCAGCTTCTTACGATTTAACTGGAGCATCCAAGGTTGCTTCTTTACCATCAGATCCTTACAACAAACTTACTCTTTCCGAGTAATATTTTTTTGTTTTTAAGTTTATCTGATATAAACATTTTTTTAAGGAGTTATCAATGTGGCTAAATGATAAAGAAATCGAATCATTGATTTCTTCGGTACAAGAAGAGCTTGAAAAAGCTGAATTCTTGGCAAAATCTTATCAAAAAGACGAAGCCGAAGACGAAGAAGCCCCTGAGCAAGAAGCTGCAGAAGAAGCAGCTCCAGAAGCTTCAGCAGAAGCCCCTGAAGAACATGAATCTGAAGAACCTGCAGAAGTTTCTGCAGAAGCTCCAGAAATGCACGAAGAGGCACCAGCGGAAGCACACGCAGAAGCTGAGGAAGGTTCTCAAATGTCTGATGAAGACCTAGTTAGAATTTATTCTTCTATGTCTCCTGAAGAACTTGAAAGACATGCTATGATTGCTCAAATGGTTGCAGAAAGAATGCATCCTGAATCAGAAGCAGCTCCTGAAGAAGAAGCAGCTCCTGAAGCAATGAAAGCAGAAAAAGAAGAGGATGAAGATGAAGAACACGAAGAAAAAGCAGAAGCCTGCAAAGCTGAAAAAGAAGCTGACCACAAAAAAGAAGCAAAAGAAAGCCACAAAGAAGACGAAGACCACAAAGACGACAAAGACGAAATGAAAAAGTCTGAGTCAGAAATTCTTCTAGAAAAATTAAAGGCTTACGAAACAGATTCAAAAGAGATTAATTCTTTGAAAAAAGAAAATGAAGCTCTTAAAGCAGAACAAGAAAAACTGAATAAATCTATCGATTTGCTAACTAAAGCAATCGAAGCAGGTTTCAAACCTGTCAGAAAATCAGTTGCTGGGGTTGAATTTACAACTCGTTCTCAAGAAGTTTCTGAAGCAAAGCCTTTAACAAAGTCTGAGCTTATGGAAAAAATTAAAGAGAAGGTAAAGGAACCAGCTCTTTCTAAGTCAGAACGTGATTTAATTAATCAGTACGTATTATACGGTACTGATAAAGAAAAAGTTGAAAAACTTATTATCGGAGGAAAATAACAATGGATCTAGTAAAAACACTAGAAAGTCTAGTTAAGACGCTAGAAGCTGGTAATTATAATGCCGCTCCTAGTAACTTAGTCCAAGGTTCTGCATTGCAGATGGAAGATCTTTCCCCTGTTATGCATAACGTATGCTGGGACGATAGCCATATTAAACTGCAAAAACTTTTTTCAGTTAAAAAGGCAAAATCGATTCTGGTTCAATTCAACCGTAAGCTGTCCTATGGACGTTTTGGTGGATCTGCAAGACGCGAAGGATATGTAGGCGATGTGAAAACTGGCGACTACATCCGAGCAGTGGTGCCGATGTGCTTCTACTCTCAAGTTCGACGCGTTACGATTGCTGCTAACATGGTTGATACCATGGACGGAATTAAAGCAGAAGATCGTGAAGCCGATAACGCAGCTATTGAATTAGCTGGGGATATCGAATTTGATATGTTTAAAGGAAAATCAAACTTCTCTAACGCTGGAGTGTTTGATGGTAATCCTTTAGCAATTCCTGAACTTCCAAACATGCTTGGTGTTGATGTTCAAGTTCGTCAATCTGATGATCAATTGAATACTCAAGACCTTATGTTCCTAAGCTACGGCGGAAACCGATCAGTAGTCCTTTCTAAAAATGGACCTCTTGATCAACCGATCGTAGAAGATGCTGCTCTACGAAGCCGCATGAACCATGGTAAAGCAGAAATGCTATTTGTTGATCCAGTAGTTCTTTCTGGATATAACAAATCAGTTGCTCTTGGAACTGGAGCTAATAGCTTGCAACGTATCGTTCTAGCTGGTTCCGCTCAAGATGCTTCTGGAGCTGACCTACGAAGACAATGGGTTTCTAACGGAACAGTTCAAATCGAAGATAGCCGATTCCTAAGCGGAAAAACTCAGCCAGACCGACCAAACATCGGTTCTCCTGCTACCCCTTCGATTGCTGTTCAACCTGTTGCTGGAGCGGGTGGAGCACTTCCTCCTGCTACCTATAAATATCTTATCACTGCTGTTAACGAGCGTGGTGAGTCTTTAGGTGCTCTAAGTAACTCTGCAACCTCGATTGCTGGTGAAAAAATCACTCTAAGCATTGCACCGCAAGCTGGAGTTCTTTATTTCAGTGTTTACAGAGCTTCTGGAGCTTCTGTAGCAGCAGCAGATTGCAAATTCATCGGAAACGTAGCTCAAGCAGCTAGCGGTAACACCGTCTTCACAGACCTTGGAAACCGAAGCGAAGCTTTTGTTACTGGATACCTAGTACAAAAAGATTGCTGGGGAATTCATGAGTTAGCTTCTTACAGCCGATTGAAATTGGCTATCAGCGACTTGTCGCTACCTGAAGCTCACTTCCGATTCTTGACTCTTGCTGGTTATGAACCACGTAAGAACGTCTTGATCGATAATTTGACAGGTACTTTTTAATTAAAAATTAAATAGTATTAAATATTTAACCCCTGATTGGCTAAGCTAATCAGGGGTTTTTATTTGTCCTTTATTGTGGTATAATTAGCTTATGAAAGTTTATACACAAGAGCAGGAACAAAAGATTTTAGAGCTTAAAAAAACCCTTACTACAAATTCAGATATCGTAAAAATAACTGGTGTTTCTCTTTCTACAGTTAAAAGAATACTAAGAAATAATGATATTCGTTTAACACCACAACAAAGGCAAGAAAATGCTTATAAAGCGAAATTAACTAAAAATCCAAATGCTTTAGCCGAAATGCGCTCTAAAATAACAAAAGAAGGCAGGAAAAAACAATCAGAAGGCTTAATACGTTCAACCATGGAGCGTTCTAAATCTGGAGAAATATCTAAACATTTTAAAAGAGTCTGGAAACAAATGAAATCCGATTCAGATTATATTAAAAAATGGTTATTAGAATAAGGTGCATATATGCCAAACATTAAAAAAGTAAATTGGTACGGATTAAATAACAAAAGAGTTAGTAAACGTTTTAAAACAGACTTAACTTATTGTAATGACTTTTGTGTTAACGGTGAATATGAACCAGTATCAGTTTATTACGATAAAAATCCAGATAGATCAAAAGGCCATAAAGATTATATTTTATTGTATGTTTCAAAACCCAATTTGATAATTAGAGGTATGGATAAAGAAGAGATTGAAAAGTTTAGATACCAAACAGCAATACATTGTAAAGAATGCGATACCGTACTTTATTCTGTAAATAGACATCATTTTAATAGCTGTGAATGCCCAAATCAAACATCTATAGATGGCGGCAAAGATTATACTAGATGTTCAGCTAAAGACTTTACCAAAACAGAATACGTAACAATAGATTTATTGACCGATAAAATCGATAAAAATTAATTTGTTCCAGTTTTTTCTAAAACGCTTATAAGCTCAGCAACTTCATCCTCGTTTAAATTAAATCTACCCATTAAAAATTCTTCATCAAAAAAACCGTACCCGTCAGTACAGCACTCTTCATCAAAAATAATTGATCGAATAATTTTATTTAAGTCTTTGTTTTCCATAAATCCTCCAGAGATATAATTAAAAATTGTAATCAAAAAATTCCCGTCTAACCCCAAATTTAATACCTTTACTACCCTTTGTAGGCTCTCCTTTAACCACCCATTTGCCATTTTTACGTAACGAAACTTCTATTATATGACCGTTACTATCGGATTCATACGTGTATTCTTGCGCATAATTATTAGTACAATGTCCTGCAAAACCACCAGGTATAATATTTGGTTTAAAATTTGGATCTAAAGTAGACTTGTCTTTTTGTAAAAAGACTTTCTTTCCAGATTTAGATATTTTAATTACAGTGTAAGCAGAAGAATCAGAATATCCAAATACTGTAGCGCCCATTCCAATAATGATATCATTATTTCCCATAAAACACCTCAAGCAGCTTTGTTTTTGTTTCTGATTTCTTCAATAGTTACAGGAACATAATTGATTTTACCATATTGATTTTTTAATTCATAAATATCTATTCCGCTTGTACCATTTACAGATACATCAATAGATAAAATTTCAAAAGTAAAGTAAGTATACATTCTATTATCTGATTTAGTTCTAACTAGCCATTTTGGTGCTTCCATATGCCCTCCTGATGATTCAATAATATCAAATCTGAACTTTGATTCAATAACGCAAAGTTTATGCCAATTATTTTTATAAAAGGTTATTTGCTTAAATCTTTTAAAGCACATAACATTAAAAGAATTTGGTAACCTAATCCAAACATCAAACTAATTTGTATAAATGCTATCAAGTATTCTTTAAAATGAATAGATCCGACAGTAAAAAACATAACGCCAAGTATATGAATAAAATGTATTAGTATTTCTTTTTTTAGATTTTTACGTTGTATTTTAATCAAATCTTCCATATGTTACTCCCATTACCAAGAAGACCTGTAGTAATAAAAACCGTCTGGTTTTAAACTGGATAATACTTCTACAGTTTCTTTTAGGTCA